GTGGTGGGATTCTAATAGAAACTGTCTGAAGATTGGAACAGCCACTGGATTGAACACCACCGATACTCCCCTCGAAGCCAGTGCAAGTGCTGCTTCTTGGTTGCAGATCAATGTCCAGAATACCAGCACAGCTAATGCCTCCAGTTCTGATTTCGTTGCCACGATGGATACCGGAACGGATCTTACTGGATTCATCGATTTAGGAATCAACTGCTCGGGTTACAATCAGGCAGCCTACAATAGCGGTGGTCCTGGAGATGCTTACCTGATGGTGAATGGTGGCGATCTCGCTCTCATCACAGAAACAGCTCATAACATCGGGTTCTATACGAATGGTGCCACGACCGCCCAAGAGAGGATGATGATCTACTCCAATGGTGATGTCACTGTCGGCGGGACGGCGCCGCTGGCTACATCTGCAGCATCCGGATTCTTCTGGATTCCTACTATGTCAGGAATGCCGACAGGAACCATATCGGTTATAGCAGGTAAGAAACCACTGGTGATGGATACCACGAACAACGTGATCTGGTATCAATCCAATCTGATTTGGAGGAGTCTCAACAACCAGTTCGTCGCAGCTAACGTTGGTGGTTATGTTGCTGGCAACTTCTACGATCAAAGCAGAGGCGCTGCCGCAGCCACGACACTGGCAGCCGCCGCTAATCGTCTCGATGTGATGCCGTTTACGGTATGGAAAGACCTAACGATAGACCAGATCGGGATCGCCGTTTCCACGGGAGCCACAGGAAACGCTAATGTCGTGATCTATGAATCGGATCCGACCACTGGATGGCCTTCAAATCGAATCTATGTTTCTGCCAATCTGTCCACTGCATCTATCGCCTATGTTCAAGTCGCATACAGCTATACATTCAGAAAGGGAGTAAGATACTGGATCGGTGTTCATACTTCTGCCGCACCGTCTTTGAGATCTATCCCGATTGCGAATCTCCACAACCTTGGTATTGCCGGTAGTACAGGAACGACCTATTATAGCGTTCTAAGACAGACGGTTACCTTTGGAAGTTCGCCAGCCACTTGGACATTCGCTTCTGCCCAACTCACCAGCTCGGATGGATATAGTATCAGAATGAGAGCCGCATAACCTAAAAGGAAAGTCAAATGCCTAACTACCAGCAAATCACCACAGATGATGCGATGATTTATCAAAGAGCATACAAAGTCATCATCGATAACCCGCTCAATGAGACTCCGACAGCATCCTTCGATGAAGAACAAGTCATTTATATGAATGATAATCTTGTTGCCAAGATACCCTGCGGAAACATCGTCAAACAGATCACCGATTTTAACATGCGAGTTCCAATGATTCATCCGGAATACGATATCCCATTAGGCAACACCATGTCTTATATGGAAGTCTATGTGGTGTTGTATAGCGTGTATCGCTTCCTGGCTAACCTGAGAGATACGGTCGATCCTACTTTCGGCTTATACTCAATGGGCAGTAACAATGAAGGTGATACGGGTACGACGAACTTCCAGTTCTTAATCAATTTCCACGGTAATGACGGATCGCACGAAGCGACAGTCGATTGGGCTGTCACAGGTACTGGAGAAAATCCAGCCGATGCGGATGACTTCGGTGGAACATTCCCGGGCGGCACGCTTACATTCGGATTGAATGAGTTCTTCAAGTTCTTTAACGTACCCGTATCGGGAGATGCCGCGGTAGAGTTGAATGAGAACTTCAAAGTCACGCTCAGCAATCCGCAAGGCGCCGCCATCTTCCCCGATGCCACGGAAGCCGTAGCCACGATCACCAATGACGATACGGGTGAATAATGGCAAAAATCTATCTCTACACCGCAGGAACAGGTCTTACAGAAGTAGATTTTATGTTCTTCGATAGTACGGGTAATCTGCAGGATACCGTGTCAGGAGCACTTAACAGCGACAACGTCTGGGAAGCGACTGTTCCGGCTTTACCTGCAGGAGACTACACTGCTGTCGGCAAGAGTGGGATCAGAACACTCGGTAAAGAAGAGATTAGATGGGATGGTACCAACATCGTCCCGCCCGCCACAGTGATTGCAAAAGCCGTAAGGACAGAACTTTCGCCCGAACTTATTCATCTCGTCTCCTTGCAGAACGGATTGACGGCAGGGCAATCGACCATGCTGTTAGAGCTCTATCGTCTGATGGGTCTGGATCCCACGAGACCGCTTTATGTCGATAGAGGTGCTCGAACCGTTCTACCCGAAATCGTACAGACTCTGGACGACAATACCATAAGAACCATTGTAACGAGAATTCCATGATAAAATACGCAAACAATGTTGAATCCACATTAGTCGCTCGGAATCGACACTGACGATCTATCACTAACGGTTGGCACCGGGGATGGTGCGCTATTCCCCACTATCACATCGCCCGATGTGTTTTTCGTTACCTTGATCAATAACACGGGATGGGAAATCGTCAGAGTCACAGACAAGACTGGCGATGTCTTCACGATTGAGAGAGCCCAAGAAGGGACCACCGCCAGATCATTCGCAATCGGTGATCAGGTTAAGATGCTGATTACTGCGGGTCACTTCGAAGACCTCAGAGATAACAGCCTCAGGACAGATGATGTTCCTACCGATCTCATCACCGGATTGAACGCCGACAAGATCGACGGCGCGCATTCTTCTGAATTCTATCTGAACACGACTGATCTTAAGATTGGCAGCCCGAAAGTGATCGACTTCGGTACGGCTTATAGAGAAGACATCAAACTTTACACCAGTTATTCAGAAATCGATCCGTATTGGACGAACGTAGTTCTGCTTCTGCCATTGAATGGCGCCCTCGGCTCTACTGTCTTTCGTGATGTTTCACCCATTCACAAGACTATCACACCGTATGGTAATACTCAACATTCGATTAGTCAGTACAAGTTCGGCGGATCTTCTGCTTACTTCGATGGAGATGGTGACTATCTTCTAATTCCGTCGCATACTGATTTCAATTTAAGCGCAACAAGTTTCACTCTTGAAGCCTGGATCTATCCTACAGAAACCATTGGCGCCTATAGAACCATCTTTGCGAGAAGATTTGTGGGCACAGGAACGGTATCATGGCAAGTTTCTATTGACAAGTTCAATGGTAAACTAGCTTATTTCAATGGCACCGTTTATAGTGATGGATTATTAGTACCAACCAATCAATGGTCTCATGTAGCACTCTGCTATAATTCTTCAACTCAAATGTTGCAGTTATTCTTGAATGGTGAGTTATCGATTGGCGGCAGCAATATACCTGTTCTTAGCAATGCTGACACGGCTGATGTTCGAATTGGGTGGTTCAACCATTCTGAAAACGAGCCGTTCAAAGGATTCATGCAAGATATCAGATTTACCAAAGGCGTCAATCGCTATTCGGCAGATTTCGTCGCACCCAGTCAAGCCTTCTCCGATACAGGAGGTTCTGATCCGTATCTTGCGAACAACTATCTACATCTTCACTTCGAAGGTTCGGATGGCAGTACCACGTTCACAGATTCGAGTCCGACTCCCAAGACTTTATCGGTCTTTGGTAATGCTCAGATATCTACTGCAAAAAATCATTTCGGATCGAGCTGCGGTTACTTCGATGGCAATGGCGATTATCTGCGAACTACGGCGATGAATCTCACTAACAAAGACTTTACCATTGAGTGTTGGGTCTACTTGTTGGCGATGCCTACTTCTGATAACTGGCCAGGCGCGTGGAATAGTCATATGGAGATTCTAGGTGATGGCACACCTAGCATAGGGGATGGTTTCTCGCTTGTTTTAGGTCAGACTAAAATCATAGTTCAATCGAATGATTCGGCAATCGCCTATGGCAATCATAACATGGTTATCAATCAATGGTACCATCTTGCGATTACGAGAAGCAATGGCTGGATAGGTGTTTTTGTCAATGGATCTCTAAAAGCAACTTATAAGATCGGAACCAACAATGTGGGAACAGGATCATATCTCTGGATAGGTTCAGAAACAGGTCAAGGCGCGTGGTTGAATGGCTACATCGATGAGTTGAGAATAACCATCAACACGGGTCGCTATCCTCTTTCCATATCGAACATTCCGACTACTCCGCACGCTACTATCGGTTGGACCGACCAAACTTATAATCCTTACTACCTGAGCACCTCATTGCTCTTGCACTGCAACGGGACTTCTGGATCGACAGTCTTTACCGATTCGTCAATCACACCTAAGGCAGTGACGGCTTACGGTAATGCTCAGATATCTACGAATCAATCCAAGTTCGACGGAGCCAGTGCTTACTTCGATGGAACTGGTGGCTATCTAACCATTCCTAAGAGCAGTGCTTTCGACTTTGGATCGACAGATTTTACGATAGAACTTTGGTGCTATCGACTTGGATTGGGCGGTCAGCAAGTTAATATAATTTTTAGTACAGGAAAAGAATCGGGTCCTGATTTCTATTCAATACGAATCCAGGTAACATCATCCGGTTATCTCACTGCATTTGCTTCTAATGATGGAACCAGTCAAACTGCGGTTATCACTGATGCAGATGCTTTCTCTGACAACCAATGGATTCATATAGCTTTTGTTCGTTCGGGTAACACGATAACCCTGTATAAAAACGGTGTTTCCGTTGGCTCGAACTCTTTTACTGGTTCAGTGTACTATTCGACAGGCAATCCTGTTTCAATAGGAACTGCTGCCGATTATGGAAATTTTGCTTATACCAATAAGTGGTATGGTTACATCGACGAGGTGATAGTCACCAAAGGTGCTGCTCACTATACATCTAACTTTACTCCACCTGCTCTCCCATTCGCCGACACCCGAAACCTAACCATAGACAACGATTTGTCTAAAGTCGCTCTCTTGATGCACTTCGATGGAACGCATGGCTCGACCAGTTTCGTCGATAGCAGTCCTTCTCCCAAGATAGTAACTGCTAATGGTAATGTACAGCATTCGATTTACCAATCTAAGTTTGGTGGGTCTTCTGGCTACTTCGATGGTAGTGGTGACTTCTTGGAGTTGGCGACATCGTTGATATCTTCCGAGGCGTACACTATCGAAGCATGGATCTATCTGCTATCTTACTCGACAGATGAGTCATGGGGTAGAGTATTGTATTCTCAATATACTGAAAATGATGATTTTAGCAATAGGTTCAGTTTTAACATTCGTGAGAACAATAGCCATAAGATAGCTGTATGGCACGCATCTGGCGGTGGGTTGATCGCCTCAACAAGCGATATCGCTTTAAACACCTGGACTCACGTAGCCACCACCTACGATGGTAGTACAAGACGCCTATTTGTCAATGGCGTATTAGAAGCTTCACTCTCTACCAGCGGTGCATCTCTAAGTTCGGCTATAAGTCGAATAGGCGGTGAGTATTATAGTGGTTACTTGGCTTTCTGGCACGGTTACATCGACGAACTGAGAATCACCAAAGGCTTAGCACGCTATACGACAGACTTCACTCCACCGACTCAACCGTTCGTTGATCGCAATCAGATAGCGAGCATAGGTAGTCAAGCCGACACCGTCTATCAGAGAAGCAGCAAGAACTTCGCCTGGTACAAAGACGGCATCCACAGCGATGCAGCACTGGATCCTGGCTTCGGCGGAACGGCTCAAATGGTGCTGAATGAGTACGGTCATCTTCTAATCGGAGCGACTGCCGACGACTCTTCAGGTGCATTGATCCAAGTCAATGGAACCATCAGCGCCAAGAGTCTCAACATCAGTGGAGCAACCAATGTCAATGCAGCGTATCTGGGTGGAGTACCCGCTCAGTCATTCGTAAGAACGGATTACGATAGCATCATCAAGGATCCGTATACGTTGTCATTCGGATCAGGATCGCGCGAGGTTCTGTTCTTATCAAGGCAATCTTATCCCGATGCCTACTTCTCTTATGTCAAACTCCTATTGCATTGCGATGGAACGAATAACTCTACCACGGTGCTTGATAGCAGTTTGAACAGCAGAGTGATTACACCTTTCTATGACGCTAAACTATCTACTACTCAGAAGATGTTTGGTGTATCCTCACTCTACTTCGATGGTACCAGTGACTACATGTCTGTTGCTGATTCAGAAGATCTGCGAATGGGTTCTGAAGACTTTACTATCGAAGCCTGGTGGTATCCACAGTCAAGCTCATCCGGTAACATATCGGGAATGAGCAAGTTGACGACATCAAGCAATACGGGATGGGCTTGGGGAATCTACAATGGTACCTGGCGTTTCTCAACTTATAATACAACGATTATCTATGCGGGCACAGTAACCCTGAACGCTTGGTCTCATGTCGCTATCGTTAGAAATTCTGGCATAATCACGATGTATGTCAACGGCACGAGTGTCGGAACATACTCCAATGCTATCGTTTTCAGCGATACTGCGAATCTTACGATAGGAGCCATTACAGGTGCTAACAACTATCAAGGTTATATCGATGAGTTCCGAATCACCAAAGGTGTTGCTCGCTATACAGCTAACTTCACTCCTGAAGTAGTCGCGTTTCCTGACTACGCCAGTCTAAATGATTATGATCCGTACTATGGTTACGTCTCTCTGCTATTGCACGGAATCGGTAACGAGGGTGGAACACTCTTCTTCGACAGCAGTCCGACACCTAAAACAGCCACCGTAGCCGGTAACACCAGCACGAGAACCGCTCAATTCAAATTCACTACCAGTTCGATGTATTTTGATGGAACAGGCGATTACCTCTCCTTTGCCGATGATGCGTCATTCAATATGGGGTCGAGCAACTTCACGATTGAGTTTTGGGTCAACTTCTCGTCTATAGCCGCATCGGGTGGATGGAATAACCTCATTTGCAAACGATACAGCTGGAATGCGAACTATGGTTATGTTCTATTCTACAATGGAACAGGGTCGATATATCTTTCGGTTAGCACGAATGGAACTTCTGAGGCAGCCGGTACCTATTACAATATCATTCCAACCCTGAATACTTGGTATCACGTTGCTGCGGTTCGAAATGGAACTTCTCTCACCCTCTATGTTAATGGGGTCGCAGGAGTATCAGGCAATATCGGATCATCTTCTATCTTCACCAATACGGAACCTCTGAAGATTGCGACAGGTGATTATCTTAACCACAATAATTTCAATGGGTATTTGCAAGACATCAGAATCACCAAGGGAATAGCACGCTATACAGGAGACTTCACTCCGCCCTATACGACGTTTCCAGATAGAGCCAGCCAACTGATCGATCAGTTCTACGACAAAGTGACTCTATCGCTTCATATGAACGGAACCAATGGTTCTACGAGTTTTATTGATAGTTCGATAGACAATCTTTCTGTTACAGCTTCTGGACCCACAATCTCTACCGCACAAAGTAAGTTTGGTGGAACTTCAGGCTACTTTAATGGAAGTGCCAACTATCTAACATTCCCATATACCAATTTCAACTTTCTAACGGATACTACCACTTCATTCACAGTTGAGGCGTGGCTCTATCCAACCAGTTTCTCAACCTATCGTTGTATCTTACAGCATGGCAACAATAACGGTTCTCAGCCAGCATTTACATTCTTGTTAGAGACTGGAACCGGAAAGCCGTATGTGGTTATCTCCCGTTCAGATGGCGGAGGTTTTGGTACACCAACTAACATCGCTTTGTCACTCAACACTTGGTCTCATGTCGCAATGACTTTTGATGCCGCTTCTGGTGTTATCAGTTGCTGGGTTAATGGTGTACTGAGTGGTTCTGGGACTAAAACAGCAGGAACTTACTCCTATCCAACAATCAACCCACGAATAGGTTACTACACCAACAACAATTATCCGTGGGTTGGGTATATGGATGACTTCCGTATCACCAAAGGCATCGTCCGTTATTCGGCAGCATTCACTCCGCCCACTCAGGCATTCCCTGATGCGCCTGTAGTCTATAGCCTGGGTGTTCAGAATGGATCGATGTATAGCAGAAGCTCTTCTGGTCAATTCGATTGGTACTCAGGTGGGGCTCACTCGCCTATTGCAGGTAATCCTGGTGGCAGTGGTTCAAGGGCAATGAGTTTATGGAGTTCGACTACATCAACGAATTTGAACTTGTATGCTAAAACTGCTACTTCTGAAACTGCATTACAGTTGGGTACCGGTCGCACAGGTAATGGCTATTCTTATATCGACTTTATCGGTGATACCACTTACACCGATTTCGGATTGAGAATCATACGCAACAACACTGGTGCCAATACGACATCAGCTATCTATCATAGAGGAACAGGTGAGTTTTATATTGCCTGTTCCGATGCTGCCGCTTTGATTCTGCAAACGAGCGGAATTGAAAGAATCAAGATGTTAAGTTCGGGTCGTATTCTCATAGGAGCGGGCTCGGATGACGGATCTAATCTACTGCAAGTCAACGGTAACTTGGCATTCATTGGATCATCAAGAAGAATTCTAGGCGATTTCTCCAACGCGACTGTATCATCAAGAACGCTGTTTCAAACATCAACGACGAATGGTAATATTGGAATCTTCTTCGTACCGAATGGAACAGGAACTGGTTCTTATCTAATGACAATCAATTCCAGTGATCTCAGTAACCATGGTATGCTCCTTCTAGGTATCACTGCAGCAACATCTCAAATAGGTTCTAGAAAACAAGGAACTGGTACTGCCCTTCCAATGGCATTTGATATCGATGGATCTGAGAAGATGAGGATAGATACCTCTGGCAACTTGGGTATTGGGGTCTCGCCTAGTATGCCGTTGCATCTCTATAGATCGTCCGTGAGTGCAGAGGTTAGACTAGAAGGCGGTTCGACTTCTGGATCAATCAACACGGCTGCTATTGCCTTTTACCAATCATCGACCAATCAATGGATGATGAGCAAGCGTTCTAGTGGATGGGGAACACGAGCCAACAACCTTGAGTTCTCTTATTATAATGGTTCTTGGGCAGATCACCTCGCAATCACCACAGCAGGACGTATCTTGATTGGTACGACGACGGATAATGGTGTCGCCAGATTGACTATCTGCAATGGATCAGAACCTGCTGTACCTTGGGCTGATGCGGTCGTTCATATCACTGGAACGAATGAGCAGGTTGTTCGTATAGCACTTGATTCATACTCTACCTCAAATCAATCCGGAGCCGTTTCTGGTCGTCGTTGCAGAGGAACAGCAGCATCTCCTTCAGCAGTTCAAGTGGATGATAACTTATTCGGTATTTCGGGATCAGGGTATTCGAACGTTTGGGTCAATTCGTCTAAAGCAAGTATCCTTTTTGCCGCCGCGCAAACCTGGGGAGCTACTGCTAATGGAGCTTACACCGCCTTCAAGACGACAGCTAATGACACGACCACCTCTCTCGAAAGAATGAGAATAACCGACAGTGGAAGAATACTGATTGGTACGACGACGGATGATGGATCTAATCTACTCCAAGTCAACGGCGACATGGCGTTCATCGGAACTGGAAGAAGGATTCGAGGCGACTTCAGCAACTCAACTCAGGCTTCTCGAACGCTATTCCAGAACTCAACAACCAATGGCAATACGGCGGTGGGTCTGATTCCCAATGGCACCGGGACTGGTAGCAATGTAAACGGTTTTAATAACTCCGATCCAACGAACGCAGGATACGTTCAAATATCCGCCGGTCCCACTTACACCAGATTGCTTTCTGGAGCAACAGGTACCGGAACTTTACAGCCCCTCGTTCTTCAAATGGGGGCAACCGAAGTTATGCGTCTGACGACGACGAATCGTGTTCTAATCGGCACTGATACAGATGATGGATCGAATCTACTGCAAGTCAACGGTGACATGGCGTTCATTGGAACCGGAAGAAGGATTCGAGGAGATTTTTCTACCGGTACGGAGTACCCTAATAGAACTGCTCTGCAAACGAGTACGACGAATGGCACAACCAGCATACCTATTCTCCCAAACGGAACAGGGACAAGTGCTGCTATCTGGTGCGCTAATGCCAGCGATCTTGTCAACTTCAACTTTATACGAATAGCCAGCTATGCTACTGATGCTCGTATCACATCACAAGCAGCAGGCACGGGAACTCTACTACCACTCACTTTTGAGATGGGTGAGACAGAAGCGATGAGAATCACGACCAGTGGACGATTGCTCATCGGAACAACGACTGACGACGGGTCTCACTTGCTGCAAGTGAATGGTGATCAAGCATTCATTGGATCATCCAGAAGAATCAGAGGTGATTTCAGCAATGCTACTTTAGGATCAAGAACGCTATTCCAAACATCAACTTCAAATCAGCCCACGCATTTGGCCATTATCCCCAATGGAACAGCAGTATTGTCATCATTTGGAGCAACTAATTCTAGCGATACTATCAATTTTGGTTACATGAGTATAGGTATAAGTGATTCTTACGCGAGCGTTGTTTCAGGTATCGCTGGATCAGGAACCTATCTACCCATAGCATTTTTTACAAGTTCTTCAGAAAGAATGAGGCTGTCCACTGGCGGCAGAGTATTGATCGGTACGACAACGGATGACACAATCAACAAGCTCCAAGTCAACGGTAGCATTGTTCAGTCGCCATTAGCATCGGTCACTCCAGCTAACAACGGCGAACTCGTGTTCGAAGCGACCAGCAATACCACCATAACCGTTAAATACAAGGGATCCGATGGAACGGTACGCTCAGGGACGATCACTCTGACTTAATAAATACTATTGATCTTAAACCAACAGGAGATTATACCATGCAAGTGACTCTAAAAGAAATCGTTGATGCTCGTGATGCTCTAATGAATCTAAGCCAGCAACGTCTGAATATCAAGACGGGCTATAACATAAGCAAGATTATCCGTTTCGCCAACAAAGAACTGGAAACCCTAACAAAGGTTAGACAGGATGTGATCGAGCGTCTGGCTCCTCAGGGAACGGAAGTGACTCCTGAAACGAATCAGGCAATCATGTCTGAACTAACCGAGGCTTTAGAAGTGACCATCGAAATCCCGGTTCAGAAAGTCGATCTAAGTTCCGTACCTAATCTCGAAATGTCTGCACGAGACATCATGCTTCTCGAGCCGTTCTGCATCTTCGAGACCGTGACTCTGGAATGAGATGATCGATCCGATCCAAATCGCTACTCTGCGGATTAGCACCAGGATTCACTACCTTCCACTGTGCAACTCTGGGCTATTATTTTAAGGTAGTCGTATCCATTTCTCCGGGTGGGAGCGATTTGGAGGTCACGGAGCTTCGTGATTCACGAAGACTGGTTACCGTAGAGGTGTTTTATAAGAATCATCATTGGAAGCAGTCGCTCTGGGTCGAAACCATCGTGATAGACAAAGTCATACAGATATCCAGCTCGATCAAATCGGTTAAGGATAAGATGATCACGGTGGTCTCGAGAATCAGAGACGAGTTCAAGAAGATAACCGTAACGGTTATAAATAGGAAGAAAACATAGAGGAATCAATTCTAATGATAATTGCAACCATCGACCCCTCAGTATCTCACGAACTCACTTTCGATCTGAATATCTCGGGCACTAAAGACGAACCGACCGACATCCGCTTCATCATCGAATCTCAAATCGATCCGGAAACCGGAGATAGCGTGCAAGACGTCTTCTCGATCATTTGCCGAGCAGTTCGTTCTCCCGATGGCGTGAAGATTACCATTCCCAGATTGCTGAATCTATTCAGATCGGGATCGTATAAGTCGAGATTGGAAGTCGTTCTGGAAAACAGACTCTTCGTTCCTCTTGCGGAAGAGATTATGATCACCGAACCCGCCAAAGTCGAACTGAAGAGCCCGATCAAGGAAGCGGCACCTTCCACTCCCGATGTTTCCGTGACGATTTCTAACATAGTCGCCGAAATCGTCAGGTCCAAGGAAGAACCTGCCGTTCAGGAATCTCCAGTGGTCGAGGAGACCAAACCCGAAGTGAAGCCTTTCGTGGAAAAATCTCAACCTGTCGATAAAACCTGGAGGAACAAGGGATTCACCGGAATTCGTAATCCTTTCAAAGGCGGAGTGGCACCTTCGCCGTAAGGCTTGACAAACGCCTCCCGATGTGCTATACTCCGTCTCAGGAGTAGTCAAGTAAAGACATGTAAAGACAAGAAGGGTGGCGACTAAAGTGTATAATGGATTCCTGCGGATTAAATAAGAAAAAGGACAATAAAATGTTATCTTTCAAAGACTTCCTACACGAAATTTTCAATAAATCGTATCCGTTCGAAAGAACCTTGTCCACCGATAAGGATGTGAGCTATGGATTTACTACATCGACTAACAAAAAAGTTACGGTGGACTTTATGTTAGAAGAATTCGAATTTAGGTTCATATCCAGTAGCCCTGTTCAAGGATGGGAACTTTTTTTCGATGTAGATAATGTGATGCGCCTAACAGGTGGTGGTGATGCTTTCGCGATCTTTTCTACGGTTATCAAGATTACAAAAGATTTCATCGAAAAGAATGACCCTGATGTTTTAGTATTCTCCGCCAATAAAAGTGAACAGTCGAGAGTAGATTTTTATACTTCAATGACTAAGAAATTTATCTCTCAAACTGGCTATGCTTACAAAATGCCAACCAAAAAATCTTCTGATTTTCAAAAATTTGTCTTATACAAGCCTAAGTCAAAGTCAAAGTCCAAATGATCACCTTCAACATTGAAACACTCTATCACTTTCAGTGCACCGAATGCAAGCATTGGTGGTCTATCGGCGATTTCGATAACGACAATATAGATACCTTATGCTGTCCGTTCTGTCGGAAACGTGGATAAACTGCACCCGAATGAAGAAGACGCCAGATTTCTTAAAAAGGCGCCTTTAACCGCTTCATCTTCTTACTAAAAAAGACGCCAGATTTTAGTTCTCACCAGAACTATACCGCACTATGTTTTGAACCCAAAGAGTGATACGAAATGATTAAGCGAGTGAAAAACCTAAGCAGATCAATGTTCCGTAGGATAAACTTCTATCCGACTTCCGAGAATCCGACGAAAGATACTCACGCTTTCATTTCGATTTACGGAACCGAATTCGACGAGCATCCAGCACCTAAAATCAATCATCCTCGCTGGATGGACGGCATTCAACTCATGTTCGATGATGTCGACAACGATTATGCACCTAAGAATCTAAAAGCTATCTCCGACAAACAAGCCGATATCATCGTAAAATTCGTTCGTCGAATTCATCAGTTACCTGTCGATATAACGCTTATCGTTCACTGCTTCGCAGGAGTTTCGCGAAGCGCGGGAGTAGGCAAGTTCGTCAACGACATTTTTCGTCTCGAGCTTCCCAACTATAGAGGATTGCAACTGTACAATGCTGCGGTCTATCGCAAGCTCGTCGATGCTTGGGGTAGGCTATCGGAATGAATCTCGAATGGAGGATAACACTATGTCCATGTCTGTCTTGATAAAGCAAGCTGGTGTTCCTAATGAAAACGGTATCATTTTTACCAAAGAATGTCTGCAAAAGATTGCCGAAACCGAGCCTCCGATTTTAGGAGAGGTGGGAAAAGGCATCACGAACTATGAGATGAGCCCGGACTTAACGAAAGTTTCTCACGTCTTTTCCGATTTGGTTTTAAACGAGCAGGGCGATTTATATGCTGTCCCGACACTTTTGGACACTCCAATAGGTCGCATCATCGGAAATCTGCAAGGCATCGCTCTTAACTTTGGGCTGAACTGTATCGCGAAGGTGGACGAAAACGGTGTCGTCAGCCCCGACGGTCTCGAGTTGATTTCGATATCCGTCTGCCACGCCAACTCGACCTGAACGGCAGCATGTAACATCTTCGCGAAAATATTTTTCCTGAACGGCTTGACATCCGGCTCCTGGTCTGCTATACTATGCACATCAAGTAGGAAAACACAACGGAGCCCAAAATGCGTAAGTTTAACGATTCTGCTACTGTTCGCCAAGTCCTCCAAGCGTCCGGTTACAGCCCGCGTCTTCCGTTCTACTCCGAATCACGGAAAACCTTTCGCCGCGTAAAAGCGTGGGGTTGCTCCGTAGAAATCAAGGATTTCGAAAAAGTCACCCTCTTGCTCAAACAAGCCTTCGGTGACCGTTTCATCGGCTGCGAAAACCACACCTCGTGGAGTTACCACGGTATTTCGAACAGTTTCGTCGTAAAGCTCACCTTGTTCCCTACCAAGTAAACTAACCCCTAACAGTCTCCGCCCAATCCCCGGCGGAGACCGCTCGGAGAAAACTAATGGCTATTCGTAAAGGCTCCAAGGTATCTCATTCAATCCACGGCGGTCTGTGGGAAGTGATTACTCGCGAAACCCCGATGACCGTGTTCGCCGATTGCACGCGGTATACCTTGAGAAACCTCAAAACCCGTGAGTTTATCATGGGTGTGCGTGATAAGGATATTATCACCAAGCGTAATCCTCGTTTCGACCAATTCGTCCAACTCGGAGTGTAATGCATGTTCAAAGTGACTTACCAGATTCACGGCGCTGTCGATGTTCGCGGTAAGGTGTTTAACACCTATCATGCTGCGCGTATGTGGTCCGATGCCCATAGCGATATCTTCTCGTTTTCCTTCATCCAGGAGACTTTTCACTGATGTACACGCACACGAATTTCAAATCCAAAAAGGCGCTTAAGGAAGCGGTTGCTGCTGGTCAGCGGGTAACGGTTTACCAGCCCGGTCCTTTCGGCGGTAGCGAGCCCAAGTCGGGCAAAATCACGCTCGAGGGTCCTCACTACCCCGAGCCTCACCGCTGGTATGCCGAGGCGTGGCTCGAAAACGGAACGGTTGTCAAAGTCAAGTAGCAGGGTAGCGGTCGCGCAGGGATGCGCGTAACCTGTTGAAAGTGCTACCGAATAAAAATTTTCACGAACCCCTTGACATTTTGAATTCATGTGCTATACTATAGGCACAGTAAGTAAACCAACCCAGGAGACCAAGATGTCCAAGTTCGAAACCAAGACCTGTTCGCGCTGCGGTGGTAGTGGTCGGTTCTCGTTCAACACCATGCACCTCGACATGTGCTACGGCTGCAAGGGAACTGGTATCCAGTTCACCAAGCGTGGTGCGGAAGCTCGGCGGTTTTATGATGAGAGCCTGACGGTTCCCGCGTCCGAACTGAAGGTCGGGATGGGTATCAAGGAAAACTCCGGTTGGAAAAACTTTTCGCTCATCCAAGCCATTCACCACGGCACCGATAAGGAGTTGGGTGAAAAGTTTCAAACCTCGTATTTTATGGGTCCGTCCGGTGACCGCGAGATGATCCTGGTTGACACGGGTCGCTGCAAGTCTAAGTTCTACCCCGATTGCCGCGTCCGCGTGATGCACACGGATGCCGAGAAGCAAGTCAAGATCCAAGCCGCTCTGGAATACCAGGCGACTCTGAATGCCAATGGTACTGTTAGCAAGCGCAAGACGAAGGCTAAATAAGAGGAAATGAACATGTCGAATTCTATGGTTATGCCTGCCGGTAAGTATTGGATTGGCGACCCCTGCTACATCTTCCCGCATCATGGTCCGATGGAAAACAAGTGGGAAGAGCTTCTTGCCGAAGTCGGTTTCTTCGAAGAGTCCTACGGCGAACTCGACGACGGCAAAATCAAGGTATGGGCCGCGTCAACTGCTTATGGTGATGGGCGTTATATCGGTTCCAACGGCAAGGCGTTTCCCGTCGATGCTGGATTGATCGGTATCGCTCCTCAGGAAACCGTAGAGTACCTCGGTAGGACGGATAACGATTTGGATTACCTGGGGCTGTTCATCGAGTTCGAAGAGCCCTTCGTCGTGAAGTCGCGAGATGGTAACTTCACCTTCGGTCATATCGATATCGACACGGGTGATGATTACGATAGCAACGAGAGCCACGATTACGATGAAGAGGATGGCGACAGCGATTATGACGACGAAGATTATGCGTACGAAAATGACGAGTATAATTAAATGTACGGATTCTGCTACGCTACTCTAATCGGTAAGACTCCCGAAGAAGTCGAACGAATGGTTGACGAATACCGTAAGTACCCGTTCTTCGATGGCGGTGTAGTTCGCGAGACCGCAGGCAAGTTCAAACATCGGGGTGAGTACATGGCTATCGTCAGTTATTTCAACAACGATTAAATTTATAAATAATCCGAATGCTCTGTGGGACTACATCACTTCCTATGACCAACAGTCTCACTAATCTTTGTCGGATTCAAAGCCTCGGTAGTTTAATGGTAGAATTTCTCCCTTACAAGGAGCGGATGCTGGTTCGATTCCAGAACGAGGTACCAAACGATTGCGGGTTCAAGTTCGGGTGAGCTTACAGGTCTCATAAGCCTGTCCAGAGAGGTTCGAGTCCTCTACCCGCTACCAAACAAGTCGAATGCTCGACAGGACTACATCTACCTTAGGCGTTGAAACGTGTCTTGTCATCTCTTGTCGACTCTTTTACAACGGGGGAGTATCGCTCTTGGTGAGCGCGCTTGACGGTTTATCAAGATGAAGGGTTCGATTCCCGCTCCTCAGCCAGTCAATCTCTGTGTAGCTGAGCTTGGTTTAGCACCGCGTTTGGGGCGCGGGGACGTAGGTTCGAATCCTGCCATGGAGACCAATTTTCGGTGTGTAGCTCAGTCTGGTTAGAGCACCTGCTTTGGGAGCAGGGGGTCCAAGGTTCGAATCCTTGTACGCCGACCAATCAAGTTTGAGTTGAATGCTCGATGGATCTACATTTCAAACCATGTACGATGATTCATCACTTCTTGTCAACTCTTTTTATTCTGCGGCTGTATACCCTCAGGCTACGAACCTGTAGAAAGGTTAATTGAAAACATGGGGGTTTGAGTCCCTCCAGCCGCGCCAAATTATAAGGTTTAAGGACCGAATGCTCGGTGGGTTTACATTTGACTGCTAATCAAAACCGTAAAAAACTCATCAATTCTCGTCGGTCCACGTTTTTCAATCGTCCCAGGAGATGCTTGCCGTGAAAATGAAAGGTGTAGAGTGGAATGCGTTCTACAACGACTCCAGTGTCTGGGTGCCCAATGTTTGGCACGATGATATGCTTATATCTGTCGACGGTCAAGAAATCGATGATGATTTCGATAACATCGACCCTAAGGCGAATGTGACCATCGAAAGCGGAGTCATCTACTTCAGCGACATACCGTCCGAGGAAAACTCGGCGAGCGTCGAGGCGGTCATCAGGAAGTGGAGAAAGAATCAGAAGTTCAAAACCATCTGTGTCGAAATCCCTAACGACATGTTCTATGCCGTCTGCGAGCAGTTGAAGAAAGACGGCTGCAAGATAATCAAATGAAGTAAATGCTGGTGGGATTACATCCAAGCTCGAGACGGGGGTTCGATTCCTCCCTGCCGCCCTGGCGGTTGTAGCTCAATGGTAGAGCACGAGCTCCAAAACATCTCATCGATTTCGTTACTTCATCCTTATTCATTGTCAACTTGAGATCGAGATTATGGGTCTGCAAATCTGTTATGTTATTCTCTGTCGCTCGAATCGAACCGGCGAACTGGCAGCAGCCGAAGTTCATTTGGATAAGTTCCGCGCCGAGTCGAGACTCGCTCAGCTATCCGACATATTTCATGATAGCAATACCTTTGAATTACAATCTTCACTTCTGGAGACGCCTGATGCCCACGAATGAAAGTATCTTGGTAACCGGTGCTGCCGGGTTTATTGGATCTCATACTTGCGAAGAATTGGTGAATGCGGGTTACTCTGTCGTGGGGATCGATAACCTACGAACAGGCAAGCTGGAAAACTTGGATGCGATTATCGATCATCCGCGATTCAGCTTCATGCCGGTCGATTGCCGAAGTTATACCATGGAATACTTCTTTGAGGGTTACCTTTTCGAAACTTTCCACATCTCGAGAATTCTGCATCTGGCGGCGCTCGTAAGCGTTCCTGAAAGCTTCGAGAAACCCGGGCTGAACTTCGAGTTCAACGTGAAGGCGGTCAATAACGTCGCGCTCTTGTGCGGTAAGCACAAGCTCAAGAAGCTGGTGTTCTCGTCCTCGGCATCGGTTTATGGTGATCCGGATAACAACCCGAATCCGCTATCTCCCTATGCGGTCTCCAAGCTGGCATCGGAGACTCTGATTAAGGGATACGCCTCCTGCTACGGGTTTAGCCAAACCTGCTTGCGATACTTCAACGTCTACGGTCCGAGACAAGATCCTTCTTCCTCCTACTCAGGTGTGATCTCCATCTTCTCGGATAAGTATAAGAAAGGTGAGGGTGTCACGGTTTACGGAGATGGCGAACAGACACGCGATTTCATCCACGTCAAAGATGTGGCCAGGGCTAACCGATTGGCTCTGATGTCCGATGAGAACGAAGAAGGCAATATCGATGTTTGCACCGGAAGATCTCTGACACTGAACTATCTGCTGTCGCTTCTTCATCATAAATATCCACGCAATCCTCTACCGGTTTACGCGGAAGCGAGAGAAGGTGACATCAAGCACTCTTGTGGCAACCATAAGATGGCGGCTAACCGACTTGGATTTCGATCAGGCGTAACCTTCGAAGAAGGTATTGCAGAACTGATCTAACGATTAAAGACGAATGCTGTTGGGTTTACATCACTGTAAATGACGAGGATATGGGTTCGAACCCCATCGCCGGCACCACTTCAACGCCGGTGTAGCTCAACGTGGCAGAGCGCGAAAAATGAACTCGGCGATCTTGTCGTCTATAAATAGTTTTATAGGTGGAATGCACATCGGGATTACATCTACCATTGTCTGGGCTTACGACGCCCAAAAGGGGATCGGTGAGAACCGCCCCGAATCTCGACCCCTTCGTCCACCTAACCTTTTACAAGGCAAATGCTGATAAGGATTACATTAAATATATCTTAATCGATAAATCTAAAGCTAACATCTTTATCTATCTCGTTGCCTTTTCTGATTACATCCTGAATGCCAATGGGACTACATGGCGATCATGTCTCATACCTACTTGTCAGGATATTGTTACGTCGCACTTTCGTGGAAATATTTTTCTTGAACGGCTTGACTTTTGGCTCCTGGTCTGCTATACTAAGCACATCAAGTAAGCCAAACCTGGAGCCCGAAATGAAAACCGTAGCCTCTTCCTCCGAAACCGAAATCAAATCTCGTAAAGCCCCCTGTGCGTGGGCAGCCCTGCAAGACCGTCAAGAGAATGACGAGAAAAATCAGGTTTTCTGGAAGTCCACGCAAATTGCAGATATGCAGCGGCTGTTAGCCTGCTTCATCCGGGTTTACGGTGAAGGTAATGCCGTGTTGAACATTAACCAACGGTTTTTCACTTTAAAAGTGTTTCAACCCTCTTGTGGTGAAGATCATACTAAAAAAATGCTAAAAGTGATTATCGAGGAAATGAGCGCCAAGCCGTACCGGTTTAGGTTCAATGAGCGCAATGAAGCTCTGTATAACGTCTACCCTAAATAACTAACAAGTTCGAGTTCGTCTAACGGCAGGACCACTGTCTCTGAAGCAGTGTATCGAGGTTCGAATCCTTGACTCGAAGCCAAACAACTCACTCCTCGTCTAATGGTAGGACAAAGGACTTTGAATCCTTGAATCGGGGTTCGAGCCCCTGGGAGTGAACCAGAACATGCTTGAATGCTCGTAGGGACTACATTTCACTTGTAACGAAACGGTATGAGTTCGACTCTCATCTTGGGCTGGGTAGCCGGTAAACGTCTCTACATTTTCGTCAAGCATCCTTACATCGAGGTGATTGCTATGGTCAACTATATCGACATCTATCGTGATGCCCGAAGGAAATTCGGTCCGATCGAAAGCCTGTACTATGTTCTGAACGATGCCAAAACGACTCACCCATCACTCAAGCAATACTTGAACAACGACATCAACCTGCTATTCGGACAGATCATGCAGTCCGCACGAATCATGATGCTCTGCATCAGAGATATCGACGACTTCACGGCTGCGGGTATCAAAGAAGAAACGGTCGAGTTCGTAAAGCAGAACTTCGTACGAGCAAGGGCTCACATCTCTCACTACATCGGTGTCGATACAGTCAACCTCTTCATCGAAGAGTTTAGAGCAACCTAACATATGGCGACGGGGAGGATGGCTTCCTCACACGGTTCATAACCAGACGAAAGATTGTTCGATTCAATCGGTCGCCACCACCATAAATAGATAAAAAACTTTGGGCAAATGCAGAAGCGGACTACATTGGAGCCCTGGGTCGTGAGTTCGAATCTCACCCTCGATGTGCAACCGTCGAGGTAGCTCAGCTGGTAGAGCAAGAGCCGCGCGTCTCTTCGTTAATCGTTGCCCACCCTATCATGAGGGAATGCTAATGGGACTACATTTCAACCTTGAAACCCGAAATGTCTCTTAACTTCGTCCCTCTCTTCTTTTGAGTTATGTCATGGAAGCAGATCTACCCGGAATCGTTAAAGAAATCGAAGCTGATCCTAAACTGATGCTTCTGGCAAAAGCCATTACCGAGCTTTCGGAGAAGCAAATGGTTCATGATTTGGCGTTGAAAACGATCCAAATGATTTTGGTTGATCAGCAGAACAGCATAAAGACAATGAACGAATCTTTGCAAAAAATAGGAGAAGCTGTCGATGTAATCATCAAACAGATGTTTGTCATTTCGCACCATCCGGCAGTACCGCCCTCTTTCAAAGGTGTAATCATCAAATGAGTAATGTCATCTCGTTTCAAGAAGCCAAGGCGCGAAGAGAGCAAGCCAAGATAGTTGCCATGCCTACTCCTGTACCGGATACGAAGGGGCAGCCGCAGAAGATGACCGTGATGAAGTCGCTTGCTCTTTCGGGTAGCAAGGAATCGTTGTTCGTTCGAGAAGCCAGGAGATTTAGGTTTATACGAATGGCGACACCACCTACTTTCATTGTCATGAATACCAAGATTCTTCCACCTGCGTTTCCTCCTGATGACCCACCACCTCTGGTAGCATAACATGATATATCATACTAAAGAACTTGTGAATTTGAATTCACCGATCCCCGGGGTTACACCCGAGGTAGAATCCGAAAGAGAGATGCCCACCTTATCCAAAGTCCGTTTCGGGGAATTGGAGGTGGGCGATAGGTTCGTCTTCGACGGATCCTGGTTGGTTAAAACCGGCGATTACAATGCCGAAAGCGATAGGAAGCGAGGTAAAACCAGTTACCTCTTCTTCAAGAAGGATGTCGTGAAGTACGAGCACCCGGGTCGTCTAAAAACCATGAAGAATGTCGTGGATGAAGACAAGCCGCAGTGCAGTATCATTATCACGACAGGCTATGAAAAGCATACCATCGAGGTCTTGGAAGGTGACGACTACAGATGGGCGACGACTTTCAAAGCCGATTTGAATGAATGCTGGTCGGTCCCGATTCGTTTGAAGAACCTCGAACTCACTCTGAAGTTCGATGACGATAAGCTCATGCTTTGCTACCTCGATAAGAATTCGGCTAATACCGATTTGTCTACGATTTGGGAAAGACCTTTCTATGGGTGGAACGGGGTGAATACCTGTACCATCACCATCAAAAATATCGTCTTAGAGCAAGACACCTAACTAATCTGGTTTTGGAGAAACATGATGATTTTCAATGTGAGATTCGGTTTTGCGACTAACTCCAGTTCTACTCATTCCATTATCATCTCGAAAGACAAGATACGAAACGACCCGCCCAGCGATAAATATTTCGGCTGGGAGAATTTCACTTTGGTGAAGACCTCCTCGAAAAGAGATTACCTGGCAGCGATTCTTAATCAACATCTAACTCATCTTATCGGTGAGGAAATGGCCAGGGATCTTGTCGTGGTATGGTGCGATATCGACAAAGATTCGGAGATAGGGTCGGTCGATCATCAGAGCGTACCTACCTTACCGTTGAACTGGAACGGTCGAGGGTTAAATCGTCAGTTCTTCAAAGAGTATAAGAAGTTCATACTCGACGAGTCCGTCATCATTTTGGGTGGCAACGATAATGGCACCGAACTTCATCCGAAAGCCAAAGGTAACTACCCTTTCACCCTTCCACTCATCTACGATAGAAAGAACACGAGTTTGGTTGCCAGGAAAGACAAAGCCAACGGCTATTGGACTATCTTCGATAGGGAAGAGGGCACCAAGATTAGAATGGCGTTCTCCGCCTACCAAACGATTCCCACCAAAGCCTCCGCTCCCGAACTCGTGGATGTGAAGATAACCGATCATTGCCAACGACACTGTGCCTTCTGCTATCAGGGGTCGAGCAAGGAAGGCGCTCATGCCGATCGTCACTACATCGATAGAGTGATCAGGACTCTTGCCGAGAACGAAGTTTTCGAAGTCGCACTCGGCGGTGGCGATCCGACTTCGCATCCGAATTTTTCAGAGATTCTCAGAAACTGCCGCTGGCAGGGGGTGGTACCCAACTTCACCGTCGCCGATTTGGATTGGCTGGACGACCCCGTCAAGCGCCGCGATTGGCTTGACTTTTGCGGTGGAATAGCGTATAGTGTGACCTCGGGGTATGAGGTTCGACGCCTCGGTTTCGCACTGAATAAGTACCAAATACCCTCGAATAAGTTTCAGATTCAGATTATAGAAGGTGTGGTGAACGATTATCAGTTCGACCAGATTCTGGAAGAGTGCCACTATCACAATCTTACCTTAACTATTCTTGGGTTTAAAGATACGGGTCGTGGTAAGTCATTTTCTGAGCGACTTCATTCATTCGATTGGATCGATAAGGTGAGGAAAGTTTGGAGAGAGAATCGACCAGTGACTGTCGGTGTGGATACGCTTATAGCCGAAAAGTATCAAGATGAACTGATCAATATCGGTATCGACGAGATTTTCTTCACCACTCGAGAAGGGAGCTTCTCCTGCTACATCGATGCCGTCAGACAACAGATTGGACCATCGAGTTATGCTCCCAAGCAAATGACTTCCTTTACAGACACGGATCAGTTTATTCAAAAATTTTCAACATTTTAAGGAAAGGAGTCTATCATGGATCTGAGAACAGAGATCGCTGGTATAACCGATGTGAAATTCGATTGTACGGTACAAGAGCTGACCGGTTATATCAACACACTCGCCTTCCATTTTGGGGGCAATTTTTCTGAAGAAGATGTTATGACAGCCTTGCGCGAACTGGAGGAAGATGATGAAAGTGATGTCGTTCTTGTCAGAGCCAATCCAGGCACCGGATACCCGATTGATAAGAGGTTTCCATGGTGCGTGATACATACCCGAACGCACTCCAAGTTCGTTCCCCCTGGCTATGATGATGTTCCCGCTTAAAGAGGAGATCATCGAAAGGGTAAAGGAACGTATTATAGGAGATATAGCGTGGGGAGAGAAAAACTTAAAGATTTCTCTCCTCATTTTACATGTGGGTTACACTTTTTCTAAAAGGAATTCCAGCAGTTTCGTAACTTCAGGGTTTTTAGAACACCGCATGTTCTTTGCATTGAATGATATCGCACAGATCGAAACCGTAGCTAAATTCGAGGAGGAACACAAAAGAACGAATTCATTCCCGGGTATCGCTTCATTCGAAGGAGATTGGAAGAGCCACGTCGATGCCTTGGTAGATCATGAGATGGCTCATGTATTCGAGCTCGCCTCGAGATATGAGCCGGCAACCCGGATCAATCGTTAAGGAGTATTACCAGTATCAACATAAATCAAGGAAAACCAAGCATCACAATCTGTTGTGGAGAAAGATTTACTGCGATTTAAAGACCAGCCCTAAACCCAAAGGTTGCAATACCATTGTGATTACGGGAGAGGGCAAATTTGATTGCTATTTTAAATCAGGAGATATTTTATGATATTCAAGCGTTTTCCAGAAAACGATTACCATCTTACGCAGAACACCTACTTGGAAGCGACCAAGACGGGTGTGATTACACCGATTCCAGAATTAGGCGCCGCACCCCAGACTTCTTTAAACTACACCGCGCCTTCTTCCATTCCTCCTCGAAAAGGCAGGAAAGTAGCATTTGCACTGATAACTGCCCTCCTGTCTTATGGCGGTTATAGCCTATGGAATTCATATCTACGATACGACTCCTTCGGTGTAGTGGAGTCCGACATCGTCGGAGTTTATACCACCCTCCCGGGCGTCATTCAAAAGCTCGACGTAGCCGAAGGCTCGATCGTCAAGGCGGGTAGCTTTCTGGCTCAAGTCGTCTCTACCGAAGACCGTAGGCAGTTGGACAAGCTGACCGACGAGATCGAAATCGCTAAAGCAGAATTGGATTCTAAAAGAGAAGAGCTGGCGAAGAACGAGCTCAACCGTTTGGATCTAATTCGTCAGATTGAAGGGCAGATCTCCGACACCTCGGCAACCATCGGTGAACTCAGGTCCAAGCTGGCATTCCAGAAAGGAGAGGCAGCGCGCTATGCGAGACTGAAGGCTATGGACGCCGCCGGTGCCCAGGAAGTAGATTCCGCTCGATCTCAAGCCAACTCCGTTGCCTATGCCTTAAGGGGCAAAGAAGCGTCCTTGAAGTCTTTGCAAGATCGCCTGGCGAGTCTGTCGAGAGAGCAGAGAAGCGACGTGGCACTGAAACCGATCGAAGCGAAGATCGAGTATCTCAACAATGAGAAGAGTCGATACACCGATAAGATAAAGGAAGGCGAAATCTATAGTCAGTATTCCGGTATCGTTTCCTCGATCAAGAAGAGACCGGGAGAGTTGATTGGAGCCGATCCTATTCTATCCTTAATCGTGGACGGCACCGCCAATCTGGTTCTTTACTACGACCCTTCCGACAGGCTACCGAAGGTCGGCAATCAGGTACAAGTGATGGTGCCTTCGTTGGGTAAGATGGTGAGCACCGAAGTCACATCAATCTCTAAAGATGTTACCTCACCGCCCGATCAAATCAAGAGCAACTATCTCGCTAATCAGAAGCTGGTGAAGGTTTACCTCGAACCTCAAGGTGGCTATCAACCCTTCGTGGTCGGTAGCGTTATCAAGAGACCTAACCCTACGGACATCGTGAAAGAGTCGTTGAACCTGGCATCACTGGCAGTTCCCGATTCTCACGCTCATACTCATACTGATAAGTAAGAAGGTGAATACATTATGATTTCTGTGCCATACCTGATGAGTGATAAGTTTTTAACCTGCCCGGAATGCGGCGGATTGCCTACTTTTAGACCCGGGTGCCCTCAATGCAGTAGCAGCAACATCAAACCCGATCTGCTGGTACATCACTATGCTTGCGGCAACGTCGACTATCTTCGAACTTACGTTATCAATAAGGAGAGGGGTAGTTTAACCTGTCCCAAATGTCATAAAGAGGATCTTATCGTCAACTGCGATTATGACGTTTCTCACGGACTTCAAAGGTGCATGGATTGCGGTTGGACCGGTAATAACACGAAGATGATCGGGCAGTGCATCAACTGCGAAACTCGTTTTCTGATGGACGAGGCGACCATGATGGAACCACAGCAGTATCTAATCAAGATCAAATCAGAAGAGACTGCGACATGATACAGGATGCCATTCATTGGTTATCGGGGTTCTCCTGGGAGCAATACTTGCTGACGTTCTCGGGGATGCTTCTGTTAGATGGCCCGCGCTATCTGTTCATGAACATCATGCTGGTCTTCTGGGAGTTCTTCGCCTCGTTCGGAAGAAAGCCCAAGCAACCAGCACATCTACCCGATGTAACCATCCTGATTCCAGGATTGAATGAGTCGGGGACGATTGTTCAATGCCTGGAATCGCTTCACGGTAGCTATCCATTCCTTCAAATCATCGTGATCGATGATGGGTCGACGGATGACATGTTCGAGCTGGCCAGCAAGTTCGCCGAAACTCATAAAGATGTGATTGTCTTAAAGAGAGCCAGAGGGGGCGGAAAGAGTACTGCACAGAACTTCGCCTATCCTTACATCACCGGAGAGATCGTGGCAGTCGTGGATTCCGACTCTACCTTCGGGCCCAATGCCATCTACAAGCTGGTTCAACCGTTCAGAGACCCGATGGTGGGTGGAACATCGGGCGCTATCTTGGTCAGAAACCCGAACGACAGTCTTTGCACTTTGCTCCAGTCTTACGAGTACCTGATTTCGATTTTGGTGGGTAGGACGCTGTCCGCGAAGATTGGGACTCTATCGATTATATCGGGCGCGTTCGGTGCCTTTAGGACCGACATCTTCAGAAGAGGATACGGTATGGATGTCGGTCCCTCGGAGGACTCGGACATCACGATCCGAATCAGGAAAATCGGTTATAACATCGTTTTCGTACCGGAAGCCGAGTGCTTCACCGATGTACCCGTTACCTGGAAGCAGCTCTGGAAGCAGAGGATGAGATGGGATATGGGCATCGTTCGCATACATCTAAGGAAGCATTTGAACTATTCGCTGTTCACGAACAACTTCAGATTGACCAACTTCATCTATTGGTGGGATACGTTCTTCTTTTCGGTGTGGTGTACGATCAGTTTCTGGATCATGTTGGCAGGTCTCATCTACTCTCAGCCGGGGGATGTGCTTAGAAACCTTTCGGTGTCGGTATTCATGGCATACATGGTGTTCGGGTTCTTTCAGATGCTGACGGTTCTGTTTCATAGCAATAATCTGAAGAGAGATATGCCGTCGTGTATCGTGTTCCCGTTCTACACCTTATATGGTGGGTTCTTTATGCGAGCCGTCAGGACGATGGCTATCATGGACGAGTACCTCAACCGTTCGTCGTATAGAGATGGCTATGTGCCTCAATACTGTCAGATTAAGGCGTACCACTGGAAAAATAAATACTAACATGAAGAGACTTATGCTTATCTTATTCATGATTCTATCTATCCTACCCTTTCAATCTAAAGGAGAACCTATGAGAGCATTATTAGTCGGACAGTTATACAAAATCGTGACAGATTCTGTCAAAACACAAGAGTTTCTGGACTTCGTCAGGAAGTATCAGTTCACCGAACTCACTTTCTATACAGGTGGGCCGCTGGCAACCCGAGTGGTTCCCGGTAAGGAACTCGAGTTCAGCTTGTTGCTAACCAAACTACCTGCTTATGGTGTAACGGATGTCAACATAGCCATTGGTAGTGGCGCGGAGATGGACAGGGTGATGAGCTTTATCAACACCTACCGAGTACGAGTAACCGGGTTCCATCTCGAGTACGAATGGTGGAATAACAAACCGCGCGACTTCGAGAACGCAGCCACTCTGCTCAAGTACATGAGACAGAAGGGCGGACAGGACAGGAAGATCGGTGCCTACATCGGCTGGACCACGCAATCGGATATGAACGGTCTCGTCCCATTAGTCGATCGTCTATTCATTCACGCCTATGTTCCGGATGGTAAGAAGACTTACTCGAAGGTTAAAGGTAGACTCGACCAAATCATGGTAACCCGAAAAGGCGGGCAAACCGCGCCGGTAATCGTAAGTAAGAAGACAGACGTCTATCCGATCTTCAGCGCCGAGTGGTTACCTCCCGAAATCTGTAATCAAGGACCGACGCACCCCGATTTTTATAATCAGATGTGCTTCTTGGGACCGTGGTTGAAAGCCAACGGTGGTCCAGCAGGAGCGGAGACGGCATTCAACCGCGCGGAAGCCGCCGGCAGAACGACGACGGATAACTGGCGCAACTATGCGACTATCCGTGGATTCTTCTACTACGAATACAACCATCTTAAGCAAGCTCTACAATAAACCGTTAGGAGTAGAAATATCATGAAATTCGATTTGGTGAGCGATCTTCATCTCTCCTCTTATTACGATGGAGACTTGAGAGAGCTCAAACCCGCTTCACCGGTGTTGGCTCTATTGGGGGATGTCTGTGAAGTCATTCACTTCAAACGAATAAAGAAGTTCTTCGAATACGTGAGTGCGAACTGGACTTATGTTCTCTATGTACCGGGCAACCACGAGTTCTATGGCAATCACCTCGAGCACACCATACCCGACATGAGAAGGTTTCTTGAGTCTTTCAGGAACATCGTCATCTTGGACAACGATGTGGTCGCAATCGATAACGTTCGTTATATCGGATCTACTCTTTGGAGCGACATGAATCGAGAAGATCCGTTATCCATGTTGGCTTGCGAAGATCTAATCAACGATTATCGTTACATCGCGAAAACCGTTGGTATGGATTACAAGAGAATCGTACCGAAGGATACCGTCCGACTTTATGACAAGAATGTCGATTTCATCAAAGTCATGTTAGAGATATCGGGCGATCCTCTCAACGTGGTTCTTACCCACCACGCCCCGAGTTATCAAAGCGTTTCACCTCGATTTAAAGGAAATGCCGCCAATGGTGCTTTCGTGTCCAATCTGGAAGACTTCATTTTAGATCGTCCGAAGATTCTGGTTTGGGCTCACGGGCACACTCACGCACCAGTCGATTACCAAATCGGCGATTGTAGAGTGGTTGCTAATCCTCTGGGTTATGGTAGAGAGCTGTATAAAAACGATAACGAATACAAACCAGTCACTATCGAGGTTCTGAAATGAATTCAAGGGATTATTACCGTATACTCTATGGATGGGACGTGGAGAACTATCTTACCGATGGCATCAGGTATTGTGCCATCTTTGTCAAACTCACCGAGAGTTTGAATGATAATCTTTTGGTGCAGTATGGAAACGGCACCAAAAGAAGAGTGGCAGGCATGTTCCTGTTCACTGATCTGGACGATGCCGTTGCCTGGGTACACCAAAGGAAACAAGCGGAAATAGATGCTATCGACAGTCAGATTTACCAATTGAATGTGGCGAAAGATAAAATCTACCAAACCTATGCCGGTGTCAACGTAGAAGAAAAAACTATCTTTACAACCTGAAGAGGATTATATCATGTGCGATCAAAAGCCAGCAGTTCGATTCCGTCACCACTTCCTGGCAAGTGGTTCCGTCTTAACCGTATGCACCCGACTCGATTATGAAACACGCAACATCGACGTCGGATGGAGTCTGTTTAATCACGAAGATAGGAGATGGGTCCGTCGTTTCGGTAATCAGATGGCCCGAGAAAGGATGGACGCCTCATCTTTGAAGTTCAGCTTAACCAGTGATGAGCCTATCTTATGCGATTACATCAGCATGAGAGCATTGATGCTGATCTTCGTTGCAGCGAAACGCGAAAGCAACCACTTCCAGGAAGGAACGCCGCAGATCATTCCCAGAACCACGCTGGCGGAAATCCAGTTCGAGATATTCATGATGCTCAATCTTCTGGGCCAGAGAGTCGGCTTGCGTTCGATCTTCGAGGCGTAATCTATGGAAACGTTGATGAATGGTGTGAGTTATCTGTTAGTAAACTGGGTGACGGGTTGGATGGGGTTGCTGCTGTATTGGCTTCCCCTGTCTATCTGTTTCGTGGGTTATACTTTGCGAACCATGGAAAACTACCAAAAGGATCTTATCGAAAGAGATAAGGTTAAGAATACGATTAAGAGGCGCAAGGAGTTGGAAGGTAACCCAGAAGAGTTGGAGAGGTTTAACCGAACGGTACATAGGGATTCGGATCAATATGCGTCTTACTACTCACCCACCGATAAAATCGGTACTCTCATAGGAAGAGCACTGGTTTCGATCATTCCCGTCGCTAATCTTTGGGCTGGAATGTTCGATGTTTCTCCACGCCTTTTCCGTCGTCTAATCGATCGAATCGAAAAGATCTTCGATGCCCCGCTGGTTCCACCGATACCCGGAAAGACCAGCTTCTTCGACGACAAGGAAGATTGACGTCGCATTTTCGTGGAAATATTTTTTCTGAACGGCTTGACTTTTGGCTCCCGGGGTGCTATACTACGCACAAGAAGTAGGAAAACACACCGGAGCCAAAAATGTCCATGAAGCCCAATTTCGCTGGAAACGTCCGCCAAGCCCTGCAAAGTCTGAACTATGAGGTGGACCACCGCATTTTCTCTGAAGCTCGGAAGGGGCACCAGCGAGTTAAGGTGTGGGGATTCAGAGCGGAAGATTTGGCTGAGGTGGAGAATGCCATGCGCGTCCGGTTCGGTGACCGCGTCCTGTCCGTTTACCATGTGGTCGGCTATGCGTCCTGGACGTATCCCACCAGCCTTGTTGTCGAGATTGCTAAGTAAATCGCCTGTCACATTCGAGTGAAAATATTTTTCCTGAACGGCTTGACATTTCGGATTTTGGTGTTATACTATAGGCACACTAAGTAAACGGAGCCAACGATGACCAAGTCCCAAGAAGTCTTAACCCGCTTGTTGTCGGCAGTGGAGTCCAAAACCGAGTACACCGACGGATCGATTTGGGGCGTGGTTTACTTGCCCAATGTCGGTGATAGTCACTCGTTTGCGGGGTGCTTGGCACAACTGAAAAAGTCGGGCGATTATCGCCCGATGTCCGAAGACTTCGGTGAAGTTAGGGTGCGCTGAAATGGCAATTCCCAGAATCAAAAAGAAGATGACCGCGTTCGTCGGTTGCGGTATCGGCGAGAGGCGATTAGGGATTCTTAAAAGCCTTTACGATAAGGATACCGAGATGAAAAAGCTGGTTGAGCTGGGTTATCTTTCTGCCGAAACTGAAGGAAAGCGGGTTTGGCTCGCTCTAACGAGCAAAGGCAAGCAGCACGTCATTCCGAGAGAAAAATACTGGAGCGCATGGTGAAAATCGATACTCGTAAGTATGAGGAACAGCACGGTAATCCTGCGTTGTATTCCAAAGGTATCCGGTGGTTTCTCGTCGATGGCGTGAAAGTGCAAATCTTCGCTCCCTCGTGGAAACAGGCTCAGGACCTGGTCATTCGTTTACATCCAAGTGCAACTTCTATAGAACTTTTACCCTAAAAAAGGAGAGAGCCATGTAACCTCTAATGCAGTCTCATCCACTAATACCATTGTGAGGAGCCCGGCTATGAAGCACAAGCATCCGCGAACTTATCATCTTCCATGGACTGAAGAACTCCATGGTGACGACAAAATCCTCAAATCACTGGAGCCTTTCCTCGACAAGGAGGTGATCGTCACTGAAAAGCGCGATGGCGAAAACACTTCACTCTATCACGATGGTGGCATTCATGCTCGTAGTTTAAGCGGCACTTCTCATGCCTGGCAAGATGTAATCAAAGCGATGTGGGCCGAGAAGTGCCGCGATTTACCCGAAGGATGGAGGGTTGTAGGTGAGAACCTCTATGCCCAGCACTCCATTCGTTACGAGAACCTGAAGCGATGGATAGAAGTATTCGCCATCTTCGATGAACAGAACACCGCGTTGAGTTGGGACGAAACTACCGAATGGTGCGATTTGCTCGGTCTTATCCATGTACCTGTCTTATGGCGTGGAACTTGGGATGAAGATCAGATCCGCTATAAGGGTTACCAACTGAATCGCGAAACCCAAGAAGGCTATGTGGTACGAGTGACCGATCCGATTCGATACAGCGATTGGTCCACCCATGTTGCCAAATGGGTTAGAAAGGGTCATGTCCAGACCAAAGAACATTGGACGAAATCTTGGATTCCAAATCAACTTGAGAAATGCTAATGAACATCAAAGAAAGCGTCGTTGAAGAATTGACTCGGTTAAACCGCATGAATGGCCGCATTCCGTTCACTCATCATCACGATTATGTGAGGCTGAATGCCGACCAAGCCAGGTTTATGAGCCGCTCCGAAGTAGCAGAGCTCGAAGCCAGCGAAGACGAACTCTATGCTTGTGCTTTTCTCCAAGCCGTAGAGTCGTTGACCACCGAGCAGAAAATCTGTTCGGATATCTCCAAAGCACTCTACTACACCTGCTTGCAGATTGCCGTAAAGCATGTGACAGACTTAGACGCCTTCTTGAAAAAGGAGTATGAATGATGAAGCAGTGTATTATGACAGTGGGTGTGAGTGCGTCGGGTAAGACCACCTGGGCTAATGAGATGGTGGAAGCCTTCCGAAAGGCGGGTGAAAGGTGGGTTAACCTGAATCGAGATGAAATTCGAGGCGAGGTCTCCTATAGGATGACGGGAGACGTAAAGTTCGAGTGGCACAAGTGGAACAGGAAGTGGGAGAAGATCGTAACTGCGGAATGGAAAGATGCTATCGAACGAATCATTGATACTCCCGATATTTTGGGTGTGGTCATTTCCGACACCAACCTCAACCCCAAGACTCGCAATTTCATCTCCAATGTCTTCGGTGCTGCAGGATGGCAAGTGAAGTCGCAGTTCTTCAACATCTCGTATGAGGAGGCGGTCAAGCGCGATCTTCAACGCGAAAACCCGGTCGGCTCGTCGGTGATTGCCGAACAGATCGAAAAATACTGGAATCAGTTCGGGGAAAGGTATGTACCAGACCCCGAACTGACTAAGGCGGTCATCGTAGACATCGACGGTACGCTCGCGCATCACCACGGGGTTCGCAACATCTTCGAGTGGGATAAGGTGGACCTGGATAAGCCAGACCCTTTGGTGGTCGAAGTCGTCAGAGGATTGAAAGCCCAGGGCACTCATATCGTAATCACGAGCGGTCGCGACGACATCTGTAAGAAGAAGACTTGGGAATGGCTGTATCAGAATCTCGGATTCGAACCTTCGGCACTTTATATGCGTGTCACCGGCGATACTCGAAAGGACTGTATCGTAAAGAGGGAGATCCTCTTCCGAGATATCGCTCCTAAGTACAATGTCATCGGGGCTATCGATGACCGTCCTCAGGTAGTTAGACTTTGGCACTCGCTCGGTATTCGTGTGCTGGCTTGCGGATTGCAGCACAAAGAATTCTGAGTATCGTGGCGGGTGTGGTCTAATGATAAGGCATATAGGCTTCCGACCCATAAGATGAGGGTTTGATTCCCTTCACCCGCTCCATTTTATCAAATCAGTAGGAGGTAACACAATGGGTAACAAGCAGTATTCTTTTGGAAAAACGAATCAAGGTGATGTTGTGGTTCGTAATAAGGCTCAACTGGACGACGGCAGTATCGTCGAATACGATAGCTGCTGCTTGGCGGGAGGCGATCCCGGGTTTAGTCCTGAAGCGCATACCAAATACCTCGGTCGTGGCACCATATACGAAGTGCGCGGTGCTCGCCAATACGAGACCTTCGGGAGTCGAGTCGAATACCTCGATTTCTGGAGGGTGTATAAGTGAAATGAATACCATCATTGATGTCCGTGTAGGAATGAACCTCGATAGTAAGATGAGACCGGTAGTTTATTGCCTTTTCGATAGCATCGAAACGAGCAACCTGATCTTCGACATCGCAGGTTCTCCAACTCGACAAAAGGAAGAGAAAGACGTTCTTCTAAATACCATGGACATCAGTGGTTTTAACTTGCTCGCCATCTCCAACGATTTAGTCGTGTGGTATTACTACTCGGGAGTGAACAAGCACGGCTCCTGCCGTAACATCACGCTCAAGATCAGAAAGGAAAACGAAGTCGTCGAGCAGTTCTTCGAAGGGTTGTGGTTGAACAACGCCGAAGCGATCAATCATTGGTTCCCGAAGACTCTGGTGATGTCTATAGTAGCCACGGATCAAGAAGAAGAGTTTCTCGCTCTTACCGGTAAGTCTATGGGGGCGATAGCGAGTTCGGTTGTCGCTAAACTCGACGGACAGGGCTGGAAAGCCGGATTAGTCCATGATGAAGATGGCTACAATGATGTTCAGCCTCTTTTGCCCGACGGTACGGCTAAAAATAGTAAAGCTAAAGTTTTAAGAATTCTAAATAATGTCCTGGTGGCAGAGTGACTATGCCGACGGCTGCAACCCGTCTCAGGGGAGTTAAAATCTCTCCCAGGACTCCAAATTAAGGCAGATACGATGAAGACACCTGATACCAAAACTCGAGTGCAGCGATGCCGCCATTGTAAAACCGAATTGGTTGAAGTAGGTTTCGAGCGCAGGCTAATCACTCGAGGCAAAGATAAGGGTCTATCGATTGTTCGCAACCTACTCGGCTGTCCGAATAAGGAGTGTCAGAAAGATGTATGAGTGCGAATGCGGTAACACGATTTCTCCGGAGCGGTATCGACTCGGTTTCGATGTCTGCTTGGAGTGCGGTGAGAAGGCTGCGATACGACAACGAGAGAGCTGGACAGTCGTGCCTCTGCACAAGAGTTCGTATACGCTCATCACTGATCCTCACGAGTTGAGGGGATTGAATAAGTACGCTAATTAGATTGGGAGACGACAAATGCTATATCTAAACTACGATACCCGAATGTGTATTTCAACATTCGAGGTATCAAACGATGGCAAGAACTTACAGACGCAAGAAGGCATCTTCTCCTTTCCCTAAATACTGGGGCGAATTGACCGAGGGTCTTCGAGATTGGTACAGGGAGCGCAATCCCGGGCTGACCGATGAAGAGATCGTTAGAAGTAAGTGCGTCGAGTATCATGCAGACAATCACCCAGGTCAATGGAATCCTCCCTCCGGTTTCGGGAAAGCGTTAAACAAGAAAGTGAAAAGAGACAATCGATTGAATCTCATTCGTTGTCTTCGTAACGATGAGGAGTTCATCGAGATTCCTGTGAAGAGAGATTCCGGACACGATTATTTCTAATGGGGGTGCTTTGATGGCTAAATTTTTTGCTCAGGGAAGACTCGGAACAGAACTTTTCAACTTACCGTTGTACGCTCTTGAGATGCTCGTGAACCATTCTCCGGATGGTGACCCTTGGTTGCGTGGAGAAACTTTAGATGTTATCATAAAAAGGATAGCATTTTTATCTGGTAGAGACCACGCCGAAGTTAAAGAAGACGTGCTGCACACCTTAAAGAAAAAGCACGAACGAGCAATAGCACCGATTAAATCGATCACTATCGAGGCTAACCTGATTACTTCAGATAATGAATGCGGTGGTTTCGGCGGCACTCTTATCTGTAGATACTTGGAAACAGACGAGTTTGAATGGTAAACAAAGTGACAATGATGGAAAGAAACCAAATCTGTTTGCGATGTATTAGATGGGAGGGGCGTTGCAAGCAGCCTCCCATGTGGAGAGCGAGGTGTTCGCAGATTGGTATGATCACCGAGCAGACCGCTTACTGCATCTTTTGGGTTGAAGCTAACCCACCACCTATTTCAGTCCCGTCTGGCGGATTCCAGCCACGAGTCTTCTAAACTTGTAGGGAGAGGTTCGACTCCTCTACGGGGCGCCAATCAAAACCCCGGTAACTCAGAGGTCAGAGTGCGCCTCTCCTAAGGGCGCGGTCACTGGTTCGAATCCAGTTCGGGGTGCCATTTAGATCTTTATAAATAGAGGAAATTACAGTGAAAACAAAGGTTAGGTTTGGTAGTCTCGAATTAGGACAGTCGTTCGAATGGAGCGGTAAATCATTGGTTAAGGATGGCGATAGAACCGCCAAATCAATCACTCCTAAACTCGACTTCGTCTTTTCTCCAAAAGACATGGTGACTATAACCGAGCCCGACATCCCTGAAGATGATGACGATATGCTGCATAATGGATTCGGTTGTATTTCAGGTGGGGCGGCTTCAGACCCCCAAGACTTATATGACGCCTATGTATACGATGCCTATGTATACCAGAACGTCAAAAGAGATAGCATTCAAGATCGATGCAACTAACCTTGCGAGGTGATAACGTGAAAGATCATGATGATGTTTATGAGTTGATTGCCACCACTTCGGCTGTTTTAAGGCAGTCGGTAAGGAAATTGGGTCCGGGTGTCAAACACCCTAAACCGGTTGCCGAGATAACCGAAGCCCTTAAAGAAGCTCACGATTGCAGTGGCACCATCCAGGTGATGAAAGAGTTTATTCGAGTCAATGGACGCTGAATTCGTCGAAAGCGATGCCAGTCCGATCAAAGTGACGGGGTTGATTCCGCCTCTGAAAGATAAACTACATGCACAAAAGAAGAAGATTCAAACCATTCTTTCCAAACCCAAATCCGAAAGGAATCGTAGCAGACTGAAGACTCTTTTGAAGGAGTCTCGCAATCTCAGAAAAATTCTGAAAGCCCATACCAAACAGGGTATCGAAGTTTGCTGTCCTAATTGCAATCATACATTCAAAGTTCAAAACCAATGAGGTTAAAAGCACATGGGTACCCGAGTCGACACCCAAAAGGTAATTTTGTGGGATAATGACCAATGCCGTGTGGTTACGAAGACCGAAGTAATCGTCAGAATGGTAACCAACAAAGGCACGGTAATGGTGGAAGAAGGTCCGCTTTACTGCGTCGATGGCAAGGAAGTTTACGAGGCAACCAGGCTTCTATACGATAGGCTAATCGCTTCGCTCCCCGGCATCTCACGCAACGACAGGCACGAATTTCGCGAAGACATCGTCGCCGGCGGCATGTAACATCTTCGCGAAAATATTTTTCCTGAAAGGCTTGACATCCGGCTCCTGGTCTGCTATACTAAGCACATCAAGTAAGCCAAACCAACTGGAGACCGAAGATGACCGAAATGACCACCCAACTCCTGAACATCGTTGAAGACCTCCGCGGCAAAATCGAAATGCCCGAGATCACCGATGCTTACCTCCGCACCGTTTGGGTGATGGGACGCAACGCGGGTGCTTCCAAGGTCCGCACGCACGTTCGGCACAACATGGGCGAAAAACTGCCCTACCTGAAGCAGGCGCCCAAGGCGCTGCGTCAGCAGCTCGGACAGACCGGTGCCGATGTCTGGTTGAACGGCTACAATGCGGCGGTCGAGTATGTGGAGCGCCAGGTGAATGTGCTGGTGTTCTACGCGACCCAGGGCCAGGCGCTGGTTGCTCGGTTCAGCAAGTAAGTGATTCGGACAGCAGGATAACAGACCACGTCCTTACATCCTGCTGTCCACTTTTAACTGATGTCATTAGAGGTGAAGAGATGATCGATGTCAATGCTTACCGTAACACCATGAAGGTTCCTCGGCGCGAAGACTACACCGAAGTGGTAATTGCCACATCGAGTAAGGGCGAGCGGAAGGAAGTCAAATTCTTCAACCAGCAAGAGTACAACAAAGCCCGCGATCTCTATTTTGCCGAAAACACTCGCCTCTGGAATCTTTTCGTTGATGATTTGAAAGAGGAGTTGGGTATTACCGATAACCCGAAAGCCGGTTTGTTGATTTCGAAGGCGATCGACAATTCTTCAGGTGATTATCAATCGGTAATCGATTGGTGCTCGGAAATGGTCGATTTGATCAGTTGAATTGCTGGGTGGTGTGATGATCTGGGATAGTCATACCACCCTCTGCCCCCGAGCCGGGCACCCTCGTAAACCCGAAGGCGAGGTAAAAGCGAGCAAGATGAGGCAGTTCTGCGGAACTAAGCTGGCTTCTTGAACTCGCTCGAGGACGGGATAACAGGTAAGTAAGGTTCACCCGAACACTAACCCGATCCTGACTAATCTGAGGCGTGTATAGATTGCGGTCGATACGGAAAGGCGACGCGGGAATCGTAACCCGCATTTATCGAACAACCGGGCCTTTAGCTCAAAGGTAGAGCAGGGGACTCATAATCCTCAGGTTTCAGGTTCGAGCCCTGGAAGGCCCACCACTCACTGTAAACTGGATGTGAAAACTTTTTTCCTGAAAGGCTTGACTTTTTCGATGATCCTGTTATACTAAGCACACTAAATAAACCGGAGCGGAAAATGAACCAGAAGCAGGCGTTGACAATCATTGCTCAACTCGGTGGAAACGGTTTCAAAGTGATGACGGGAGCGAAAAACTTTGTCTATGGGTCGGGTGCGTTGACCTTCAAGATCGGTCGGAACTGTCACAACATCAATGGAGTATGTATCCACCTCGAGCCCACGGATGTTTACACGGTTGAATTTTTAAGGGTGAGCAAGAAGGGCATAACCGTTGTTTCCAAACACGAAGACGTCTACTGTCACGACTTGCAGAATCTATTCGAGAAGCAGACAGGAATGTATACGTCACTTTATTAAGAACCTCGGGTCGGCTGGTGTGGACGGCAGCCTCTCAAGCTGCTAAGCGGGGATCGTAACCCCGGAGGTTCACCAAACATAGAACCTATATGCTAATGGTTAGGCAAGCGGACTTTCACTCCGTTGATCCGGGTTCGAGCCCCGGTAGGTTCGCCAAACTATTCCGCCTTAGCTCAATGGTAGAGTCCCTGACTGTTAATCAGGTGGTTGCTGGTTCGAGTCCAGCAGGCGGAGCCAAATTCTAATGAGGTGAAGAGATGAAGCAGGTTACTTTGGATGTGGATGCCATCACGGTACTCCAAGTTAAAGACTGGACCGACGAGATTTTTATTCACTTCAAAGGTCCTTCTCCCCATCCGAAATGGACTAATCGTCCGCCGATTTTGAGTATGAAGGTGACCGAAGGTACGGGCGTCGAGTATGTCCGAGAGGTCTTCGGAATTGAGCCCCAAGTTATCAACCGGGCGAAATGAGGAGTTGATTAAAAGTAAATTCATTGGGTGTCTAGTCCCGTAACGGTATCGGGGGCGGACTGTAAATCCGTTGGCTCGTCCCTTCGAGGTTCAAATCCTCGGGCACCCACCAAATTCAAGGTCTGTTAGCATAGTCCGGCTTAATGCGCTGCCCTGTCAAGGCAGAGATCACGGGTTCGAATCCCGTACAGACCGCCAAATTCGAGTATGAGTAACTCAAATGATTACAGTAACCGGAATCGTCCTGGCACGATTAGTCGAACAGATGGGATGGCAGATGGCTATCGAGACTATGCGACATCACAATCACCCATCACGCATTTGGGAGTGGACTCCAAATCTGCAAATGTTTGAATACACGGCTGCAATCAGATTTCTGCAAGAACGCACGGGCTGTTAGCTCAATTGGTAGAGCAGGGGACTCTTAATCCCAAGGTTATAGGTTCGATTCCTATACGGCCCACCAAATACCATAGAAGCCCCCAGGTTAGGGACTTGGGTTCGGAGTCGCGACCGGATTTGAGTAGGGGTTCGAATCCCCGGCTTCGCTCTTAAACACCATTCTTCCGATAGGAGAATTCGATGCTTAGATTACTTTACATGCTGCTAGCAGCCATTGCCGATCGGAAACTATAACGAAGCATACTGGAATGCGGTTGACGAAAGTCGCTTTTCACTGTCTCATCTAACCATGATGATTGTGTCCGAAAGCATTGAAGATTAGAATACTGGGTGCCTAGTTCAACGGTAGAACATAGCCCTTTTAAGGCTTCGATCAGGGTTCGATTCCCTGGGCACCTACCATAAATAACCAACATCTCAGTGGTCTAGCGGTACGATGCCGGTCTCCAAAACCGTGCGACGAGGGTTCGAATCCTTCCTGGGATGCCAAATGAAATGCGGGATTGGCATATTGGTTGTGCTCCAGCCTTCCAAGCTGGCTAAAGGAGTTCGATTCTCCTATCCCGCTCCAATTAAGCAGGGTGAGCTAGTCTGGTGATTCAGCGCGAGCCTGAAGAGCTTGAGAACCTGGTTCGATTCCAGGACCCTGCACCAAGTTTCAACAACGTGAGGAACGATATTATGCCTGATTGCGAAGTGGTACGTTCGACGAAAGTGGTACTGGATACCAGAATGAAATGGAACCTGAAACTGGATTTTAATGGCCAGAGTGCATTCGATCCAATCGACTTGGAAGAGATGATTATCGCTGGAGCCGATATCAGTCGATGCAAGAACTACGGAGAATATGAAGACGCCATCGTGGTGGTTTTCGAGTTAAAGAGAAAAAACTAAAAATGAAAAAGCTTCTAATAGGTCTGACAGGAAGAACCGGCTCCAACGAAATCGCCGGCTGCGGCAAGGACACGGTCGCCGACATCATATGCAGGTATCTCGCTCTTCAGAGCTATGGGTTTGCCGACCCTATCTACGACATGGTGAAAGCCGGCTTCGGGATAGATGGCAAGTCTAAAGAATGGCAGGATAGAGGAAGGAAGTCCGCGCCGATCAACTGGCTCAGCGACGAGAAGGATGTATCGCTTAGATACCTTCTCGAGACTCTGGGAACTGAATGGGGACGCGAGCTGGTGTGCTCGGATCTATGGGCTCGAATTGCAGAGAAGCGCTTTCACGAATGCGAAGGCGGTATGGTGATACGAGATGTCAGATTTCCGAATGAGATGGACTGGCTCGATCGATTGGGCGGTACTTTGATTCACATCATCAGACCCAACCATTTCAACCCGGAAGCCAATCCGGATCATGCTTCCAACCAGCCTCTTCCGATCAGAGACTTCGATAAGACGATTATGAATGATTGCGATTTGAGTGATTTGAAGGATCGAGTTCTCAGATGCTTGGGTGAAATTTTATAATTGCCGCCATAGCTCAGATGGTAGAGCAGCTCACTTGTAATGAGAAGGTCGGGGGTTCGATTCCTCCTAGCGGCACCAATCCAAAGGATTCGCATTTATGTTAAATGAAAAAGATTTGAAGATCGGTGGCAAGTATCTTTACTGGTCACCGTCGAAGATGCAATTCGATAGGGTGACCTATGTGAAGAAGAGACCGAACCCCAGCCATCCGAGCGAAGAGGTATTCGTCTTTCGACTAGACATCTCACTGAATGAGATTTGGGCAGAGAACCTCATCAACATCGCGGTAGATGACGGCTGGTATGAAAAGTTTGCAAGGATGACGGATGATGACGAGTCTAATTGATCTTTGGTATGATTTCAAGTACCATGTTATCGATAGATTCTTCGGTTTCCTAGGTTACGAGCCTATCGTCGAAGAGCCTAACTCCGATGGTTTGGTGCTCTTCGATGAGAAGAACCCGAAGTGGGTCACGATTGAAAAGATCGTCGTACCCACCGAGTTCGATAAGGAACAGCTGATCCGTGCATTCAAATATCTACACGACAATCGTACGATAGATACCGATTTGCTGGCAGTGAACACGGTTGTTCACATGTACCAGAATCCCGGACTCATCGTCGTAGATAACCAGCATCGAACATAAATACTATTCTAATATGGGGCTTTAGCTCATCTGGGAGAGCGCCTGCTTTGCACGCAGGAGGCGGTCGGTTCGAGTCCGACAAGCTCCACCAAATACCTGTAATGCGCTATAAAACACGCATTAACCTAAATAATGCTCCCTTTATAACGCATCGATATGTCGACTAACGATGCGCCAAGGTGGAATGGGTTGGGCAATGGTGCGCGAAGAGCACAATGATACATCGACCAACCAAGGGGACATTTTTATGCCTGGAGCCATATCGCCATTAGAGCGTTTGATTATCTTAACAGCCAGAAAGTATTTGGTTGCGAATGCCAAAACTGCGGAAGAAGAGATGGAGCCCGGTAAGCTACCCTTCACGGCTCAAGATGCTCTGGTTGCAGAGGCTAATCCCTGGTGCGACCATTGGCTTTATGGTAAGATTTACAATGACCACAGAGCAGTAAACAAGACACCACCGGCGCAGTCAGATTTTCAAAAGGCTTTGCTGAGTTTGATAAAGAAGAAGTATCTGAAGGCAGCTTGGTCAGATCGCTATATCTTGATTGTAGAGGCAACCCGTTTCATAAAATGATCGTCTCAACCATGTCAGGAGGTGCTTATGTTCCGTTTCAATGGTTTCGATATCACTATCATGAAGGATTGCGTGTTGGCTACCCAAGGAATGGCTCGTTTCACTTTCCCCAATTTGGAGGCGGCTATGTCTGCTTTGGGGCAATAATTTGAGGACAGAACATTATGAATGAAGGTGTGCATACATCAAAGCTGGGCACTAATACACGAGAGGGGTTTATCTATCATCGAAAAACCACGAGTGGCGCCCGTCTTCCCGTGAAGATAGATTTCAACTCCGAGAGAATCGAGGACACCTATTTTCCGTTAAGAAGGAATGGTAGGCTGGTATTCGCTCTTCCGGACGGGGGTGAAATTCTGGAACCCGAAAAACGTTAGAATGTAACATTCGAGCGAAAATATTTTTTCGGAAGACCCTTGACATTTCGCTCGAATGTGCTATCATAGGAAGAACAGAAAAGGAGACCGATATGTCCAGAACTCGTCACGCTTTGCCTTCTCATTCGCTTCACCGTATGAAGGTGCAGAATCGCCGTAAGATGGAAGAAGCCGTACTCGATGAGTTGGAGGAGAACGAGATTTCTTCCAATCAGGTTCGCCACATCAATCGCCTGTCGGCTTTCTGGTCCATCATTCCCGAGCCTTGGGATGACAAGCCGAACGCTGCCTGGGGCGAGTACCATAATAAGAACTATTGGACGGTATGGCGCGAAGCTGCCAACAACCCTCATTGGACGAAGTAGATCGCGGGGTCGTTAGCTCAGATGGTAGAGCGCTTCCGTGACATGGAAGAGGTAGTTGGTTCAATCCCAACACGACCCACCAGAAAATCAAAGAAACGCGGGTGTCGCATAGTGGCTATTGCGTCTGCTTGCCATGCAGAATCTCAGGGGTTCGAATCCCCTCACCCGCTCCAATGCCCTGATAGCTCAGTTGGTAGAGCGCATCCTTGGTAAGGATGAGGTCGCAGGTTCGACTCCTGCTCTGGGCACCATACATATCACGCAATCATGAGGAGTCGATGAATGGCTAAGGTGAAGACGCTAACTGCGAATGTGAAGAAGGAGCGCGTTCCTAAGAAGACCAGTGATGGTGCCAGCAAGAACACTCGTTACAAGTCGAAGAATGACAAGCGTAACAAGAAGCCATATCGAGGGCAGGGTCGATGAGTACCGAATCCGATAGAACCGAGCTTAATCGAGCTGTACTCATCCTTCAACTCGCAGTGAGTCTCTTGGAAGCTACCGATCTCAATGATGAGGATGCGTCGTTGCTCGCAGAATTAGCCGAGCATTCTGTCGTCCAAATGGCATTGGGTAGGAAGTTGAAAACCAAGCCACCCGTTCTCTCGGACACCGAGGGCTTCTATAATGCGATCTCGGATGAGAAGTTAAAGCCTGTCAAACCCATTGATCCCAATCTTTTCTATTCCAACTATCCTCGAACGGAAGCGGATATGGACACTCGCTGCTTTCAACCCAACGGAGATTGATTGCCCTCGAAGCATTGATGGTGATGCGGCGGTTTCGTAAGCCGCAGAACTTGGTTCAAGTCCAAGTGAGGGCTCCACTAAGGAGACTGATATGAAAGAGTTGCATTTGACTAAAAAGGATTTCAAGCTGGAATGGTTCTCCGGAACTGGTGCTGGCGGGCAGTATCGCAACAAGCACCAGAACTGCTGCCGTATTACCCACATCGAAAGCGGGTTGATGTGTACGGGGCAATCACAACGAGACCGACTTTAGCAACCAGCGAGAAGCGTTCACGAATCTCGCAAAGAAGCTGATCGCGCTCTACTGCACCGAAGTCGAAGAGAGACGCGGATCGACTGAAGTGGTCAGAACGTATCACTTCGAAAGGAACGTAGCCACAGACGGAAGAATCTCGATGCCTGTGGAGACTGCGATGGATGGTAACATCGATCCGTTTATCGTAAACGCGCTCCAGTTCGGTAGAGAACAGCGTAACACGGGAAGATCATAAGCCGCTCTAGCTCATTTGGTTTAGAGCACTCGACCGATAATCGAGAGGTGCCTGGTTCGAATCCAGGGAGCGGCACCAATCAAAACGACGCAAAGCCTACGCTCTGATAAAGCGTAAATTTGGGTTTGAATCCCAACAACCCGGGTGTCGGCTAAAAACCGGTTTGAATCCGGCGTCGTTCATAAATAGACGTTCGCACCAGTTTCTTACAGTTGAGGGGCTGGGTTTTCTTACAACTGCTCGTAACCGTATTCCAAAACTCCTGTAACGGTTAGAGTAAAGAAAAGGAGTAGCTTATGATATTCTACTTGTCTATGGTGTCTGCTCCTTTCGATAGGAGGCAGCACTATGATACTACACGCAGCCCTTCTTTGTCTGGCACTCAATGTTCATTTTGAAGCACGTGGTGAGCCAGTTGAAGGTCAACTTGCCGTTGCTCATGTTACCATTAACAGAGCTAAAGAAAATCAAACAGATATTTGTCACGAAGTTTTTAAGAAAGGCCAATTCTCTTGGACACGACATCGCTATTCTATTCCGAAAGGTCCGGCTTGGGAAAAGTCGAAGAAGATAGCTGAGTTATCTCTGAAATCCGCGGACAGTATAAAAGGAGCCACCTTCTTCTTCAATCCGAAGAAGTGCCATCCCGACGCTCTGGTAAGGCATAAGAAGAAGGTGAGGAATATACGGAAACCATGTTTTCTATGCGAATAAATAATAGAGATAATAACACCATAACCACAGGAGAATACGATGTTACAAGAAGAGACTTATTTTATAGCTGAATCGTTTCTTAACGAAACCACGCATGTTTCGTTTCATAGAAGACCGCCTTCGGAGATGGTTCACGTTCACACCGCGGTTCTCAAAACCAATGGTCATACCATTCTCCATCATGGATCGAATGGAATAGGATCTCATGTCATACATCACTTGACACCTTCTAATAAGGTAAGAACCACCACCATTTCTGTTGATTCAAGCAAAAGAAAAGGCATCACAACGAAGATGGTCGATAAGCCGGCGCATCCAGAAGATGTGAAGATATACGGTCCACGCAAATGAGATCAAAACCATGTTCAAATATGTTGATATACTTTGTGGAGTAGCTGTCCCCTTCGATATCGAGAAGAGAGGGCTTTACATGATTTATTATGGTATCTACATAAAGAGTGTCTTTATTGGTGTTAGTCGTCTGATAGAGAAGAACCAGATGAGGTTCAAACCTAAACCGTTAAAACCGTCGTATTCATCATGAATGGAGAGTCTACCACATTGGCGAATGGCGCAGCCTTGAAAGCTGTTTGACCCCGAAAAGGGTTTGAAGGTTCGACTCCTTCACTCTCCGCCACTATCCTATCGAGGAGGATGCTATGAGCAAGCAAGCCGAAACCCGGAACTGATGAGAAAGACAAGCAATTGAAAGAGGAGATCCAGCGTCTTCAAGAACAGATCAGACAGCAACAGGCTTATGCGAATCATTTGAAATGGAAGGAATCGTCTTCAATTTGATAATCGTCGTCTTAACATTCATCAAGTTGATGTCTGCCGCTGCGGTTATTTCATTCTTCTTGTATCTAATTTATACGGTGTTTAAAAAATTCTGGAGAGTTGGGTGAGAGGCTTAAACCAGCGGTTTGCTAAACCGTCGAGCCAGGTAACTGGCTCCGTGGGTTCGAATCCCACATTCTCCGCCAGATGTTAATCAATGAGAGAGGTGATAGTTATGACTCTGAAAGGTTTGGTTTTAGGGGCTGCATTGGTATTCGTGGTTATCCCGGCAGCCTGTAGCATCGGTTATTATCTTACCACGCAAGAAACATTCGAAGCCACCATCAATCAAGTCAACAGAAGTTCGTCCGGTGGCACCGAAGTCCTCCTCGCCGAAGACCCCTTCGAATGGGGCGTCATCCGAAACGAAGATAATCTCTTCATCCTCAAAATGAACAGTGGCGTATTGAGCGGCAAGCTCGTCTCCGGCGCCAAATGCACCCTCACCACTTATGGCTGGCGCAACACCTGGTTCAGCTGGAAGCCTAACCTCGTTCGAATTGAAAAGTGCGTCAAGGCTTGACAAGCACGCCATTACCTGCTATAATAGCACTTTAAAAGGTGATATCCATGAGTTTAACCTCTACCGAAATCTTAAAAATTACCGACTCCTATGATCTTTTTGGCTCGCTTTCCGAAGCCGATGCCAAGGAGAAGCATCGTCGTCTTTCGAAAGAATGGCATACCGATAGGAATCATAGCTCGGACGCCAGTAAGGTAATGACCCACATCAACGCTCTATACGATAAATGGGTAGGCGGTGAGTATGGAAAGGTTCTAAAGATTGAAGAGAACAACGGCGCCAAGAGAACATTCCACTTCAGATATCAGAAGTCGAGACCGACCGATGTCGGAGAGATGTATATCGGTAAGAAGATGGTGGCGTTCAGAGTGTCCGAAGATAACATGGACCTGTTTCGCTCTGCAGTGAAGGCTATTCAGAGCATTCGCTTTCCCTCCAAGATGCTCGAAGCCAACTTCAATCGTCTGACACCTAAAGAACTAAAGGCGTATGAAACCAATGACGGTGGTGTCTTTACCGTCTATAAAGGCTCCGATCAAATCGACCTCGCGGACATACTCGAGGCGAAAGTGGAAGTGGAGCCGGGGCATTTGACTTGGATTCTCGAAGGAGTTTATAACTTCGTTCTTCTGATGCACCAGGTGCAGAACAAGATGTTCGGTGGATTAGAACCGGACTCGGTCTTCATCAATCCCAAGTTCCGAACCGTGCATGTCTTGGGCGGTTGGTGGTTCACCGAAACACTCAACGGTACTCTCAAAGCTCTTCCCAACTGGATCATTCCGATACTGCCTAACAGTATCATCAAGGCTAAGAAAGCCGCACCGGCTATCGACCAGATCGCTATCAAGACACTTGGAATCCGACTCCTGGGCGACGAGACGATGGTCGGCTCCAAGCTATTGAAGATGGGAAAGAAGTACCAACCGCTGATCACTTTTCTCCGATCACCTCATTCGGAGAGCACTATCAAGGAGTATGGTGAATGGAGTAAGATCGTAAAGGATCTACCGAGGTTAGATTTACCAATCACATTCAATGACATCTACCGATAGGGGTAAAAACGATGGGTTATTCGACATGGTCTACACGAGATTGGACGTCGTATTCTGCTACGACAGCAACCAAAAGCACGGCAGAGATCTTCACCAAAAGCACTATCGATACCGATCTCAATCCGTATAAGGTGCTGGTGAGAGAGAGCCGCGATTCGGACTTCAACCCTAATAGCACACCGATCATCGTCGGTTGCGATGTAACGGGGTCTATGGGTATGATTGCCGATCATCTGGTCCGCAAGGGCATCGGTACCTTCTTCGAAGAGCTGTTAAACCGCAAGCCGATTACCGACCCGCATATGATGGTTATGGGCATCGGCGACGCCGCTTACGATTCATCTCCATTGCAGGTCAGTCAGTTCGAAGCCGACTTGACTATCGCCAAATGGCTCGAAAAGCTCTATATCGAGCATGGCGGCGGTGGCAATCGATACGAATCTTACGATCTACCATACTACTTCGCGGCGAATCATACTTCGATCGATTCCTGGGAGAAGCGATTCAAGAAGGGCTATATCTTCACCATCGGTGATGAGGAAGCGCCGCCCAAGACGTTCGCCAAGCAGGTGGAGAAGTTCATCGGCGACGAGATGACGCAGGATATGCCTTTCGCGGATACGCTGGCTCAAGCGCAAAAGATGTATCACTGCTATCACATCATAATCGCTCAAGGTAGTCACGCTCGCTCGTATCCCGATCAAGTGAAATCCTCGTGGCGCGCGGTTATGGGACAGAACGCCATCTGGTTGGAAGACTATAACAACCTGAGCGAAGTGATCGTCAGCACCATTCAGCTAAACGAGGGCGCCGATAAAGCCGAAGTGCTGAAGAGCTGGAGTGGTGCAACGGGTATGGTTGTATCGAGAGCCCTGGACGGTGTCGGTACCGGCGAGATGACCATTCATCCAACCGTTACCACCGGGCGTGGTGTAAAGAGAATCTAACACAGGAGAAGATAATCTATGATGAGAGCTTATAACGTTTTTTGGTGGAACAAGAAAGATGGGAAGGAATCCGTCGATCTGAATGCGTTAATCGTAACCGATTCTGTCGATAAGGTCTTCGATATCTTCAGACAGAACTTCCCCGACAACGATGTCGAGCTGATCTCCAACATCGAGCTCATGACTGCCACCGTGGTCATCGGTTAAGCAGCGAAGATCTCCTTACGGCGTATAAATACATATTAAAAGACGCCGTAAGGAGACCAATAATGTCATCACCTCACAACACACTGAATCCTTATTTTGATTTCTATCATCAGACGAACGAGCAGAACTTTTATGCCGATTTCATCGATGAAGAGATCCGAATAGCTGGAACCGAATGTCTTTTCATTCCTAAAACCTATGAATCTGTCGATAAGATTTTAGGTGAGCCCTATAAGACTCTTTATGATCGTTATTACCCGATAGCGTGTCGTTTGACCACACCCGAAGGATATGGAGGTGACGGCGACATGATGACGCAGTTTGGTTTACGATTCATGAATACCAGCGAATGGGTTATCAGCAAGAGGATGTTCAGAGACCTCAAAATACCCGATAGGCTGGTTAGACCGCTGGAAGGCGATTTACTGATGGTGGGACCGTCGGGATCGGCTGGACCGGAAACTCATATCGATCCGCAATTCACTTACAGCCTGATGGAGATCACCTATGTCAAGCACGAAGTTCCTAACTGGCCCTTAGGTCGATACTTCGTCTTTCAAGTGATGTGCCAACTCTTTGTGGCTTCCTATGAGAAGTTCGAAACCAAATCTAACGATGTCGATGTTCAAAACTTTCAGAACAGCAATGAGTCTAATTTGCAGATTGCTGCCAATCAAGATATCGAGAGCGTCAAGCCTCAACTGTTAGATTTTTCAGAGAAGAATCCGTTTGGTAACTTATAAGGAAATCACATGAGACCATCATTTTTCTATTATCAAACCGTTAAAAACGTGATTGCCGCCTTCGGTACGATCTTCTCCGATGTTATCTATGTCAACGATTACGGACAAGAGGTACTGGTTCCCTTGCACTACGCACCCAGAGAGAAGTTCGTAGAATTCATACAAGTCAAACCCGACTACGATAACGCCCTGGACACGGATACCACTCTTCCAAGATTTGGGTTCGAACTGATTTCTGTCGATTTCGATTCCACGCGAATGCTAAATCCTATGAGCCGAATGACGCATAGGACGGATTCGGAATCTCGCTACATGTTTAACAGAGTGCCCTACAATTTTGCCTTCAACTTGTATCTTGCCGCTCGCAAGTTCGAAGATAGTTTAAAGATAGTCGAGCAGATCGTACCTTTCTTTACTCCTGACCTGAACATAACCATCAGAGATAAAGAAGACTTCGACATATCGACAGATATCCCGGTTGTACTGAATAACACCAGCTTCGTGATAGATTACCAAGGCTCCTTTGAAACACGAAGAACCATCCAATGGGACTTTTCCTTTACCGCGAAGGGCTACCTATACAGCAACGTGAGAGAGCAGACGCGCATCAAGGAAACCATCATCAAGATGACTAACCAGGATTTCAATAAGGTTTATGAGTCGTTCATCAGTGAAGTGGAGCCGCGCGCAGCTAACAAGACGGATCCGTATATCATTAAAGACACGATTATCGATGGACCACCACCGAGCAAGCTGACAATCAACTTCGGTTCAGGAGAACTTCTCGAAATGGGACCGTCGCAAGACACTCGATACACCATCTTCGGTATCAGAGAGATGAGCACCGGATCGACAATGAGCGTGGTGCCTATGCCAGGCAGTTTATAATCCAATGAGGTGATATAATGATGCAAGTGAAAGCCGTAATCGGAGCAGGGTATGGTGATGAAGGCAAGGGGATGTGGACGGACTATCTGGTAAGAACCAGTGAGAAGCCTATAGTCGTCAGAAACAACGGTGGCGCTCAAGTGGGGCATACCGTCGTGGTTGGTGATAAGAGGCGCATCTTCAGTCATCTCGGCTCCGGTACTCTGAGAGGAGCCCCGACACTCTTCACTCGAAATACGGTCGTCAATCCGATGCTCTATCTGAAGGAGACGAAAGGTAGAAACGCCGGGTTGAACCCCAAAGTCTATATCGAGTCTCAAGCTCAGGTTACTACCCCCTTCGATATGCTGCTCAACCAATGCTTGGAGATGAGTAGGGGCGACGGTCGTCATGGATCTACGGGAACCGGATTCGGTGTTACCTTGGAAAGAGTGGAAAGAGGACTGACTCTCTCCTACAGAGACATTACCACCGGCACCAATTACAAGAGGCTGACGGAGATCAGAACCTGGTGTCAAAATCGTCTGCCCAAACCTATCAACTCTTTTATGGAGCAAGCGCACGACTTCTTCATTCATAAGGAGATGCTGGAGATGTTCATCGATGACTGCAACGAATTCTGCGAGAAGACGGAGACTTGGAAAGACACTTTTAAGAATTATGAGACCGTTATCTTCGAGAACGGACAGGGGTTGATGCTCGATCAAGAGTTCGGTGAGTTTCCAAACGTCACGCGCTCCAATACCGGTTTTAGAAACATCGGTAAGATGATGAAGAGTCTGGGCTGGTTTAATCAGGTACCTACTCATGTCTACTATCTTAGCCGCTGCTACACAACCCGACACGGTGCCGGTCCTCTTCCCGATGAAAATCATTCGTTACCCGGTATCTCGATGTCGGATGAAACGAACGTACCGAACGAGTTCCAAGGAACTCTGAGGTTGGCACCGCTTAACCTGTATGACATACAACGTGCTATTCGATGGGATCAGGTTTCTCACCCCAAGAATACCACCAAGTATAAAGTCTTAACCTGCTGCGATCATATCGTAAAAGGCGAGAACGCTAAATACATCGATCGCGATGGTAGATTTATTATCACTGATTACGATCAGTTCATCGATAAGATGGATCAGGAGTTCAATATTCGATCTTATTCGGCAGCAGGGGACTCTTTAACCGAATGGTCTTTTGCTCGATTTTGATAAACCAAAAGGAACTGTCCGATGGATAATGTGACTCTTGGAATGATAAAGCGCATCTGCGAAATCATCTTAAACCACTCTACTGTAACAGAAGAGTTAGACTCTCTGGCATTTAGGGTAGCCTATCATCCGGATATCTTCAATGCCAATGCAGAAGTTATCGTACCTATTCGAAATTATGTTGGTGATGTCAAACCATTAAATGAGGTGAAACTATGAAACTACACGAATTACTCGCAATCGAAAAGAACCAGCAAACTCAATTCACTACTCTGGTGCAAGATACCCAGAATAAATTCGGGCGCGACCACTACTTCAAGGGATGGGTGAAGAGTCTGAAGATGATCCAGGATAGCCCTGAAAACGAAGCTATCGAGAAGGCAGGTAGCGAGACCAAAGATGTGGTCACCACTGTCAATGAGACTCTCGAGTACCTATTCGACCGCTGGGCTTCCTATGAAGATACTCAAATACGCAAGAACATCACTAACCAGAAGGCTACGACCAGTCTGCCTATCGGCGATACCGTGGTCGATGATGTACCGGTCGATGAGTTGATGGGACTGGAAACTCGCCTCACGAAGATCCGCGAAATCTTCCAGCAGATTCCGACTCTCGATGCCTCTCGTGAGTGGCAGAAGAGCACGGTCCGCGAAGGCGTCTGGATTGCTTCTCGACCAGATGTCACGACTAAGACGGAAAGAGTGGTTACCCCGGTAGTTCTCTACGAAGCCACCAAGGAGCATCCCGCTCAAATCGAGAAGGTCAGCAAAGACGAAGTGGTCGGCTCCTTCACTACCGTATCGTTCAGTGGAGCCATCACCAGTCTTCAGAAGGCGAATGCCCTCAAACGCATCGACGACTTGCTCGGTGAGGTGAAAAAGGCTCGTATGCGTGCTAACATGAAGGAAGTCGTCAATGCCACCATCGGCTCGGTGTTGGCGAAGTATCTGCTAGAACCGCTAAATAGTTAAAAACAGATTGTGGGACATCGTTATCGTTATGTCTAAAACCTGTTACTGAAGGTTCGAATCCTTCCTGGATCACAGATGATTTTCAGAAAGAACCATCTGTGATCCGGTGGCGAAACTGGTAAACGCGCAGGAGTTATCGTAGTCAAGGTTGTCGTATTCTCCCACCAAACTTATCCGAAAAGACCGTTTGATAACCTTTAGTGACAATACACTAGGAACACGAGGGTTCGAATCCCTCATCGTCCACCCGGACTCATTCGAGGGAGAGGGAGTGATTCTCGGGGACGATTGATCCAGTGGTAGGATTTCCTTTATCGTTATTCTGAAGATCATTAGTTGGTGAAAGAACGGTTGCGAAAGGTATTCGCGAGAGGGTTATGAGAATCCTGGTTGAGGGCTCATAACCCTTTTTCATCTAATAAATAAGAGAAAAAGGAGGAGCACCTATGCAAACATTTGATGAATATTTTCAAACGAAAGAAGAACTCAACGAACATTGGTCCCAGATGACCGAAGAAGAGAAGAAAGAGGAGATTCCTGTAGCCGATAAGACAGGGCCGGCAAAGGGGAAGGCGTTTAATAAGTTGGGATCGGAAGAACACTTGGCAGCCATGCAGCACCACTCGACCAAGTTTAACGAATTCAAGAAGAGCAAAGATCATTCCGATCATGTAAAGAAAGCTGCTATCGACTATCACACCAAGATGTATCAAGCTCATAAAGCTGCCTTGGGAAAATGAAACGATTCTGCCATCAGTGCTCGACGGAAATCTTCGAGTGCATGGGGTCGGTGCACGCGGGTTCCTTCGCCGCTTTCTTGAAAGGAGAGACCGATAAGGTTTACGAACTCTGCCCCAAGTGCGCCACATACCACGCCAACATAAACCCGCCCGTTTATCCACAACCAGGAAGCACAATCATGCTGACATTCGAAGAATTTCTGTTAGAAGACGAATGCGCGATCTATTCGCCCGATCAAATCAAAGAACTCGAAAAGTTCGCGGATAAACTGCTCGATAAGTTCGGGATCGATATCGAATTCACCAAACACTTCGGAGACCGAATGGGCGACTCCAGAAACGCGCCCTGTATCAAGATATCCGAGCTGCAGCAACTCTTCAAGAAGATCGAGAAGGATAAAGCGAAGAAGATTAAGAGTACCGGCGATCAAGACCAGGCGGTGTTAGTAGATCTTCAGAAAGATTTGAATCTCCCGTTCGTGGTCGAGATAGATGATAACGACGAGTTCATCGTCAGGTTTAAGACGATCATGCGTAAGAAAGATTTTAAAACCACCAATCAGAAGATAGAGTATTAGGAAATGAGAATCAGAAATTTTAACGAGTTTATCAACGAATCCCTCATCCTCGAGATGCCTCATATCATGCTCGGAGATAAGGTGGTCGATCTCGAGCTGGAAGTTCACGCCAAGATGAAACCGAAAGACTTTGTTCAATACATCGATGATTGGGTGAACGGCAAACCCATCCAAAGCAAGACTCCCGGGTTCTCGATGAAAGTCAATGCCGACTCCGTTAAGGAGTTCGCCAAGAAAGTTCTCTCGCAACCGTATCTGAAAAATTTCACGATCATGCACTACGGCGAGGATACCTGGGCATCTGTAGAAAATCTGCTACGCGCTAAATTGTAACATCTTCGCGAAAATATTTTTTCTGAACGGCTTGACTTTTGGCTCCCGGGGTGCTATACTACGCACAAGAAGTAAGGCAAACCAACTGGAGACCCAAGATGACCAAGTACGAAGTGATCGGCTACACCAACAACGGCACCTATGCTGAAATGGTTGATGCGCATGACAAGGATGAGGCTCTGAAGTTGGCGAAGCGGTCGATGAAAACTTGGCTGCCCAAGGGCGTCAAAATCCTGAAGTGGGTTGTCCGTAACTACTAAACGGGGAGCAAGCGGAAATGGGATACTTTAATGCACCGGGCGCCACAGGGGCTTTCCAAGAAAAAGAGCACGGACACTGGTTCGAGTACCGCCCCACCCAAGATGAGTGGGCCTTGGAACAGGGTCTGACGCAAGAGATCGCCGTAGCGTATGGTGAAAAGCGTTATGCGCAGGTGAAGAAAACCGTAGCGTATGTCGCCGTCGACGAGGACGAATTCGGTAAAGCCTTAATCGTGAAGTGGCACATCCGTAGCCACAACATCTACAGCAAATCTTGATTGAAGAGGATACGATGATGATTCAAGTTGGTGATGTGGTTGCTTTCTGCTACTGCGGTACTCATGGGGCTCGGCGAATTCGAAATGTAACCGTTACCAAGGTAATGAAGACGTTCATCGAAATCGCTGACGGCTGCCGCTTTTCTCCGGTCGATGGGCGCCAGATTCGTGACTCGAACGGCGCCCCGACTCTTTCCGCGGGAATGCATCGATTTTATCTCGACTCGCAGGTCTCCTACTGGGACAGTAAGGATCGCCGCGACGAAGCTCTCCGCGTACTCAATTCAGGTTTTGAAAACCTGATCTCCGCTGCTCGTAACCGCAACTGGGAAGATGTCAAATCCTGCTACGCTGCCCTTGTCAACCTTATCGACGAATCATAAGTCGCATTTTCGTGGAACTATTTTTCCTGAACGGCTTGACATTCTGGATCGTTGTGTTATACTATGCACATCAAGTCAGGAAAATACAGCACTGGAGCCCGAGATGACCACTAAAGACGAGATCGTGACGCAAATCGAAAACGACTGGGGCGCCATGGCAGAGGATGTCATGAATGCGGAAAATGCGTTGCGGGTTGGCATTATCCTGAACAATGCCAAAGCCGAATTGATGTTGAAAATTCAAGACCTGATTGACCTGGCTTACGAAGACGGTCAGAATAACGTACTCGAAGCAATGAACGGCTAACTAAATTGGAGACCCAAATGAGTAACATTTCTCTTGCGCAGTGGATCAAAAATTTCGATAACGGTGTTTACGATTCCAGGAACGTCAGAGTGCAAATCGATGCCGGCTGGTACGATTGGTTCTGTCGCGACTCTTCGCTGCGTGGTAAAACCTATGCTCTGGCGCCGAAAGTGAAGCGCATTGCAAAGAGCCCCAAGGTTAATGTCGACACCATGTATGTCTTCTTCAAGAACAACTGCCCTCTCTGCGGTTCGCTGTACGACGATTTCCGAATCTGCGACATGGAGTCGGGTGATGTGGTCTTCACTATCGTACCTCGCTCGGGCCATGAGGCTACGAAAGGCGAAGCCGAGGTCTGGGGACGCGAGAACGACTTCGAGACCCCGCTCTTCCTGGGCGATTGGAAACAGGTGAAGGAGTGGTTCGGAGTTTGACTATGTCATACAAAATCGTTCGCCTGTTTGCCAATGGCCGTAAGTATACGATATACCGCGGCATGTCTTTGGAAGAAGTGCAAGCTCATTGCAGCGACCCCGAGACTAACTCGGATACCTGTAGGAAACCGGCGAATAGGCGTCGAACCAGAGAGCATGGCGATTGGTTCGACGGGTATTACAAGGAATAGAATTAAGCCGAAGTGGCGAAATTTGGTAGATGCGCCAGCTTGAGGGGTTGGTGGGCGAAAGCTCGTGAGGGTTCGAGTCCCTCCTTCGGCACCAATTATAATGGGTGGCTATCTCAATGGTTTAGAGAGTCTCGCTGTGACCGAGAAGATGTTGGTTCGATTCCAACGCCTCCCTCCACCATTTCAACCAGTTCATGATGAGGTGATTATGACAAAACGCATTCAACTCGACGAAATCCCTTACAGGGGCATCGGTGTCGGTGAAAAGGTGATGTACCTGGGCACGAGCGGTAGAACCACTTTTATAGATTATGGGTTCTATCGTGGAACGCACGGGTTTATTCCGGTTGTTGAAAGTTTCAGTCGAGAAAGGAAGTGGGTCATCGAGCGCGGTCGCTATGTCCAAAGCAAGCAGTGGACTATTCGCTCTCGAAGAGTTTACCTCTACCGCGGTCGAATCTTCAATCTCAACCGAGTCAAAGAAATGCTCGACATCATACCCACTTATGATGACATCGCCCGACTCATCGAACCATCGCCGGAGTAGCGCAATCGGCAGGAGGCAACAGATTCAAAACCTGTACAGTGTGGGTTCGAATCCCACCTCCGGCACCAATCAATGGCGGGAGCTGAGGTCGGCTCCTCAACCACCCTGGAAAGGTGGAGTGGCTTGTATGAGTCAATCGTTCGATGCGATCCCCGCCACCATCTATTGGAAACGAAATCAATGAAAACCATAATAGCAGCACTCATTCTCACCGCATCCTTATCATCCTGCGCGGTAGTCCCGACTCCCGATGGCGGAGCCGTCGTGGTTCCGCTTCCTCCTTACCCGGCTTATCAGTATGGCGGCTGGTATGATCCGGTATATGATAGGAGCCATCCGTGGCGCCCGCATTATTACCGCCCTTATTATCACTACTAATGAGGTATCGTTATGGCAATGACATGTGAAGAAGCTCGCAAATGGTGTGCTTACTGTAATGCGTATCGCTGGTTCTACCGTTATGCCGAAGGAGCCAGCAGGCAGTGGATCTGTACTTCGTGTTCGAATTCTTATTATTGCGGCGGCGGGCATCGCTGAGCGCCGAATATTTTTTTGAAGGTACTTGACTTTTGAGCTTCGGTATGTTATAGTATGCTCGTCCATAACAACCCGAGCTGCCGAAATGACCAAACGCTTCGTCAAAGTTTACACCAGTGACTTCGCAGTGCCCTGCGGCGAAATGGCTGCCATTCCCAAGAACAGTCGGCTGCGGTATCGCCCAAAGCGCGTGCCAAAATTTCGCATTCCCAAAGCTGTCCAAAATTCTATCTTCACTTTTGAGGGAGGCGATGAAAATGGTTGGAATTGCCTCTGTCCTCGTGATGAGTTCAAAGCCCATTTCAGAAAGTTGTTCGGAACTGAAGTAAAGTCTATGGAGTCGATTCCCGACAGGGAAATCAGTAAGCTAACCTTGTTTGCATGTGGAAGTGCCTTCGTGAATGCCCGCAAAGTCGAGCGCCACACTTTGAAGATAAATCCGTCGTTGGGGTATCATCGCGATACATTCGCAAAGAAGCTCGAACGCATCACTTTCTGCTTCGGTGAAGAGGGTGCCAAGTTCTACCTGGAGATGCACGACTTGATTGTCGATTACATCGCATCACGCATTTAACAAACGGAGCCGCGGTAGTGCAATTGGTAGGAGACAAGGGACTTAAAATCCCAACAGTGTGGGTTCGAATCCCACCCGCGGTACCAACCTTGAGATGACTAAATACTGGAGATGATAAACGTGAGTGAGAAAATTGATATTACCACTGAAATGATCGAAACCTCGATTCAAGAAGTCAAAAAGAAGCTGTCAAAACTTCCCGAGGAGTGGGTAGGATCGGCATTCGGATTTCTTAAATCCGATATCAGCCATAAGACTCTGGTCGGCGGGTTGGGCGAGCAACTGGCTTGCTTGGTCCTTCGAAAGAAGCTCGGTAGAGAGAACTTTGTCGTGATAGGCGGTGAAGACGATGTGCTTGATCAGGAAACAACCCTCATCTACGAAATTAAAACTTCCACTTATAACCAAGGCAGCCTCTTTGTTAATCAGATCAAGCTCGAAAAAATTTGGGAGTATTTGGTCATCGTCGTCTTTACTCCCAACCATGTGAAGGTGTTTCTCGCTAAAAGGTCCGACCAGCTCATTGCTTCTTTGAGCAAGAATAACGACTATTGTTTGCGTGCATCCTTTGCTAAAATGGATAAAAACAAGAATTTTGAATGTATAGCGGAAGGAGACTTCGTAGGTGCCAAATTTTCGCTCTAATTCTTTGGAACAGTATTACACTCTACCGGATCTCGCGGAATCATGCTTCTCCTTCATGGTAGATAAGATAGGTGCGGATCACCAGTGGATCGAACCGACTGCCGGCACCGGGGTATTCGTCGAAGTTCTGAGGAAACATGGGATCCATGATTTTATGGCTTTCGACATAGACCCCAAGCATCCGGACGTTCGAAGGCAAGATTTTCTGAAGACGTCTTTCGATAGTTTCGATAATGTCTTCATCGGCAATCCGCCTTTCGGTAGAGCCTGCTCCATTGCAATTAAGATCTTCAATCAATGTGCTAAGTTCGGGCGATACATCGGCTTCATCGTTCCGAGATCATTCAACAAGATTTCGATTCAGGATAAGTTGAATCAAAACTTCCATCTCATCCATAAGATGGATTGCCCGAGTATCTCGTTTACCGACGAATACGGTGCGCCTCATGAAGGCGGTCTTCTAAGAACGGAATTTCAAATCTGGAAGAGAGATGCGTCTAATCCGAGGGATCGATTACAGTCATATCGAAGCCGTCATTTCGCTTTCGTTCGAAAGACTGAACCGTATGACTTCGCTTTTAGAACGCATGGCGGTGGTGCCGGTCGAGTCTTACCGGAGGGCGATTACAATCCGAGAACGACAGCGTTCATCAAGATGATCGATCCCGAGGTCAAGGAGGCGTTTCAGAAAGCAGACTTCACCTGCTTTAGCCAGGAAGTGTCTTACATTCCTTGCTTGGGACCTGCTGAAATCAGTTTCTGTATCGACCGTTTCATGAGCAAGAACAAAGGAAAGTAAACCCAGAAGGTCTGGGACTCGCTTCGAAAGCGATGGGAGCGGAAACGCTTGGGGATCGAGACCTCTGCTTTCCGCCAGATTACAAGTTATGGAGGGTACTGGGGTCGGCTCCCCAATCATCTTGGAAAGGTGAAGTGACCCCTGATAAGGGTCAGTCGTTCGATGCGACTACTCTCCGCCAAATTCTGTCTCGTTAAACTAGCCCGGGTGGCGAGCGAGGAGATCGAAACTCCGCTGGGGTCGTCGTTAGCCCGACGCGCCCTGGCTACCGGGAACAGATCAATTAAGAGCCGCGGTAGCGCAATTGGTAGGAGGCAACAGCCTTAGAAGCTGAACAGTGTGGGTTCGAGTCCCACCCGCGGTACCAAACTTCCTCCTCATAGGAGAATGACATGCTAAAAGACATAGTGGGAAAAGAATTGAAACCTCGGAGATATGATTGCTTACCCTAGAAGAAGCGGGAGCAACGTATGGATGACGACTTCCAGAATCTTGGAGATCGTACAGACAGAACACGATTACCGACCCGGCGAGCATTATTACCAGATTAAAGCCCAAAAAGAAGGTGGTCGAATCGTGATGGTAGATCGTATCGACAACGTGGTTAAAATTGAGGAGGCATCATGACTGCGGCTTCGATCAAGAAAGATACTGAATACGATATTCAAACCGGCTTCTGCGATAGTTGCAAAAGTCATCGTTTCTTCTATCGGCATAAGTCGGGGGGCGAATGGTTTTGCCAAGTGTGCAATTGGCGCAATGAAAGAATCGAGAGGATTGTTGCGTCAATTGATTCTTCTACTCCAGAGGAGTGATGCGAATGAGCCAGTGGAAAGAAGTTGAATCGGATAAGTCTACCGGGTTTTTAGACAAGAACGGTGTCGAGATCCTGATGGGCGACAAGGTGTCGTATCGTCGTAAAGTGAAAGCCGAACACCGTTGGGAACGAGGGACCTGCAGGGTCACCGTGATCCCGGGTCATTATGAGATGGTGACGGCTAATGTGGTCGGATTCGGTAGGATAGTCAAGAAGCACTATTATGACCAGAGCGTCATTCAGATAGAGTACCTTCAGCTAAAGGAGCCTCATGGTATAGATGTGTTTCGAGTCTATCGTACCGAAAATCTGTCTGTCGTGTTCAAATCAAATGAAAAGTGAGGTGTTTATGAAAAAGACTTTGATTGTTATCGGTGTTGCTGCTGCTCTCATGGCCACGAATGCGTTGTCCCAGGATGTTACCATCTCAACCGGACGCGAGGGTGGCTCTTATTTTGGGGTTCAAGGTCCGAAGATTGTGAAGTATGTCAAGGGCGTCGGTCTAAACGGGGCTTTCGTGTCTTCTTCAGGGTCTCTGGATAACCTGGATAAGGTGGCCAAAGGAGAAGCACAAGTAGGTATCGCTCAAGCAGATGCTATCATGTTCTTCAAGAAGACCAGTCCGCAAGCCGGCACCAAGATCGAGATCGGTGGCACTCTCGGGCGCGAGTGCGTATTCGTCGTGGCCAAGAAGGACGGTAAGGTGAATTCCGATACCGACCTGCAAGTAAAAGGCGTGACGATTGCCGCCGGCGCTCAGGGCGATGGCTCTCGCGCGACCTGGGACTATATGGGTATTCTCGAGGAGAAGTTTAAGAGTGCGACACCTAATGATGTCGGTGGGGCATCCGGTTTGGCACAGGTTGTTTCGGGTCAGACTAATGCGTTCCTCTTCGTCACCAATCCCGACCCCAAGGTTCTTTACACGAACGAGCTTTTCACTCTGGCTCGCGATAACAAGAACCTCCAATTCGTTCCGGTGACCGATTGGGATCTGAACGACAAGCTGCCTAACGGCGATGCCGTATACACCTTCGATAAGATTGTGACCAAGCCAGGTACCTTCTCCGACGATAAGGTCGCCACCATCTGTATGAACACCTACACCGTTTACAATAGCGACTTGAGCCCCGCCGTCAAGGAAAAGCTCGCCCGCGCGTTCCTTCGCATGAGCGCGGCGGAGTAAACTTCTTACACTCGAGTCGTCCAGTTGGTAGGACCGCCACCGACTCATGGTTAAGGACCAATAACGCTGTCGGGTAAAGCAGGCCGTGGGTTCGAGTCCCACCTCGAGTTATCACAAGGATCCCTTCGGTTATAAATATCACAAAAACCAGAGGGATCCTTGCCATGATAAAGTTTAAAGAATTTTGCTCCATTATAGAGCAGTTAGAAGAAGATCGACAATCCGACGATGAGTATTTCAAATCACAGGGGTGGGATGGCGATCCCACCACCCGTTTCATATATGTAGATTCTTACAAGAAGAAAAAAGCCACCACCCAATGGACTACCTTGGCGGCTATAGAAGATGTTCTTGGTAAAGACATGGTTATAAAATGGGATAACATGCGACCACCCAAGCTGAAGCAACTTCAGCCCAATAAGGTGTATGTCATGCTTTACCACATCGTTGGCAGCATATCGTTCATTCCGCAATTGGATTACCTAAAGAAGACTGGTCAACTCTGCGGAATCATCAGCGTTAGAAGTCTCGTAAGTCGAAATGCAGATGATGTTTCGATGGCTGTTCACGAAGCCTATCATGCCAAACTCTGGTTCAAAGTAAAGGGACAAGGAAACTTCTACGGGAATGAAAAGGTCGTCAATGATTTGGCTGAAAAGTGGCTAAAAAAGAACATCCGTGGGTTTAATGTTCAAGTGGGTATGGATAAGATCGGTACCAGTAGAGCGGGATATGGGGTCAATAAAGCACCCTATGTCACTCCCTGGCATGGTACCAAGGGTATGTCAAAAGCAGATATCCACGGCTTATCCTATGAAGATGAGTTGATGGATAAGCTCGCTAAAAAACAGGCGAGAATTAACCAGGGGTTGCCTCTCAGTCCTACTAATAGATTCAATGCTAACCCTTAACTCGCGTTCGTCATTTTTCTTATGGAGTAACCTAAATGATTATACTTGAAATCTTCTTTGCGCTTTTCGTGATTGCCATGATACTTTTTGGAAAGGTAGAATTTACCCCCAAAACGTTCAAACTTTCCATCAACATCGCCGGGCGCACCTTTCCTCTGATCTCCATCGTGAAGAAGAGGGATACCAACGGCAGCGATAACGTATCTATCTAAAGAAGGTAAAATGTAATGAATGACTTGTTTGATGTATCGTCTTTGCTTTCTTACGGCTGCTATCAAGGTCTGTTCTTCGACCGTCAGCTCCAGCTTTGGACCAATCAGAATGGACGATTTCGTCGATTGGCGAATCAGTGGTCTCTACCAGCCGGCGATTATCCGATGTCTCTTACCGAATTGAGGGAGAAGGTCGCTCACTCCCATGTCTTTCGCGAGTTCGTGAAGAAGGTGCGTGCTGCCCTAAACGAGTACCACGAGAAGAGCCTGAAAGGCAAGTTCGTCATCGCTATCATCGATGATGAGGGGTCGCTGGTGTTCGGTGATAATCCGAAGATTTACGCTACTCGTGAAGAAGCCGACCTTCGTCTGATGCGTTATCAGCAAATCAATCCCGAAACTCGCTTCTGCCTGTTCAAGTGCGAGGGCGAGCTCAAGTCCGTAGGAGTGGTACTCGAATGAACGAGATCGTCGCAATGGTAGGTGGTATCGTCATGATCGGCTATTTCTTCGTCATCCTGATTAAAGCCCATCTCGATGGGATCGATATCCCGAATACATCAGAGTTCATCTAATGGCTAATCTGGATTGGGTCGCTTCTGTCTGTACGAAGGAAGACAAGGATCTTTTGAAGCGTATCTTCGATAGGCTGAAGGAAGAAGCGAAGACGGAAGTGATCTATCCACCGGCACGATGCATCTTCAGAGCTATAGAGAATCTCGATTCGGTCAAGGTGGTTATCGTCGGACAGGATCCCTATCACGGCGAAGGACAGGCCAACGGCTTTGCCTTCGCCGTCAATCATGGTATCGCTAAACCACCATCGCTGGTTAACATCTTCAAAGAACTGACCTCGGATATCGGGCAGTTCAAAACCGATGAGACTCTCGAGCATTGGGCGTCTCAAGGTGTCATGCTCCTCAATGCGTCCTTGACCGTGTTAAAAAGCAAACCCGCCTCTCACGGTGATTTGGGCTGGCAAAAGATTACCAATCGAATTATCAAGTATCTTTCGGATAGACGAGAGCACTTGGTATTCATCCTATGGGGCAAGTTCGCGCAATCCAAATCTTCTATCATCGATGACGAGAAGCATTTGATTATCTCGTCGGCGCACCCCAGCCCGTTTTCGGCTCATCAAGGCTTCTTTGGAAGCCGACCGTTTAGCCGTACCAACCAATACCTAACTATGCACAACATTCAACCTATAGAGTGGTGATTACTATGTGGTGGTTCATCATGGTCCTTATGCTTGTCATTTTAGCCCTCTTCGGGGAAGTGACTGTCGAGAAGAGCTGGCGCGGTTTCCTGTTCGAGGTTCGTTTAAAATCGGAATGGCCACGTTTTAACTGGCTCATCTTTAAAATTTGGAAAACGCAGCCGTGAGTAGATGGCTCGATCAAACCAAGTTCGGATTACATCAGCAACTATCTAAACTCTATAAGGATGCCAAAGCCAAAGCGCCACCCGAAGAGTTCAAAGAGTTCGAAGCTTGGTTTTGGAAGATTAGACCTCTACTGAATGTCGATTTGTCTTCTTATGTTCCAGCTTCGCCTGGTGAAACATCGGGACCGAATCCCCCTGCTTCGCAGTCTATAAATAGCGTTGAGAATTAGATATTCACCATTTAGAAAAGGAAAACGTCATGAAAACATTCGAAGAATTTTTAGTAAGCGAAGCCTTAGTGCAGCCATCTTATTCAGGCAACAAGGTTCATACCAAAGACGAATTCACGAAGAGGGATTCTGAACTGAAAGATAAAGGCTGGGAAAAGAAGGATGTCACGGCAGTGAGACCTAGCAAGGGCGCCAGAAAAGTCGTCCAGCATACTTACACTCACCCAGAGAATAAGGCTACCTTATCGGTTCACGTAAAAGCCTAATCAATAGGATAAGAAGAAATGAAAACATTCGCAGAGTTCATCGAAGAACAGATCGTAGACGAAGCCACGCCACCGCAGACTCATAAGACAGATAAGCGCGGCGGGACGGTATTCACCACTGTCAATCCTTTCAATAAGGAAGGCGAAGGCAAGTATAACGTGGTATTCCAGCCCAATAAGGAATCGCCTCGCGGAAGAACAAAGGTACAGACGATTTCTACTCACGCCACACCCGACGAAGCGGAGAGCGCAAAGATTGAGTTTGCGAAGAAGCACGGGTATAATGCAATGAAACATTTGAAAGATAAAACCGAGTAGATTGGCATGTACAGCACGAACATATGGGGGTGCCCAGGTTTCGACGGATAGGATGAGTAACTAAGACAGCGAGTAGTGGTGAGTGCCACTTAAATCAACTCAAATTCAAAGTAAACGACGCATCTAACGACGCAGTTTACGATCAAGCCTTAGCCGCTTGATCCGTTGGCGGGCGAACGCCTGCAGTAACCCAATGCCAACGCCGCTAGTGTAGGCTAGTCTAGGAGAAGAGAGAGACCTAAAGCCTAGACGAAGAAAATACGGTCACTCCTGACACTCAAGGCTCGTTCCATCAGACAGGGTGCCCAGTAGGAGATGGACTACACTCGTAGAACCCTTCGTGAAAGACTGTTCGGACGCGGGTTCGAATCCCGCCACCTCCACCACAACCACATCAAACGATGAAGGACGTTCAATGGATCAAAATTTAGTTTTTGATCTCATCAAAGATAATTCAGTTGTCGGAGCTGCTGGTTCAGCGGCCCTAGTGCTACTCTACAAGATATGGCGCATTCTCCAAGCCGATAGAAAAGAAGATAATCTTGACCAAGCTGAAAAAGAATTTCGAGATGAGATGCGATCAGACATCAAACAACTAAGAGAACATCTAAAGTTATGCGAGGAAGAGAAGAGTAAAATACTTGAAAAGATGGCAAAACATCAGAGATTTCTCGCCACTTTACATGCCCAGATTCGTGTCTGTCAGAGATCACCGGAGCGTCCCTCGACATGCCCGCTACTCGAGCGTTTTCCTTTTGAGGAGGATATAGGATGAAAACCGTTTATCGTAAAATCTGCGATACTATCAAATGTAACACAGGAACCCTCTACATTATCATGCTGGCATTTCTGATTCGGGTTCCAAATGTGGCACTACTATGAGTTCAAGACTCGAATCCAAAGTTTCATGAGTCTTGGTCCAAGATTCACGGCCATTCACGGACAAGGATTGTGTCATCGTGTTCAAAATCTTGAGACTGCTGTTTTTGGAAAAGCAGAGCCCTGCACTTATATTGAAGAGGAGGGCAGTAAAAATCAATGAGAAACATTCTGGCTTACCTTCGAGAAAAACATTCGACAGGTGAATGCATTCAAAGATATCATCGTCACAAAGAGTGGGTCTTCTTTGTCTCTCTCTTAGCCATCATCATCTTTCTGATATGCTGGTCGGGATTCGTGGATTATAAACTCAACTATCTGGAACGCCATGTTTCGAAACATGAGGAATTCAGTGTTCAAATCCTCGAAGCTCAAATCATTATCATTGAAGAATTGAAAACCACGAACCCTCTCCTGCATGATAAAGCTGTCGCCAAATTGGCTGAACTCAATCGTCTTATCCAGGAACATGTAAATGAGGAAACCAAACTTTCAGACTAATCATAATGTAATCATCGTGGCTGTCATGATTCTAATCCTTCTGATGACCGGATGGTCCATGTACCACCAGATTATCGGAACGTATTACACCAAAGCATTCATTCGATTAGGTGTGAGTAACTGCCAACGTATCACGGTTTTAGAAACGCACTCTTATGGATTTAGAGATGCCGAATTGAAGCCGCGCCAATGCCCAAAAATAGAGGAGTTTTTAAAAAATGAATAGTTATGAGCAGTGCGGTGTAAGCATCAAAGAAAACGACATGTTCGTATCCTCCCTTCTCAACCTATGTCAATCCACTTATGACCCCAATGTACTTTCAGGCGTCGGTGGATTCTGTAGTCTATACCAGATACCCAACACCGACAAGGTGATCGCCGCCAGTACCGATGGAGTTGGCTCCAAACTTCAATTAGCCGACGAGTTAGAGGCACATCAATGCCTACTGACCGTCGGCTTCGACTTGGTTGGAATGGTCGTCAACGACATCATCACCTGCGGTGCCGACCCCATCTTCTTTCTCGACTATCTGGCGCTCAACTCCATCCGTTCTACCAAGAACAAGCTGTCACAGATCATGAGCGGTATTGCCACCGCGTGCCGATTAGCCGATGTCGCTCTGATCGGAGGAGAGACCGCGGAACTTCCCGGGCTCATGAAAACCCCGAACGATTACGATATGGCGGGCTTCGGGGTCGGCATAGTCGATCGCAACGACATCCGCGGACCGCATCTGGTATGCAACGGCGACGCGATTATCGGAATCGAATCCGATGGACCGCATTCCAACGGGTACACCCTGATACGCAAAATCTTCAACGAGTGCGACTGGAGCGATGATAGCTTGCGAGAAGACATCATGCGCCCGACCGTACTCTACCCTCGAATCATCAAGGCAGTCAGATGTCCTGAAATCCACGCCATGGCTCATGTCACCGGCGGCGGACTTCAAGCGAATACGGCCAGAGTGATTCCCGAGCATCTGACTGCCGAATGGGATCTACCCCCTATCTCCGGTATCTTCGAGACCATTCAGGATTGCGGTGGCATCGACGACGATGAGATGCGAAGAGTGTTCAACTGCGGCATCGGCTTCGTTCTTATCGTCAAAGACGGTACGGTTAAAAATCTGATTATAAATACGATAAATCGCCTTGGAAGAAAAGCCTTTCAAATAGGTACTATAAGAAATCAATAATCAGGAGGAAACGAAGATGCCTACAGGATTCGTAAAGAAATTAGCCGACAAACATCGGAATGTCAGTATCCGATGCCGAGAAGAAGTGGGAAGAAGCCAAGAATGCAGTGGATAAAAGCAAATATTCGGATGATAACGGATACTATGCAGTGGTCACCACGGTGTTCAAGAAGATGATGAACGAGAACACCATTCCGGGAACCATCTTAAACTTCGATGAATTTATCAATGAACTCTTCGGGTTTTCGAGATCGGAAGCAGATGCCAATCGACAGATGAGTTCCACGCCTCATAAAACCGCACCGACGTCTTCTTCGAGCAGCGATGCCGAAGCTCGCAAGAGAGATATCCACAACGCAGCCTGGAAGCACGTCGTCGCCGGTAATCACAAAAAAGCGTTCGATGCCGCCTACGAAGTAGCCAAAGCTCATGCCAAGCAGGATCGCTACGGCGAGGATGCGGCTCACGAAATTGCTACACGAAAAGCTAAGTACGCTGTCAAAACCTCGATCGAAGCGCATACGAAGAAACGATAGCCGTCACTTTTATGTGAAAATATTTTCGCAAAATTTTTCCTGAAAGGCTTGACTTTCCTGCCTGCGGCTGCTATACTATGCACAAGAAGTAGGAAAACACAACGAGGTCAGTGAAAATGTACGGCAAGCCCAGCAACTCAGGTAACCGCCAAGCCAAGTTCGAAGCCTTCCTGGACGCCCAGCAAGCCAAGCAGCAGGCGCGGTGGTTCCGGGATGTTCCTGCCATCCTCGAGGGGCTGACCAAGGTCATTCAGGACCTGAAGTTCAACCTCTCCGAGAAGCCCAATTTCGCTGCCAAGTCTCTGCCCAAGCTGCGTGAGTATTACAAGATTGCAATGGACGCGCAGAACGGCAAGCGCGATTACGAAGCTTACCGCGATTCGGGCGAAGCGATCGGTAACATGGTAAGCCAGATCAATAGCTGGTTCCGCACCTCGCGGGTTGCCGTGGGTGTCAAGTCGTACACGGACCCGGCTTATACGGGCAAGGCGCAGATCGCCGAGCGTTTCGAGCTGGTGGTCGGTGACAACTTTGACATTACGGTTAACAGGGGCTGGCAATGAGAGTTTACAAGGTTCCCGAGATGTATAAGTTCCCTCGGGGTCGGCAGGTTGCTGAAATCAAGGAAATCAATTTCTATCCTGGGGGTTTGAAGCCGAAGGAAATCATACAGAACTGTATTCCAGTGAGTTGCGTCGACGGTTGGTGCGTTATTGATTTGGTGCGTACCGATAATCAGCGCATTGTCTTAACTCTTGGCAAGCCGGGGTGATAAAATGGGTGGACACGCTTTTCCCGAATTCAAAACTCGTCGTCTCGACCAGAATGGTTTCTTGACAGTGGCGACAGCGTGCATGGGTAGGCTGGAGATTGGGTTTCCGACCAATCACTTCGAACCGGTGGTGTCTTACAGGAACAAGGACTCGTTCGGTGACCTGGATATCATCTGGTGCGGCGACCACATCACTCCCGAAGACATGGGCCGAACTCTGAAGGCTATCAAGTTCGTGAAGAACGGCCCGGTGGTGTCGTATGCGTTACGCTTAAACGAGGACGAGATCTTCCAGGTGGACTTGATCCACGTGGATTGCAAGCATCTGGAATCCGCCGCGTCTTACTTCGCGTTCAACGATCTGGGCAATCTACTCGGTCGAATCTTTCACCGAGCCGGGTTCAAGCTGGGGCATAAGGGATTGCTGTTCGTGGTGCGAGAGGAAGGCAACAGCAGCAACGCGCTCAAAGAGATCGAGGTGACAGCTTCGTGGAAGGAAGCTCTGGAGTTTGCCGGCTACGACTTTAACCGTTGGCTCGAGGGATTCGATGAGTTGGAAGATGTGTTTCGCTACGCGGTGTCTATTCCGCTGGCTAACCGCACGATCTTCCGATTGGACGAAACGAATCACCAGGCGCGCGTGCGCGATCGCAAGCGTTTAACCTACCAGAAGTTTCTGCGTTGGGTGAACGATCCGGCTAATGGTATTCCGGAAAAGGAAGAAATCTCCAAGAGCGATCTCCGTATTCAGTGGCTCGCCAAGGCGTTCCAGCAGTTCCCGAATTTCCGAGGAGATTACGAGGACGCTCAGAACCAGATGCAGAAGAGCAGGGCTGCCAGGGACAAGTTCAATGGAGAGCTGGTGAGACAGATCACCGGGCTCGACGGAAAGGAACTGGGTGCGTTTATGACCGACTTCGTGCAGAACTTCATCGTGGGCACCTGCAAGTCTACCCGCGAAGACTGGGCGATTTCTCGCAGTATCGAAGAGATTGAAGCGCTGATCCGCCATTGGTACACCAAGAGAGCGGCAGAAACGACTTAGGTGGAGCGGCTTAAAACCCCGCTCCGAAGCCAATCAAAATGCCATTATCGAATGGCAGGGTAGAAGGATTGAGGTTATGGTAGAACAAACCTTCGTTTTGAAAACTCCCACTCACGTCTATCGAGTGGAAATTGGGCCACTGGATTTGGTAGTCGAATCCGAATTACCGGTTTTACTTGGGAAGTATTCTTCCGATGTCTGGCGATGGGCCAGGCAGCATGTGGCAAAGGTGTATAACAGCGAATTCTTGCCTATCGAGTTGAGGACACCATGACATTTCATATGCCTACGGTAGATTTTGACAAGATACCCGAGAAGCATCAGGAAGTGATGAGGAGTTTGGTAGAGCATGATCGACTGGTGGTGATGCCGAAGGCGGGGTGCGATGCTCACGCTAAAATGGTTCACCACTTTCTTTTGAAGATGCTGTATCGAGATACCCGATGGACCGTTCCGCTGCACCATGCTTGGTATATGCCTCATTTGGTTAAACTCCCCGACAGCGATACTCTCAAGATCATCGAAATCGAAGCAGATGAGATTGTTGATTCAGATTGCTTCGGCTCCCCCCAACCCGTCTACCTGGGAGACAAGCAGTATCTCGTCACTCGAGAGGACGGAACGACATTCATTATGAAGGTATCGTAGCGATGACAACAGAAATCTGGTGTGATGGTGCCTGCAGTGGTAATCCCGGACCGGGTGGATGGGCGTGCTTGATCAGACGCGGTAAACAGGAGCGTCTATACAATGGAGAGAACCCGGATACCACGAATAACCGCATGGAACTGACTGCCGCCATATCGGCTCTGGAGATGCTGGATGATCGTGAAACTGCCGTCGTCCATAGCGACAGCCAGTATCTGGTCAACGGAATCACCAAATGGGTTAAGACTTGGCAGAAGAACAACTGGGTCACTTCTGGTAAAGGGCGAGTCCAGAATGTGGATCTTTGGGAAAGGTTACTCGTCTTGAGCAACAAACATCAAATCCAATTCAAGTGGATCCGAGGTCATTCGACCGAAGAGATCGACTTAGTCGATAAATGCGCGAAAGAGAGGAGCAAGCAATGAAAACTTTTATAATCTCAATCTTGGTAACTGCAATCTATGTTGCCGCGTTGGTTACGCTATTCTTGGAGTTCCCTAAAACGATGGCGGGCAGTTATGCTTTGTTTGTCTTAATCATGTGGTATCTAATGAAAACGGCGCCCTCCGATTATGAACTCTGGCCTGATCTTTATAAAAAATAATCCGTATCTTAGTGCAGCGGGTGCAGTAATCATACTGTATCTCATAAGCTGGATACCGGGCGAAGTTTGGTTAATCCTGTTTTTTATAGCCGCTCTCGCAGGCGAAATGCGATAGCGTCAAATTGTGTAATCTCAACTAAGTGAGGTAATATCATGGCTCATCAACTGTATACGAATAAAGACGGTAAGGTCTCCTTCGCTTTCACCGGTCCGCGCGAAGCCGTTTGGCACGGTTTAGGTCAAGAGTTGACCGAAGGCGCCGATCTCGAAACCTGGAAGGTCGAAGCGGGAATGGATTGGACGGCTTTGGATGCCACTGTCCTGTTTAAACCGCGAGAAGCGAGCATCAGCGAGTTCTCCGATCGAAAGGTGCTCTACCGCTCGGATAACAACGTCCCGCTCTCCATTGTCGGAGAAGACTACCACGTCGTTCAACCGGGCGAGGTGATTGAGTTCTTCCGCGATCTCACCGAGCGTCATGGGATGAAACTATCCTCTGCCGGCTGCCTGTTCAAAGGTACGCGCTTCTGGGCACTCGCCGAAACCGGTAAGGAGTTCCAGCCTGTCCAGGGCGACTCCGTAATCGGGCATCTGCTTTTCGTGACCTCTATCGATGGGTCACTTTCCAATACGGCCAAGTTCGTTTCCACTCGCGTGGTCTGTCAGAATACCCTGACCATTGCATTAGGCGAGAAGTCGACTCCTATCGTCAGGAAGACTCACCGCCAAGTCTGGGATCCGACCGAGGTTAAAATCGATCTCGGCATACTAAATAGTAACTGGGAGACCTTTAAGGGTAAGCTCGACGCCTTAGCCAATCACCAGATGACGGACGACGAGGTGAAACTCTTCTTCAAGAAGACCTTCTACGATCCCAAGAAGGACGATGACTCTCAGGCTTCGGGTGATAGGAAGCGAGTGCTGAATCTCATGTCGCTCTATAAGTCCGGTGCCGGCGCCGAGTACGATTACGGAACGGCTCTCGGTGCGTTGAATGCCGTCACCAATCTCTTTACTCACGGAACCGGGCGAGTCCGCAGTGCGGATCGTATGTTCTGGACGGCTTACTTCGACGACAGCATCAAGCTGGACACGATGGACAAGCTTCTGGAATTGTGCTAAATCATTGGGGGGCGGCTGTGCTAACCGCCCCCAATCCAAAAGAGGATGATAGATGGAAGAAGAAATCAAGATTCTGCATCAAATCGAAGAGCTCATTAAGAAAAATCATGATCAGCTCTTGATGGAAGTCGTACCCGCCGATTGCAAGTGCAAGGGGCAAACCAAGAAGGTTTTCAGATGTCCTGGAGCTTTCGAAATCAACGTGCTCCTTTCGACTTTGGTTCGTCTTAGGAATGGCGAGTACCGAAATGCTTGACAAACGCCTCCCGATGTGCTATACTACCGTCAAGGGAGTAGTCAAGTAAAGAGAAGAAAAGACAAGACAAAAGAAGACAAGAAGGGAGGCGACTAAAACATACAATGGAGCCCTATGGCTGTTTCTAATAATTCAAACAGGAGTAACAACTATGTCAGCACTTGCTACAATTACCACCATTTCCACCGTATTGCAACTAATTCCTACCATTCTCGAAATCATCAAAGCCGTTGAGATTCAGATTCCGGCATCCGGAATGGGCAAGGAAAAACTCGAATTCGTGAAGAATGTTCTCTCTACAGCCTATCCTCAAGTGGTTGAAATCTGGGGTATGGTCGAAAAGATCATCGCTGCATCGGTTACCCTTTTCAATGCAACCGGCGCCTTTAAGAAGTAAGATAACCATTCTGGTTTTAGTTCTTCTCCTCAATGGTTGTACGATTATCTCCTCTAAATGCTCTCCTTGGATGCCTTTTTTCGGATGGAAAGGATTGATGAACGAAGATATCAATACAGCCATCAAGGAAAGCGCTGGGGGAACCAAATGCGAAATCAGATACGAATGAGAGAATAAGAATGGCATACAATATCGCAGATGTTATCAAAGATGAACTCACTCGGTAGCGCCGAGTATGTCGATCAACAAACCTATGTCGAGCGAATCGCTCAGTGCCGTCAATGCGAACATTTGGTTACATTGATTCCTCTTGCTGGTGGAAACTGCAAGCTCTGCGGCTGCTTCATTAAAGCGAAGGCGAAGTATAAACCTTCACAATGCCCGGATGATCCGCCGCGCTGGCTTGCCGTGAAGTTATCGAAGTCCTAAAATGCTAACGAAAACATAAACTTAGCAAAGTTAAAAAATGTCACACTCCTTTTCCTAAATTTCCATGAAAACAACAAGTTCCATGTATTTGGTGAATTCTGTCTTACAATCTGCTAAATTATCAACATAGTGATACCCAGACTTTTAATCCTACATCAGAGGTAAACGACGTGAACGGTAAACAGTGCAAGAAGATGCGTATTATCGCCAATTTGAAGGCTATTTCTTGGAAGGAAACGACTACTCAAGGTGTCCATGCTTGGAAAGGCATCGAGCATCTTTTCGCGGATCCACGAACCATCAATGTCACTAAAGACGGGGTTTTCTTCCAGCGCAAGCTCCATCCTCTGTCTGTCGGTGCTATCGTGAAAAAGTTGAAGAGGCTCTTCAGGGCCACGGCTCGACCCGAGCGCAACGAGGCATTCGATGCTTTCGAGCATTTCATGTCTTCTCACCCCGAGCTCTTGGGCATTCCGTCGAAGTGAAGCAATTAGAATTCTGGGAGGGCTTTTATAGCCCTCTCGAAGTAGGTTGGTGGATCATGTTCGCCATGGATATCCGAATCATACATGATCCGAATGCGAGCTATACCGTCTATTCGGAGAAGGCAGGAACTCCGATATGCGGAAGTGTTCCGAACGAGTGGAACGGTCAGCATTATCTTATCCCCGTCAACGATGACATCGTCGGAGACGGTCACCAGTTGCATCTCACGAGGCATGTGAAATGATTTACTTCACCTCGGACACGCATTTTCTTCATGCTAATATTTTAAAGTATTGTCCTAACCGTCAGTTTCCTACGGTCGAGGAGCATGATGCTCACCTGATTAAGGTGTGGAATGCGAAGGTATCCCCCAACGACACCGTCTTTCATCTGGGCGATTTTGCCTTCGGCACTATCGACAAGAGCTATCCGATTCTCGATGCACTTCATGGAAAGAAGATTCTCATTACCGGCAATCATGATGTCCGTCATTTAAAAAGTGAGGAGTTCAGGGGAAGATTTGCTGCAATCAAGTTCGGGTATCACGAGGTAGAAGTGAACTTTCGAGGGCATACGACTCTCGTCGTTCTTTGCCATTATCCGCTCGAATCATTCAACAAGATGAGGTATGGCAGTTTCCATTTGCACGGGCATTGTCATACTCCCTTCGGTCAGTTGAAGATGCGATACTTGAAGAATAGGAAAGATATCGGGGTCGATAGTCGTCTCGATCATTCCCCTTGGGGGAAAGATGAATTGCTCGAAACGATGAGTGACGAACATCTGAACGAGATTACGAGTCCGTCGGAAGAATAAGTATGGAACTCCATATCTCGCTCGCCGAAGGTAATTGCTACAACACCCTGGCTGATGGCTGTCACGAGATATGCTATCAGACCGGGGCTTGTTTTGAGTGGGTTTATCCCGAAGTCGAGCGGATGGGCTATCGCGGTATTTTCATTCAGGAATGACGGACAAGATGCTGCTGCAACGAAGATGCTCATCAAGTTATGCAAAAGTGTCGCACCCGAGTCGCACCGCCTGCTGTTCGATAAATCGTAACATCTGGGTGAAAATATTTTCGCAAAATTTTCCTGAACGGCTTGACATCCGGCTCCTGGTCTGCTATACTATGCACATGGAGTAGGGGAAGTGGTAGGGAAAGCGAACAACATGTAACAAACGAGGTGAGCCCAAGAAATTCTTCTTCTAAAAGTCGCTTATCCTAACAGAAAGCGGTGAGACTCACAAGGCCCAAAAGGCTAACGGGTTTCTGGATAGAAGAAGAATTTCTTAGGTTCATAAAGTAAACGAACAGGAGCCCGTGTTATGCCACTTGACCGTTTTGATATCTTTGTCGACTTCGATGGCTTTACGACTATCGAGCAGAACGACAATGGTGACTTTGTTAAAGCTGCAGATGCTCCGGCGGGCTTGCAACGTTATAATATGGTCCTCTGGGATGCAGGAACTATGTCTGCTTTCCTCGAAGAGGAAGAAGATAACGACGGTGACTGGGTTCGATTCGAAGACATCAAGTAGGAGCAACGAAATGACCTTCCATAAAGAGCGCGGCTATTCCTTCCAGTTTCGGTCCGGTGGTGTTGTGGTCCTTAAAGGTCACATCTACATCGGATTCTTCGATACCTTCGAGCAAGCCCTCAAACAAGTTTTCGGCGGGTAACTGAAATGAAATTGCACGAAATCCAGCATCTGGCTTCGATGGTCGATACCGAGACCACGGTCACTATCGTTCGAGGGGGCACCGAGTTCGTTCTCAACTCGGATTGGAGGGTCGTTATCGAAGCCCCTGATGGTCATCCCTATGAGTTGCATAAAGAGCCGTGGACTGCAAAAGATTTGGTGGAGTTCATGGTTCGTTATCCTCTGGCGGATGACGATTGCATGATGGTGTTCCTCTACAATGTTCCAGACGACTGCGATACCTTGGCTCTGGTTCCTACCGAGGTGGCAATTTACTTGGACAATGGCACTTATGAACTCGAATTCAGCGCTCTGTGAAGACACCATTCTGACGATGATAGGGCCCGATGTCCTATCCCTCGCCGAGTTCGGTCTCACGCTTCTGAAGCTCAAAGACGATGTCATTTCGGAGCTTCGGGTCGAAAACACCACCATCGAAGATGTGGTTTGCTGGATGGATAATTTAGAAGCCCCGGTGTTCATCTATGATGCCTCGGTATTCGAGTCCTACCTGGTCGAACAGTATCTGATTGATGGAGATAGACTAATTTTGTTCACTGAAGATGCCGCATGAGGGGGCGATAGATGGAATATAGATTAATCAAAGTAAACGAAGTATGGCATGTCGCCTTCAAGAATAAGGGATACGGAGACTTCGTCATCGAGTTCTCCCAGACTTTTGCAACCAAAGATGAGGCGGATGACGCCGCAAGAACTCGCAAAATCAAGCCTCTCAATACTGCTGATGAGAAATGAAATGACATTCGAAGAGTGGTGGGTTGAATACTGGAAGACCAACGGACTCCCGGGCATCATGAATTTAGCCTTCAGAGAAGTCGCCCAGAAGGCTTGGGATGCTGCCACGATGCAAGCGGAAAGAACTCGACAGGAGGATGTCGAGTCCAAGTTCCGTTTAACCTTTGCCGAATTTCATGATTGAGGAGATAAGTGATGCGTAAACTGGCTACCATAGAAACCATTTCAGAAATCAAAACTCATCCGAATGCGGATGCTATCGAACTCGCTATGGTTCGCGGTTGGCAGGTCGTCGTCCGCAGAGGCGAGTTCCAACCCGGTGATAAGGTGATCTATCTGGAGATCGATTCCTGGGTGCCGACTGAAATCGCCCCCTTCCTCTCTAAAGGGCAGGAGCCTCGCGAATACGAGGGTGTTAAAGGCGAGCGCCTACGCACTGTCAAACTTCGTGGAGAGATTTCCCAGGGCCTGATTCTTCCTTCCGAAATCGTTAACCCTTCTCTGGTTAACGACTGGACCGATGGCACCGACTTGACAGAAATCTTGGGTGTCATCAAATGGGAGCCGCCGATCTCCGCGCAGTTGGCGGGACAAGTCGAAGGCAATTTCCCTTCTTTCATTCGTAAGACCGATCAAGAGCGCGTTCAAAATTGCTACTCCGAAATGGCGTTTCTTGATAATCATCAGCACGGTGGTATTCGATGGATCATCGAAGAGAAACTGGATGGTTCTTCCTGCACCGTCTTTGTCCGCTTTCAACGCGATGTGGCTGAAGGTCTCTACGAAGTAGGTATCTGTTCTCGAAACTTCGAGCTAAAGATTAACGAGGAGAACAAAGATAACACCTTCATCAAAACCGTGACCGAAGCTGGTTACTTGGACCACATGTTCAAACTCGGTAAGTCGATTGCCGTTCAAGGCGAGGTCTGCGGACCGGGCATTCAGGGCAATAAATACAAGCTGGAACGTCCTACTCTTTTCGTGTTCGATGTTTTCCTTATTGACGAGCGTCGTTATGCTACGCGAGAAGAGCGCTGGGAAGTTCTGCAAGCATTGATTTCCCTTGGAGTCAAGGTAGACCAAGTCCCTCATTTGGGATCTACCAAGATGCCCGGTTCTATTCAAGAATGCCTGACTATGGCTGACGGTAAGAGCAAGATCAATCCGAAAGCCAATCGTGAAGGCATCGTGTTCAAAACCCTAGATGTCATCGAAGGACAAGTGGTGTCGTTCAAGGCTATCAGCAACGCCTTCCTATTGCAAGAAAAATAATCCTCGGAAAGGAGCAGTTATGAAGACAGAATCTATGGTTCTAACCGACAACCAAATGACTAATCTGATCCACCACAAGATTAAAGGAGACGCTCACCATAAAGACGCCATCAGAGATGAATGGCTAGTCTTTTCATATCAAACCTGGCAAGACGATTTGCATATCACCAAGTTCATCGAAAAGATCAACAAGTGGTTATCTCATCAAAAGCTGCCGATACAGGTCACGAACTTCACGCGATTCGATGAAGAAGAGGGTGACCCCGAAACGGTCGAATGGGAAGTGCAGATCACAACACATGATTAGGAGATACTTGCAATGAGTCATTTAGCATCAATTCATATCTTCCACTTACCTTCGGGTACCCACTTTTATACGGTTGAAGAGCCGGCACCCACTCACGATGAAGCTAGAGAGCAGTTCTCCAAACTAGCGGAAGTGATTTCTGCGATGAAGGAGGACAATCACAGTATCGTGTTAGAAACCGATGAAGGCTATGTTATCATGTCTCGTAAGTTTTTAACCGATTCCATTCTGCGTTTGAAAGTTAGAGAAGTCGAGGAAGAAACTGATGACAATGCTGGTTAATCTTCTGGTTAGAGACCATCTACCGCAGTTCCTGGATCACTATTCCGCCCTAACTCCAGACGATAGGCACAATCGTTTTTTTCATAGCATGGGTCCGTCAGCCATCAGGGATTGGGTGCTATCGACCACGGAACGCCCTTATTCGCATTACTTCTTCATAAAGGAGAATGAGGAAGGGGAATTCGAAGGATTGGTTACGCTGGGAATCCATCCTGAAAGCAACGAAGGCAATGCCGCTGTCAGTGTTCTACCGCATCGCCGCGGACAGGGGTTGGCCCAGAGCCTACTGGGCGAAGCAATCGAAGCCGCCAAGGGAATGAAACTGAAGAGACTCGTCTTCGAGTGCTTGATGAATAACCACGACTGCCAACGCCTATACACCAAGATGGGGTTCACGTGCAAGTATAATACCGAGCAGCAGTGCCTCGTCGGGCACCTCGATCTGGAGAGTGATGGTGGTTAAAGAATTGCTTGTTATTGCGATCATCGTTCTGATTGCTGCATTCAGCTTTCCGCACTTCGGTATCTTCTTATCGATTCTGGGTGTGGTGGCTTTAGTTGCATCGCCTTATGCTATATTGGTGGTTCTTATCGTCCCATCATTTAGATCTCGTTTTTTATCCGCTTAAATCGAAGCCCCGTATTCGACGCACAATCGAATACGGGGCTTCCTATTCGGGGAAAATATTATGACACAATTTACCGAAGTTCTCGAAGACCCACGTTATGTAAGATATTTAGATTACGGTTTTGTCGGATTGCTTTCCGTGATGCGGAGATGATTCTACCATAGACAATGCAGCTCGAGTGAGTTATGGCGGCAATGGTGTGCCAAGAACCAAACAGGACACTTCTAACCTATTAAGATATCTGATGAGGAATAGACACACCAGCCCATTCGAGATGGTGGAACTTCTCTTTCATTTGAAGATACCTATCTTCGTGATGCGCCAGCATGTCAGACATAGAACAGCATCGCTAAATGAGTACTCCGGACGTTATTCTACGATGTCTAACGAATTTTACTTTCCTTCTGAAGATAGAGAGTTCGGTCAGTCGACAACCAACAAGCAAAAATCAGAAGGCGATATTGCTGCGGGGGTCTATTACGATTTCCAAAGTGGTGCGCGTGATGTCTACGATAATTCTTATGATATCTATGTTCAGGCGATCAGGGGAGGAATGAGCCGAGAGATTGCTCGCATCATCTTACCTGTCGCCAACTACACCGAACTCTATTGGAAGATAGATTTACATAACTTCTTCCATTACATTGGTTTAAGAAACGATCCCGGACATGCACAATCGGAAATCGTACAGCTAGCCAAAGCGATGTATGATCTGGTGAAGCCTTATGTTCCTATCTCATGTCAGGCGTTCGAAGATTACAGATTCGATGGTATATCTTTCTCCGTTCAAGAGCAGAAGGCTCTGGCGGAACTATTAAAGGTGGATGATTTCGTGCAGGGGTCGATGGATGCGACCTTAAACACCTATCTCAAGGGACGAGAGTTGGATGAATTCAAGAATAAACTTACAAGAATCATAGAAAGGAAATAAGATGGCACAACTCACACCCTATCAACAATACATTCATCTATCTCGTTATGCCAGATGGGACGATCAAAAGAGACGCCGAGAGACCTGGGAGGAAACCGTAGACCGCTATACCACATTCTTTACGGAAAAGTTTCGGCCCACAGGTTTTCCCGGAGGTTGAAATCAATCAAGCCATCAAGGCTCTTAAAGTCATGCCGTCTATGCGTTGCCTGATGACCGCTGGACCGGCACTGGAAAGAGACAACGTGGCAGGATTTAACTGCACTTATGTGGCTATCGATCATCCCAGAGCATTCGATGAGATCCTCTATCTTCTGATGTGCGGATGCGGTGTCGGCTTCTCGGTCGAGCGCCAGTTCATCGCCAACCTGCCCGTCATCAACGAAGACTTCTATCAAGTAGAAACGGTCATTCAAGTACACGACTCTCGCATAGGTTGGTCCACGGCATTTAGACAGATCATCGCTCTTCTCTATGCGGGTCAGATTCCGCATTGGGATCTTACCAAACTCCGACCTAAAGGCTCTCGCTTGAAGACTTTCGGTGGCAGGGCCAGTGGCCCAGAACCCCTCAATCAACTCTTCAAATTCTGCGTGGATGTCTTTAAGAGGGCTGCAGGAAGAAAGCTGAACAGCGTGGAGTGTCACGATATCGTCTGCAAGATCGCGGATATCGTAATCGTCGGTGGAGTTCGTCGTTCGGCTTTGATATCGCTCTCCAATCTGTCCGACGACAGAATGAGAAACGCCAAAACAGGTCAATGGTGGGTAGGTAACCCGCAGCGAGCTCTGGCTAACAACTCATCCGCCTATACCGAGAAACCCGAGATCGAGATCTTCTTGAAGGAATGGATTACTCTGATTGAAAGCAAGAGCGGAGAGCGCGGAATCTTCAATCGCGTATCGGCGACCAAGAAGGCAGCCTCTACCGGTAGAAGAAAGACCGACGGTGTCGCATTAGGTACCAACCCATGCGGTGAGATTTACTTGAGATCTTGCGGGTTCTGTAATCTCTCGGAGGTGGTGATCAGACCCGAAGACGACTTGGAGTCTCTTACCGAGAAGGTACGACTCGCCTCTATCATCGGTACTTTCCAATCTACGTTAACCGACTTCCGTTACATTCGAAATGTCTGGAAGAAGAATGCCGAAGAAGAACGCTTGCTGGGAGTGAGCTTGACGGGTATCATGGACCATCCCGTTCTGAGTCAGGTCACCAAGGATGCCGAGATGTGGTTAACTCTCTTAAGAGCCACAGCCATCAACACGAATAAGGAATGGGCAGAGAAGCTGGGAATAGAGCAGAGCGCCGCCGTGACTTGCGTGAAACCCAGCGGTACGGTTGCGGAACTCGTGGACACGGCATCGGGTATTCACCCTCGCTATTCGGCATTCTATATCCGATCGGTGAGAAACGACTCCAAAGATCCTCTGGCTCAGCTGATGATTGATCAGGGTATCCCGCATGAGCCGGACATCATGAATCCCGGGAACATCATGGTATTCTCATTCCCTAAAAGAACTCCGGAAACGAGCGTGATGCGCGACGACATATCGGCAATCGATCAGCTCAATCACTATCGAATGGTGAGAGATTGCTGGTGCGAGCACAATCCGTCCTGCACTATCTACGTGAAGCCCGACGAATGGCTGGCGGTAGGAGATTGGATCTATCGAAACTGGGATGATGTGGGTGGAGTATCGTTCCTGCCTCACAGCGATCACATCTACAAGCAGGCACCGTTCAGCGAAATCAGTCAAGAAGAATTTCATGCCTTGGAAGAAGCTTTCCCGGACATCGATTTTTCTGTCATTCATCAATATGAAAGCGACGATAACACCACTGCTACGCACGAGCTGGCTTGCGTGGCTGGGGTCTGTACCATCAGTTAGCACTTGACATTTTTGGCTCGAGGTGCTATAATGAATTATGAAATTACAGGAGACTTAAAATGATAGATGTAAGCTATGAACTTCGACTGATTGAAGATTTTGTTGCCGCCAACGATAAGAAAATCTATTGTGCTACTTCGGGGGGTAAGGATTCTGCGGTTATCATGCACTTAACCCATCAAGTCTTCCCCGAGTGTCTGTTCATTCATAACCCGAAGATCGAAACGGACCCGCGAACTGTTCAGATGCTCTATGAGTACTCCATGAAGTATCACATCTTGTATTGCCGTGGAGCGGATATGCAAGCCTTGATTGATACGGGAGGCTACCTGGGTCAAATCGATGGTACCAAGCGATGCGAGTGGAATAGAGAAGGCAAGAGCATCGACGTCATCATCGACGGTAAGAACGTGAGGAGAGATGAGATGAATGAAGCCTGGGTCGTAAAAGGTATCTGGGGTATTCAGAATCTCTATCCCATTCTCGAGTGGTCGGACGAGAAGGTGTTCGAGTTCTGTCGAGAGAACAACATCACTCTTTCCAAGGAGTATGATGACCAATGAAAACGGTCATCTTCGCACCTCATATCGATGATGAAACGATTGGCTGCCATAGTCTACTCGCAAAAGGCGAAGTGACGGAAGTCTATTACTTCTTCGAGTACTTCGAAGAGAGAGTGCTCGAAGCATTGAAGGCGGCTGAGCGATTTGGGTTTGCCACTCGCTGCGTTTTGGATTTAGTCAGGTTTGAGAGCTCATTTCATTCACTCTTCGCTCCCGACGATGTCATTCTCGTACCTCGCATTGAAGATCATCATCCGGATCATCAAACGGTCCATCGAATGGCAAAGTCGCATCATTCCAATCTGCTTTTCTATAGCGTGGATATGAACTCTGGTGCTATTCCGTATACCGAAAACGAGGTGAAGAAGAACGATCTCTATCGTCTGTATCCATCGCAAAAGGACTATTTCGATAACCATCCGCAATGCTATCTGTTCGAGCACATCTCTAAATCAGGAGGTCAAAATGGCTAAATTAGGTGTAGAAGTAGAAGGTAGGCTGAAGGGAGTCTATTCGCTCTTCGTCGAGGTAGATGAGATCAAGCGACTTTTGAATCCCGAGAACCAGTACCTCCTGGATCAGGTGGGCCAGGTCTCCGTTCCCGACGAGAAATCGGCGATCACTCAAGAAGATATCGACATCCTGATGTCGTTGGACAAGCGACTCGTGGTTACATTAGAGACGCCACATGTAAAATTACCGTTATCCGATTTACCCTCTCGTCTCAATCTGGTTTTGGTAATCAAAGTTCCCCAGTTCTTCGATTTGGCGATTACCGATCAGATCAAGTTCGTCAGTGATAGCAGGTTGGTCTATATGATCCCGAAGGAGTCGATGATCGTGACTACTCCCGACGAGTTTGATGATGATAAAGAGGTGGAGATTCTATGACCGTCTACATCGTACCCATAGAACCTCTCGACGAACGATACACGGCATCCTGGTACAGGAACATCCCGATAGCCTTTAACGCATACGCGGATGTCGTCGTAATCGATGGCGAGCCTCTATCCGATTATGTCGACGCGGGAACCTTCCTGGACATCAATAGCACGGTCCACTATAAGTCAACGCAACTGGCCCAGATATCAAGACTCTTCTTTCAGAGGAAGATTAAGAACGGCGATATCTTCTTCGTGGCAGACATCGAATTCTGGGGAATAGAATCTATCCGCTTTATGGCTGATCTGCAAGGAATCGAAATCGGACTTTTCGGCTTCTGCCATGCGGCATCGTACACGATAGAGGACTTCATGGAGCCCGCGGCACCTTACTCGAAGTTCTTCGAATTGGGATGGCTCGCAGCCTTCGACTTGATCTTCGTGGGTACCGAGTATCACAAGAGAGCCATCATCGAGAGACGAATAGACCCGCTGGTTGTAAGCGAAGCCGATAGGAAGAAGATGACGGATAAGATCGTGGTGACAGGTAATCCGCTGTTCGCCTCCGATTACGAAAATCTTCGAGTGCCCAAGTTGAAGCAACTGATCATCAGTAACCGTTTCGACTGGGAGAAGAGACCCAATCTGTCGTTGGACTTTTGCTACATCTTGAAGAGACGAGTGCCCGATTTGAACATCATCGTAACCACATCGAGACCCGAGTTCAAATCTAATAAATCGTGGTTAGTCGAGCTGGCGAGGTGCATGGAAAAAGACGGTATCATCAAAATCTACGAAGGCTTGTCGAAGAAGGAGTATCATACTCTTCTGGCGGAGAGCAGAATCTTCTTGACCAACACCATCGAGGAGAACTTCGGATATTGCTTGCTTGAAGCCATTCTATACAACACCTACCCTATCGCGGAAAACAAGTATAGTCATCCCGAGTTGCTGATGAACGATAGTAGGTTCCTGTTCGACGATACCGATGAGATCATCCCGAAGGCGCTGGCGCTTCTGGAATCCGACTTCGACATCTCGCATATGGCTACCAAGTATTGCAGTTCGATTATTCGTATGATTGAGGCGATTATTCACTATAAATAGACATCGGAAACGCCTAACGGGTTTCCATTCATCATATTCTTGCTTACTAAAAGGAGAAAACATATGAACTCATTAGTCACTACCACAAGGTTTCCAAAAGAAGTTGGCGACCTGTTCAATCAATTCTTTAATGGACAAGATCTCTTTCCTATCTCGCGTCAAGAGGGATATCCCCACTATAACGCTTGGGCGGATGCAGATGGAACCCATAAAATCGAAATCGCCGTTGCGGGGTTTTCGAAGGATGAAATCGCTGTCGACTTCGACGGTAGAACTCTAAGCATCACCGGTGAGAAGAAAGAGACTACCGAAGATACGGATAGACGCTGGCTGTACCGCGGATTGGCAAAGAGAAAGTTCGTTCGCCAATTCGATGTTAGAGGCTCGTTTACCATCGAGAGTGCCATCCTTAAAAACGGTGTTTTAACGATTTCGTTGAAGGACGAAACCCGAAAAGCCGTGATTGAGGTACAGGAAGACTAAGTCACATCGGAGGGGCGAAAAGCCCCTCCTTACTATTCGATCCGATATAAAGAGGAACAAACGATGAAAATCGTGAGTCAATTCTCGGATTATTATGATCACATCGAAGAAACCTACTATTCACCAGGTACTCCAAAAGTAGAGTACCATAGAAAAACCGAACATTGTAGCCCATCTCAGACATACCGTGTAAGAGAGAAATTGCCGTCAGAGAAAATAGAAAGTATCAGGTACTTCTACGATAAGAAGGAGAACTGGTTTATCAACTTCTTCGCTCTTGGGTTTTGTGGAAGGCTATACCGAGGAGTTCAAATAAAGGTCCTTGAGACCATCGAGGTTTCTTACACCTTGTCCGGTGCTACCTATCTACCGAGCAAGCACGGTGTTCAAGTGCCTGAGGATGTCGAAGAGAACGCTAAAAAGCATTTCGAACTATGGGATGATTTCTGTCAAGACGCGTGCTATGAAATCGAAGATCCATCGTTTGTCGTGCTTCCGGGAAGTTTCCAAAACATCCAAATCATCAAAAATCCTGTACTATCGGATTTTCATTTTCAAAAAACGATGAACTCTTACGATGCGTTTCATAGAACTAACCTGTTCTTGGTAGAACAGCAAGAGAGGAAATCTAAGAAGAAGGGGCGATCGAGTAACATCTGGCATTTCAATCCATTCATATCTGCATTTCTTACTGTTCAATAACTGCTTGGAGTCTATATCATGAGAAACATTAGCCTTGCGCTTGCTTTGGGTATCGTCATCAATGGGTGTTCGAGTATGGCACCACCCGTGCCACCCGCCGACTCTAACATTCCGGGTCAATGGGGTGCTGGTCCAACCACCCAGATGCCCGCTCTTCGATGGAATCAAATTTTCACTTCCCCTCTCATTCAGAGAGACATCGCTCTGGCGGTCGAGTCGAATAAGGACCTTAAGAAGGCTGCCTTAACCGCGCTGCGAGCGCATCAGCTTATCAATACGGTTAACGGACCGCTTTCGGTAAGCGCCGGTGTCGGTGGCGAGTATGAATGGGATGTGAAATCGTGCTGTACTACCAACGAACAAACCTACGGAATCCTCGGACTCTCCTTCGACCTCGACATCTGGGGGCGAATTAAGTCGGCGACAGAAGCGGCTACATTGAACGCGGAAGCCGAAGACTTAACCGTGAAGGGCGTTCAGGACGCCATCGCCGCGGATGTCATCAAAGCGCATCTGGTCATCGCCTATGCCAATCAGTACCATAGAGTTCTGGATGAGATGGGTAGAGTGCTGTCATCCCTCGAGCAGAAAGCCAATGCACGAACTCAATCGGGCCTACCTAACTCGGCGGAGCTATCACGAGTGCTGCTAAAGAAAGCGAACATCCTGGCTATCCGTACTCAGGTCGAACAGCAGAAATCTTCGGCGATCGAAGCTCTGAGATTGCTTACCTCTTATCATAGGCAGGATAACGAGTATGCCAAGAGCTTGGGCGAGTTGAGTCCTCTCTTCTTCACGATCCCGGAAACGACTTCGGCTGCGGTGATTCTCAATCGTCCGGACATCATGTCCTTGGATAAGAAGATGAGAGCCACCAATGCGGAGATCGGTGTCGCCATTGCCAATCGTTTACCGCAGATTAGCATTCCTGTCAACCTGCTGGCTCTAACCACTGGGCCACTCTTCTTAATCGCTTCCCCCGCTATCACGCAATCCCTCTACGATGGAGGACGACTAAAAGCGATCGAGAATGCTGCAGTCACGAGTCGAGATATCGCTCTTATCGAATACGAGAGGGGGATACAATCCGCTTTCCGCGATGTGGCTAACGGTATCTCGAATGCGAATACGATGAGATCTCAGGTTGAGATTGCTAATCAGGCTCAAAGCCTTTCGCAGCAAGCATTCAATCGAACTCTCGCACGAAACGACGCCGGATACGATTCTTTATCCGATCTCATCGACAGGTACGAAGAACTGCTGACAGCGAACACTCAGGAAACGAAAGCGGTGTACGATCGTGCTACGAACGCGGTGGCGCTGTTCGCAGCGACCGGCGCCGGTGTGTAGCATTCGAGCGAAAATATTTTTTCTGAACGGCTTGACTTTGGGCTCCTGGTCTGCTATACTAAGCACATCAAGTAAGCCAAACCAGGAGCCAAAAATGTCCAGCACCCAGTTCGTAGTATCCAGCCCGGTCCACGGCGACTTCGCCGGCTACGCGGATCCGATGGTCGCGAAGGCGGTAGCTCACCGGCTGAACGTCCGGTTGTTTGACGCGGTGGTTTACTTCCCGCTGGTCGAGGTGGACTTCGTGGTCTCCATGGAGCAGGAGTCGGCCCTGAACCGGCAGTACCGGGCGGAGGAGTTCGAGGTGGTCCGTGTTATCGAGGTCTGAAGGACCTCATTACCAATCAAGGTGGTATTCGATGAACCCGAAGCGTGAAGTTCGTACCCCGAAGTTCAAGATGCGCGTGGTCGGCGCGGGCCGTGGTAAGGGCTCCTACAAGCGTCAGAAGTCTAACAGTCAGAAGTGGTCGAAGGGTGAATGAAATGAGTACCAAATGCGAAATCCCGCGTTTCCCGAAGGGTTGCACCATCACTAACATCCGCCAGGGTAAAGGCGCCAGGTCTTGCTTTATCTATGCCGATTTGCGCGCTCCCGATGGTACGCTGCTTATCGCGGCTCACCTCGAATACATCAATGAGCAACTGATCGAACATGGAGTCGAAAAATAATGGCTATTCCAGTGATGAGCCCTCGCCTCGAGGTTTTGACCTCACTTCACATCGATTGCGTTAAAATCGCCTTCTTCTTTCAGGAAGTGGCGAAGATGTCTAACGGTAAGTCCTACACTTATCCTCTATTCGTCGAATCGCCTCCCTATTCCAAGTTCGCCGTTCTCTTCGAATCCGAAGGCGAGCGTGCCGATCAGATCATAACGGCTATTCGCATCGATTAGACGTCGCACGCGAGCGAAAATATTTTTCCTGGACGGCTTGACTTTTTCGCTCGCGGCTGCTATACTACGCACATCAAGTAAGCCAAACCAAGATCAGAGGTCAAGAACATGCTGCAGGAATTCGCTCAGAAAAATGCCGACGGTACCTGGGAAGAAGGCGCTTTCTCTCTCCTTACCACGCAGTACGGCGCCGACCGCCGTAACCTGGTTATGGTACATCGGTACCAGGGTCGCGTCATTCGCGAATACGAGCGCAACGGCTACGACGACTCCGACTTCTTTGCGGTAGTCTGGGATGAGGAGACGCAGGCGCCGCGCCATGTCATGTATGCGACCACTCGCGCCTGGACTTATGCGTGCGGATGCATTATAGATGCGACTCCTGAGATCCTCGAAAAGTACAATGCCTGGTGCAAGCGTCACGATGCTGCATGGGCTGCTTACCACAAGCTGGAAGCGAAGTATATCCCTGCGAAGGGCAAGACTATCCGCTCCACCACTCGTCGCGGTAAAGCGAAGGGCAAGCAAGGTTTGGTGACCTGGGTGGGGGCGTCGTTATACGGTGGTATGTCCGCTCGCTTCGTTACCGATTCCAATGAAGTGATTTTCGTGTCCACCGACAGCATCGAGATTCTCGATGAGGAAACCGATACCTGGCTGCCCGGTGCGCGCCATTGCAAACTGGGTTGGCACGTTCCCGAGGAAATCCTCCCGACCCCGAAAATCTAATCAATGAGAGGGGGCGGCAGCGCCCCCTGGAGTCCGCAGAGATGAATACGAAGTCCGAATATCTTCCATTGAAGTATCGTCGTCGGATTAGGCTAAGCAACTCCATCCTGTATCGGCGAATCAAGAGCCACAACCAATACTGGTTGAAAGAAGAGTTAGAGCAACCTTTCGGAGAACTGATGTGGGTGAGAGATTTTATCGCCAGCGCGACAATCTAACGATGAACAACCAGCCCATTCCGCCGGCTCAGCGCCGCCCGAAGGGTACGGTCCCGACTTATTACGAACTGCTTCGTCAGCAAAAAACCAAAGCGGAGAAATCCAAATGATTCTGTCCGATTTAAACCCTTTCCGTAACGATCCGATGATCAAGTTCAAAGAGGAGATCGTCGAGGGTAAGTCCTATACCATCGTAGCGTATATGATCGGTAACAAGGAACTCTGGGATACTCCCCTCGCGGATGAGACTCGCGGTATCACTTTCGAGACCGATACCGGCAAGTGCGTATCTCGCCCGTTCAAGAAGTTCTTCAATGTGGGCGAGCGTGCTGATACTGATCCGGTTTCCGTATCTCGCGATTTCGTGGAATGCTACGAAAAGCGCGACGGGTCGATGCTGACGCCCATCATCACCGATAACGGCAACATCATCTTCAAAACCAAGAAGTCCTTCTTCAGCGATGTAGCGAACACTGCGAATCTCTCTATTCCTTTTAGAGTCGATGCTCTCAGTCGAAATTGCTTGGTTTATTACGACTCGACTCCTATCTGGGAGTTTACTCACCCCGATCACAAAATCGTTATCGATTACCCGCCGAGAGTTCGTTGGACTCTTCTGGCTATCCGTGATAACGTATCCGGTGAGTATTTTCCTTACGAAGCCGTGCAAGCCATCGCGGAAATTCACGGTTGTTCGGTGATACCCCGTCTCCAGATGACCTGGGACGAGATACAGCGCTCTATCGAGAACGACAAGGGGATCGAAGGCTATGTGCTGCTTCTGAAAGATGGGCGCCGTGCCAAGTACAAGACTGCGTGGTACCTTTCCATGCACCGTACCATGACCGAGCTGCGAGTGCGTGATGTGGCGGAAGCGGTAGTAAACGAAACCATCGATGATATGAAGTCTCTGGTAGCGTCGCAAGGTAAGGATATCGCTCCGCTCGAGGCTATCGAGAATCAAGTCGCGCACGAACTGCAATGGCTTCGTAATGAAGTCAACGTGGCGTCGCAGTCGTTCATCGGCGAGACGTTCAAGGACATCGCGCTCGCTTTGAAAGGCAATCATCTGTTCTCTCTGATCATGAGCGAGATGCGCGGGAAGGAGCCCAACTATATCGACTTCTGGAAGCGCAACTACCTGAAGACGTACTCGCTCCGAGTGGTTTATAACCCCTCTTTCTCGAAAGATGAGTGAAATAAATAAGGAAGAAATAACACCACAAGGAGAATCAAAATGATCAAATTCAGTCAATTCATGTCCGAGGAAGAGCTCATCACGGAGGCAGGGAAAGCCTCCGGTTATTCCGACGAGCACGCTTTCGTGCATACCTGGAATCACATGGTGAAGAAAGGTATCGCTCACGACAAAGAGGCGATGCACAAAGAAATCGATGATGCCCAAAAGGACGAGAACCATCCACTAAACCATAAAAACATCCCTTCTGATGGGTTTAAGGGTGGAGATAAGAAAAACTCTTCGCCGGCAGCCTACACCAAAGAGATGCACCATGCAGCGGATACCATTCACACGGTAGCCACTCATCCCGACTTCAAAGGCGCTGTCGAGCACAAGCACGAGGCTTCGGTTGCTGGCGCATCTCATGGAAAGGTATCGGATTCGTGGGGTAGTCATGGTGCCAAGAATGCCACCTCGAAGGCGGACATTAAAATCGGAAACGAGCACAAACTCTCCTATAAGAAGAGTGGTGGCTCTCAGCTGATGTCGGCTGAACCGGCAGAGACGAAAGCAACCTATCACCATGTTGCCGATTCGATGACTAAAGAGGGCAAAGTCACTAAAGAACAAGCGGACTCTATGAAGGAGCACGCCAATAAGGTTGCCGAGCATATTTCTGCGATGAAAACCGCAAAGACCACCGCCGAGAAGGTAACCCATAAAGAAGCCGCTCAAAAGCACATCGATGCCATTCACGAGCATCACCCCGAGGTGAATAACTATGTTCATCACGAAGCGGCATCGGGCAATCACAAGTTCGGAACCGGTGGTGAAGGAAGCGCGACTCATATTCTCTCTTCGTACAGCAAGAAAACCGGTAGTGCCGGTCTACATCATGTCAATGAATACAAGCACGGCACCATGAAAACCGCTCATCCTCGCGTAGCACTACCCAAGGGCGACGGTCGCCCTGGAAACGTGAAAATCGACATCAAGGATTGACGTCGCATTTTCGTGGAACTATTTTTCCTGAAAGGCTTGATATTCGGGTCCTGGTCTGCTATACTATGCACATCAAGTAAGTAAACAACCAGGAGCCCGAGATGGTCACCAAAGAGCAAATTATCGAACTGCTACAGAATAATGACAAAGCAGTGGTACGAGCTCTGATAGTTTTGAACGAACGTCAGACAGCGGACGAGCAAGCGAACGAGGAGACGAAGTTCCAAAACGGACGCGGTTTCCGTCCTTGTCATGCGCGCATGGGGACTTCGATGGCGAAGTTCTACATTCGGAACCAGTACCTGACTCCCAAGCAGCTCGCCTACTGGCGTGCGCTCGACAAGTCCGGTAAGATGCGAATTGCGATTTACGCCGGGCAGCTACTCCAAGTGGCTATGGCGAAGCAGAGCAATAATTGAGACGAGGTGGTAAAATGACTCCGAAATATAATTTTCATTACACGAAGGACCAGGTTGTTAAAGCGACCGACATCGCCAAACTGCAAGAGATGCAAGCTATGGTCCGAACACTGATGGAATTTCCGGTTGCCAAGCTCGAGGAACTGGCTGACATCGAGATGACCCGCAGCGCCTGGAGCCACTACGGTGACGACTACGGTGATAACATCATGCTGAAAAAGATTAAGATTCTGAAAGATATCATCTGTCTTTTGGATGAATGCACCAAACAGGACTTGTTGGACGAGCTGGCCCAGGAAACGGCGGAAGCCGATGTAGCAGGCGAGTGAAAATATTTTTCCTGAACGGCTTGACATTCAGATTGCGTGTGCTATACTATAGGCACAGTAAGTAAACCAACCCAGGAGCCCGCGATGGTCACCCAGCTCGAAGTCGACACTTTCCTCCGTAACACCGCCGACCAGATGGTGCGGTACATCCGCGAGAAGTATGACGCTCCCAAATTCTCTCCGCTGATCCAAACCACCTATGCTCTCAACCGCCGTACTTCGCGCGGTGGTGTACGCAAAGGGCGCGCTTTTATCAACATCGTAGCCAAGCGTTTCCTCGCTGCTGCCCAAAGCGTTTCCGGGCTGATGGACGAGCCCGAGTACAAGAGCTTCAACCGCGACTCGGTCATCGGTGGGTTGTATAACATAACCTGGAAAAAGGCTCTGGCGTCGCTGCTCGCCCACGAGCTGGCTCACGCTGCGCAATTCGACAGCGGTACCAAAGTAGGTGCCAAGCGCGTGCTGGGGATCGAAAGTCTCGATGACCGCAATGAGATACTGCGCGGGCATGACTGGTTCTGGAAGCGCATTTATGCCGATCTCCGTACTCAGTTCGTCAACGGCAATGAGTTTCCCATTGTCGTGCAGACCCCCGCGCCGGCTCCCGTTCCCAAGACCGTCACTGCTGCAATAAAGGCTGTTCCGGCTCCCAAGGTTATGCCCGAGGAAACTAAGCCGGCGGCTCCGCGTACCGGGGCGCTCTATGTGAAGTACGCCTACAAGGGCAATACCACGGTCACTCGTTTCTACATCGACCAGAAGCTGGCTGCAGTGATTGTCGAAAACAACCGCCAGTTCTATAAAGCCGACGAGTTCGGTGAAATCCAAGAAAAACTTCCGTTCACTACACTTGCCGAAGCTCGCCGCTTCCTAATCGGGATGTAATGACATGTCAAAAGAGATCAACTTTAAAGATGCCGGCTGTACCGATACCCTGGGTTCCGCTCTTAACCACTATAGCCAGAACTTCGATTTCAAGGACTCCAAGAAGTGGGCTCTGGAGTGGATTAAGGTTCATCTGCCCGATGAATACGATAGGTTGAAGGACGAGAAGGAGCACAAGTTCTCTAACCGCGGGTTCGTCTGTCGCATGATGAAGAACGGGCTCGTTCTTTCCGACCAGCAGAAGCACGATCTCGTGAAGTTCTTCTTGAACATGCCCACCACCTTACCCGAGGTCGAGGAACGCGATACTGCTGCTCCCAAGCGCAAGCCCGTGGAGAAGGTGAACACGGTTATCTTCCAGATGGAGGATGTCGTGGACGCTATCCTGTCCGACAACGAACCCAGGCCCGTCGAAATCCCTATCGATAAATCGAAGCTTGCCGAGGCGCAAGCCTGGCTCGAGAAGGAGATTATCGAGGCGCAAGAGCAAGTGGAGAAGCAGAAAGCCATCCTGGAGCAGCTCACTTCCGTCTACGAGCGCTGCGGTGGTATCAGGAGTAAAATCGCTCCCGCCAAGCCCAAGGCTAAGCCCAAGGAAACTGCGTCCACTCTGAACGCCGATAAAGCCAAAGCGATTAAGACGATGACCTATCAGAAGAGGGATGAGGAACTGGGCATCGACTCCCTGTCTCCGGCTCGTCTCGTGGGAGCTAAAGCGGCGATCCTGTATAACACGAAGTACCGAACTCTTTTGCGCTTCGTGGCTAAGCCGGGTGAGAGTCTCGCGGTTAAGGGTTCCTCGATTCGTAATCACGACGAGGAGAAGAGCACTTCGAAGAAGGTGAGAAAGCCCAAGGACTTCTTTGCCGTGGAAGACCGCTGGAAAGCGTATGATCTGCTGAATACCACCGAGCGCAAGGCGACCACGCACGTTTCGTCTGAAATGATGATCGTCGAAACCAAGTGAGGGGACCGTAGCATTTTCGTGGAACTATTTTTCCTGAACGGCTTGACTTTCAGTTCTTGGTCTGCTATACTATGCACATCAAGTAAGTAAACCAACTGGAGCCCAAAATGCGTAAAAATCAACAGTTTGTCATCACTGTCCCGTTCAACAACACCGTCAACGCTCAGTCCCAAACTTTCAACAGTGCAAATTGCAAACGCTCAAAGTTCCAAGTTCAAACCCTTCTCGAAATTTCACAACACCCACACTTCGCCTTTTTCGTAACACAAGCCATGCGCAACAATCAGTCAATTATCGTTGCGCCTAACTATTCCTGTCACTTCGAAGTACATTTCTTCCTTACTTCCGGAAAGTCTCACATGCTCAGAATCGACCGTGAAAGTTTCACGGAAATCTACGCCACTTCCGGAAATCCCTACATTCACACCCCGCGTCCGTAACAAACTTCAAACAGTGCAACACTCTCGAAAGAGTGTTGCATTTTTCATTAAATAAGAGGATCACTATGGCCATTCTCGATATTTTAGAACGCATCGCTTCCGATAACTCGCGCAAGTTCAAAGAAGGTGTCCTGACCGAGCACAAAGACGACCCCCTTCTGAAGAAGGTCTTCTGGGCTGCGTATAACCCCGAGATCACCTACTGGATCGCCGCTCACCCGACCGTTCAAAACGGATACGCGGGCACTCTATCTCTCGACACGGCAATCGATGAAGTCCTCGCCAATCTGGCATCCCGCAAGATCACGGGCAACGCCGGCATCAACTTTTACCTGAACATTCTGGCTGCCCTGTCCGAGGATGATGCTCAGGTACTGCGCCTGATCATCGATCGAGACCTACGCTGCGGAGTGCAAACTCCTACTATCAATAAGATTTGGAAGAATCTGATTCCTACCTATGATGTGATGCTGGCGGGTAAGGAACCCAAGCATTTGAAGTTCCCCGATGTCGTGGTACAGACGAAGTTCGATGGGGTGCGCTGTCTGGTTACTCATAACTTCGACGGCAGTATCGAAATGCGCACTCGTAATGGCAGCCTTATTACCTGCCTCGAGCCCATGTATGAAGATTTCCGTCAGACTATCGGACTCGGAGAAACCTGGGATGGTGAGCTGGTATGCTACGGTAAGGACGATCTTCCGCTATCGCGCAAGGAAAGCAACGGTATCACCTATAAGGCTATCTGCGGCACTATCGATGAGAAGGAATGCTCGTTGGTGCGTTTCGCTCCCTGGGACATCGTCGATAAAACCCAAGCCCTGACATACGAGAAACGCCTGCAAACCCTCTATCTTGCCCTTAACCGTGCGCGTCGAGCGGGCGTCGAAAAAATCATACAGATTCAAACGATTAAGGTCGAATCCTTGGCGGATGTCGAGCGTCTGTTCGAAGAAGCGTTGGCTCGAGGCGAGGAGGGCGTCATCGCCAAAAACCTTGCCGGCAAGTGGGAGCCAAAGCGTTCGAAGAACTTGTGCAAGTTCAAAGCGGAGAAAACTGCCGATCTCGTTGTCGTGGGATGGGTTCCCGGATTGGGTAAATACGAAGGACAGATGGGTGCGTTAGTATGTCAGTCATCCGACGGTAAAGTGGCTGTCAATGTCGGGGGTGGTTTCTCGGACGAACACCGCCTTTACCTCACCTTAGATAACACGATAGACCGAATCGCCGAAGTCCTGTATAATGCGAGAATCACGAAGAAGGATGGCGGAGCGGATTCGCTGTACCTTCCGCGCTTCGTGCAATTCCGTTTAGATAAGTCTCGAGCCGACTCCTCTGAAGAGATTAAATAGGAGAATGATGTATGAGGTTCAAAACCCAGTATGAATTGAAAGACCGCGAAGGCGAAAAGAAGATCGTTCGCAAGTTTCTCTGGTTTCCGTGTGCCTTTAATGATGATAAAGAACACCGCTGGCTCGAAACCGCCGATGTGGTCTATAGGGTGCAGAGAGTCTATACCTTTCTGAATTTTGTCTTTTCGACTGGTAGCGGTTGGAAATGGCGTCCGATTCGATTTGCCAACCATGAAGATTACCAGGGAATGCCGTTAGAAAAGCCTTATGGGGATTTCGAAGAAATGGTGGAGAAACGAGTCGCAAAACCCAGTTTCTGGTTAATCTTAGATTCGTTAGCTCTTCTGGTTGCTTTTTTCGATATGAAAGATGCCATAACGCTGCTTCTGACAATCAAAGTCATTCAAGCCTTTGCCCTTTCTTTCCCTTTTTCAGAGAATAAATCATGAGATGTAACCTGATTTTTCCCTGGTTTCTCACCGACCAGCATCTGATAGCTGAGAAGCGCGAGCTTCGAATGATTCCTCCGCTGCTGCAAAAGCGTATCGACTCCGGCAAGCATACGACTCTGGACATTCCGCGTCGCTTTACGCTCGGCAAGGGCCACATGCTCTTCTGGCTCGACAAGATGCTCTACCTATCCAAGCGATACGACGCCTTGACCGAGGAGATGGGGCGTCGCGGGTTTAATGCCGACCCCTCCTTGACATTCGACATGAAATGTGCTATACTGTCCAGTATGGATAACGATTGGGAGCCGCAACCCGAGGACTACGACATCATCGTGACACGCCTACGCGACAGGGTGAGGGAGAAGCCGGGGTGGTACAGGTACTGCGGCAAACCAGTCGATGAAAAGTGGATCGAAATCACCTACCCTATTCCATACTATACCTAATCGGAGATTAGCAGATGCAAACATCGACTCTTTTTATCGGTAATCTAACTCAAATAGATTACGCTTACGTTCATCCAACCCAACTCATCATCAAAGGTGGCTCTCTAAATCTCAACGTCGAAGTCACGGGAAACATCGAACCCGTCGAAAATGTCGTGGTGGACTTCGGTACGATTAAGAAGTCGATCAAGCACCTGATTGACGATAAGGAAGAGGGCTTCGATCACAAAATCTGGGTACCGGAGAAGCATGGCGGTATCGACGACTTCGAACTATGGTCGGTGCCGGGGGAAGCGGACTACGAGCGCATTGCACTATTCCCGTTCGGTGATGGTCGAATGGTGGTATCCACTCCGAAGTTCACTCTGGCTTGCCCTAAGAATGCGATTAAAGTCTGCAAAACCTCTTATGTATCAGATAGTATTCGAGATTATCTCGAAGAGAAACTGAACATCGAGTATCCTGATTCGGATATCAAGGTTAAGGTTTTGCTGACGGATCGTCCGGCACTTCCCTTCGATAATTTTCCTGGATACGAAACTTCATTCACTTACGTTCATGGATTAAAGAACAGCACCTCTTGGGGATGTCAAAACATCGCTCACGGACATAAGAGCTGGCTACTCTTCGTGGATGATTACGGGCAGGTGGTATATCCGCCCCAGGAATTCGCATTGAAGATAGAGGACTATCTGGATGGTCGCATGTTTATCTGGAGCGACAACATCATAAAGGACGATGACGCTGGATTGGCGATAGGATATGAAACACCCAGGGGCGCATTCTATTTGGTAATCGATAAGCCCAGTGTCAAAACGCACATCATCGATACCGAGACTACGGTCGAGCATCTTGCCGAATGGTTCGTTTCTTTCTTCGAAGAAGATGTGAAAGAGATGATGAAACTCGGTGCCACAGCCGTTTACTTCAGCGAAGGCTTGGTAAAGGGTGCGCGTATCCGATTGAAGGAGAGGTTCGGTGATGATACCGTTTGAAATGAGTGTTCGCGTGACGAACTCGAGCGAAGGCTACGTCGTTACCGTCACTCTGGAATCTAAAGATTCCTCGAAGCCCATTACCGTTTCCCAAAAGAGAATCTATGCCGATTTAGACGACATGTCAGATCTCCGACAGGAAGCTATCGATGAATACACCCGCAAAGCAGGCGAAATACAATGAGTGACGAAATCGAAAAAGATGCACCCGAAGTCGAAGTGGTTAAGAAGAAGGCGTATCTGGTCGTTGGAGTGATACCCAAGGACACTCGCGCCGTGGCTCAGCACATCCAAGTCAATCTGGAGTACGAAACTCACGGGCGTATCGATCGCATATCCGAGCAAGACTTGATATGCGAGTATGTCGAGGGCAAAGGGTATCACCCTCTTTGCAAGAGGGAATGGCTGGAACCGATCAAGAATAAGATCATCATTAGCCTTCTGGAAAAGACCGAATCCGTAATCAAAAACGAGCATGTCCAAGGTGTGATTGTCGACGGGTCGTTCGCTTTAGATGTCGACGTCAGACAAGCCTATACGGAGATTTTAGAAGATCAAGGCTACGAAGTGGTCGTCGTTCCGGTACAATCCGATATGGTGAGCATCTTCTTCTACGGGTGGTCATCGGGCACCAGCCTTAAATCGCTCTACACGCTGTGGAAGAAATACAACCACCAGTTCACTCGAACTTATGTTCCGATGGAAGACCAGCCTACGGCTATCGTGGTGGATGAGAATGTAACCGATCCGATTTTTATCGAGATCATTCAATCACTATCGAAGAAGAACAAGATCGTCGTTCTCTCGAAGGAACTACGCTTTGGCGTCGAGTATCCGTTCGATGTCCATCATGTGATGGTCGGTCCCAATAAGATCGATGTCTTCTGGACCAAGATCGCGAATCACTTCAAGGTTAAGCTGGTCATCGATAACGATCCGAATGCGGTTCACCGCTGGCATCAGATTGATGTGCCCGTTATCAGCTTAACCAGCCAATTCGCTTTAGAGAGGAATCTATGATCAAAACCGATTTCGATGTCGAGCTCTATCACCAAAAGCGTGCCGATAAAAATCGAAAATTGGTGCTGGGTGTTTCGGGAGCTTCGGTGGGGCTCATTGAAAGTCTTGCCAGACATTACTCGCTGCCTATGGACTCGAACCTCTTCGATAGGGTGTTCGAAAGGAATCACGTGGCTAAATGGGATATCAAATGTCTGCTCAATCTTTTTAAAGATGCTGTCGATGAGATCGAATTCGCTCTGGGGCTGCACCAGAGCGGCATGGTTCTGAACTATACTCCCGTCGATGCGATTGCGCTTATGCTATTGCACTTGTCGCAATTTAAGACTGTATCCGATGAGCAGCAAACCGAAGCCGACGCTATCGTTCACCAGGCTATAGCATTGTGCCCGAGTTTCTCGCATTTCATCCAGGTTTTCCCAAACGCGAAGGAAAAGACGATCAGTACCGATCTTCTGGCTAATCTCAAGGCGGGCGTCTATAACCGCTATTATGAAAGGCTGAAATGCCCGGTCATACTGGTATCGGAACTGGCGTCGAACGGGTACTCGTCTATTCTGGCCGATGATGATTCTCGTTTAGACTTTATCATTCGAGTAATCGATGTTTTAAGGCAGAGTTATTGAGGGGATACACCAGCGGCTGTTCTTCTTTCCTCCGCGGAAAGGAGTAGCATACCCCGAGTCGATCATCATCTGACCCACATCTTGTCCGTCGAAGTAAACTTCGGCGAGGATGCGCCCACCATACTTGTCCCAATCCAAAGCACCGAAGGTTACGGCGCGAGTAGAGGAGAGCTTCTTTGATAAGAAGTTCTTCGCTGCTCGCGCCTTTTCTTTTTCGGAGTCGCATTGCCCCTTCATCTCGGGAGTATCGATCCCCGATATTCGGATGGAAACACGATTAAGAGGACTCGGCATTCCCGCCATCTCCGCTCGTAGAGTGTCGCCATCGATCACACCCACGACTTTGATTTCATTTATGCATTGCGCCGAAACTATCGTAGAAGCGAGAAACATAAAAAATGCGATAACTATCTGTTTCATCTTCTGGATTCCTTTTGACTTGAATGAATGCTCTTTTCATATTGCTGATGATGAGATTTCTGAACATCTGCTGTACCACGAAGCCGTCTCGTGGATAGGTGTGCCCGCTATAACAGAGGAGACTCAAAAACCAGCAAACTGTTCTTTGCCATATATTGCGATCATTGAATTGAGGACTCGACCATCCCTCGATGATAGTGACCGTCTTCGGTTGAATGATGATGTAACTATTCATAGAGGTCTCCTGTAACATCTGACATTCTTCTTGAAATACTTTCCGATTGATGTTGTCGTTCATATAGTCATCGGAATAGAGAACATCTCTCTTGATCTGCTCGGCTACTTCTAAGAAGTTGCACTCTCCCTTACTTCTGCAGAGATGCAGTATCTCTCTTTGCAATCTCTCCGGAGATTCCTTCCCTATCTGCTTCAACTCCTCGTTGCTCGAATAATAGTCCTGCCAGTCGCTCTCTTGCTTCTTTCTTCTGGAAGCGCCTTTCTCTTTCCTGTAACTCCAGACATACTTTCTGCCGATGTACTTCTTACCGGTTTGCCTATCGGTGATCAGATAGACGAACCCATAAAATCCGACCAGAGTATCGATTTCTACCACTCGTCCTTCATAGGTCCACGGGTTATCAGTAGATGTAGATTTCGGTTGTGTCATATGTATTCTTCCACAGCTTGTATTCCATCGTGACATTGATGTTGACTACTTGATTATTTTGAGCATAACCGTAAGGTACTTCTGCGATAACGACGGGCCATGCTGCATAGAGCTTGACACCATAAGTCTTGTTGTTATTCCTATCTAACTGCCAAATGTCGATATCTTGCGTGTACTCGACGAAGAAGTTGAGTGAGTTATCGTTGATGTTGATGACGGAAGTCTGCCAAATGTCGAAATAATGACGCTGTTTTAAATGGACACTTGAGTAAAAGGAGAAGGTGACCGGCTCATATTGCTGGCTATAAGGTACTCTGAATGGAGCGCAATGCTGCGAGTGAGGGTAAGTCATCAGTGTTCTCGCCGGCATCGTGCAGGTATGACAGGCGACTTGAACCTGCCCTTGTCCGGTTCATCGACATGTTGTGTCCTTCGATGTTACCGGCAGAAGACTCGGTGTTAAGGTACGAGCCCTGTTTTCCTATTCCTGACGGCAGCTTCATCTCCACCATATATCTATTGGGACGAGCAAACCCGACTGGGAATTTACCTAAAAAATCTGTTACGGTGGCACTTATTTCTGCCATTATACTTCTCCTATGATTTGGTGCCTTTTTTCCATTGAGCCAGAGGCAATGAAGCGACATTCTCCCATTCATCCATGCTGATCTTAACTAATCGAGTTCTGATATGAGTAGTTAGATACCTGTGAATGCATGGCTGTAAGACATCCGACTTCGTGGCAACCTGAAGAGATTGGTAAGATACTCTGACATAATCTCTAGTTGATTTCTTAGATCGTAATCGAAGAAGATATTGTAACAACCTAGCTCTATCATCTCCACTCGCATAATGCAGATTGATTCCGATAAACCCGTCTCCATAGATGTTAAACGGTACGACCAGCGGGAGTCGATCCCAGTACGGCAGCTTATCCTTCCACTTAGGATCGTAAAGGTAGGCGAACATGCCACCGATGAATGGATCCGTGGCAGGATTATAAGCGTTATAGTTGACATCTTTAGCCGCTTTTCTAAGCTCGTTGAAAAACCATTCGAGACCTTTCTTCTTGTGACGATCTCTTTTTATGACTGCCATTCTGCGCTACCTCTTTGCTATGCCTAAAGTGTATTCGTCCATAACGAGGAATTCGAACCCGTTCTTTTGAGCGAACTGTCTTGCCGATGCCCACTTATCTTGATTCCTTTGCCAGGTGATCATCGACTCTCTATACTTCTTCGGATCCCTTCCTGGTTTAGGAGGATTGACTTGGTGGTTGGGTTTGATCTCTACGATGAAACGCTTTTCGGATCCATCCGCTTGTCTGACCAGCGCCCAAAAGTCGGGGAAGTATCTTCTTACTCTTCTATCTACGGTCGAGTAATAAGGTATGGCTTTGATCTCCGACCCCCATTTCAAAACGGTCGGAGTCGTATCCAGCCAAAATGCTAACTTGCTTTCCCAAGAAGAACGCATGGTAATCTCATTGATGTTACCGACATACTTCGCTGGATTCACGGGTTTGTATCTAACGGGCTCGGGAAATCGACTCATCTTACCTCCGACAAATTATCTCTTATTATTTATAAATAATAAGAAAATTACCGATTGGAGAAATAACCTTGGCTGAACTCTACTATCCCGAACTTCTAACCAACAAAGAAGCGTTTCCTGCCAACATACACTTCACCTTCTATGAGAGATTCTCGACCAAGGCAAGTGAGATGCGAGATCAGATACACCTCTATATGCCCGAGCAATTCGGTCAACCGAATACCGTGACATGGGACTCATCGTTCCGTGGTGGACAAGCTATCATTGGGGCGTTAGGTGGTGTCGCGAGTACTCTTGGCTCTGTCGGCAAATTTGTCAGTCAAAAGATAGGTGAACTTCAGAGAGTGGCAGGAGGACCGACTGCAGACTTGGCGGAATTGAAAGCTGGCATGCTACTCAACCCCTACTTGTCCCAAGTCTTTAGAGGTGTCGACTTCAGAAACTTCCAATACACTTTTAGATTCGTCCCCTATTCAGAAGGTGATTGCGAAAACATCAAAGAGATCCTGACTATCTTCAGAAAGTGGGCTCTTCCTTCCGGACCCGCTGGTGGAGCGACATCTATCTATCTAAACTATCCTGGAGAAGTAGAAGTACAATATCAATTCCTGGATGGTGAGAATTATTACATCCATAGATTCAAACGATCCGTGATTACCAGCCTCGACATCGACTATACCGGTGCCGGTATGTGGACGATGATGAGAAACGGATTCCCGACCGAGACGGTGATGAACATCAGGCTGTCCGAGATTCAAATCGTCGTCAGAGAAGATGTCGAAGGCGAGAATTATTAGGAGGATACATGGCATTTTTCTTCAAGAAGTTTGATAAGATTAGTTATTCGTTCATAAGCGACCCCAGTCAGAAGAAGCAGGTTACCAACATACTGACTGCCTTCTTCCTAAGGAAAGTGTCTGCCTATAAATCGTTCCTTTTCCAGAAGTACAGCGTAAGAGACGACGATTCGATAGAGAGTTTAGCCGATAAAATCTATGGTAATCCAGCGCACTATTGGACTTTTCTGGTTGTCAACGACATCATCGATCCCTTTTCGGAATGGGCCAAAGACTCCTATCTTCTGGAGAAGTTCGTGGCTAAGAAATACCAAGTCGGTAGGCAGTTCAAGAAGGTGGACGGTACTACGGCAACCGTTCCCTTTTCTTCGGGCGTGGGCGGTATCCATCATTTCATCAACATCAACACCGGCAGAGTATGCGATGATGTCGAAGATGAATACTATCGAGAGAAGTACGCCAACGATCCCAAGACCATCGGAAAGAACATCATACCCGTCACCAATCTAAATCATGAAAGCGATTTAGACATAGAGAGAAGAGAGATCAGTATCGTGTCTAAAAACTTCATACTGGATTTCGAAGAAGACTTTAGCAAGATGCTGTCTAAAGGACACTCTACATGAAGGTTGAAAAATCAGGTAATTTTACAGACGTCAAGAAACTTACGGTCACCATAGACCGGTAAGGATGTGACGGGATTCGCTCAGCAGGTAAACATCTATCAAGATATCTTTCTACCTTGCTGGACCGCTATCGTTACCATAGAAGACTCGGCTAACATCCTGATGAACATTCCGATCAAACCCGGGTCTAAAATCACGATAGAAGTGGAAACCGAGACGGAAAGCGTCATGGACGGTAGCAAGTCCTACGACTTTATCATCTACAAGCTGGGAGATAAAGCGTTCAAAGGGCAGATGCACTACCAATATAGATTGTATTGCGCCTCGCAGGGCTTCTTGACTAATCAGACGAATAGGATTTCTAAAACCTATGCCAACAAGAAACCGGAAGATTGCGTCTCTAATGTCTGCTCCGAGTTCCTCGGTGGCTCTCTAACGAAGAGCGACCCCAGCGATGTAACCTATCATACCATCGTACCTAATTGGACACCTTATGTGGCGGGTTGGTGGTTCGCCAAGCTGGCTCTGAAAGAGAACAGAAGCGACTATGTCTTCTTCATGGTCGACTTCGATAAATACTGGTTTAGGTCGATTGAGGAACTCTTCAAGAACGAGAAGAGCGGCATCACCTTCAAGCAGAAACCCAGCAACTTTAGAAACGATGGGGGTAACTTCGAAGACGATTACGGTATCATGCTAACCAAGTATCATACCGATGACTACGATGGTATCGGTAACCTGGGCGCAGGCTATTATAAGACCAAACTGCTTTCCTACGACGTCATCAACAAGAAATGGGAATCTAAAACCTTCTCCTTCGGTGATGATATAGCGGAAGATAAGGAGAAGAAGCCATGGGAAATCTTCGATCAAGCAGAGAACGCCAACATCTCCTTCTTACCCAAGCACCCGGGATTGCACGCTAATCAAACTATCGACGATCAAGTCACCAATTGGCACGTTTCCAGAAAGAGCAATCTTCTGAAGTTAGAGCAGAACAAGTTGCAAATCCAGATACCTGGTGGGGCTAAAGTCTGGGAACTTCTCGGTCGAAACTGCAAGGTCGAGTTACCAAGTCATCAAGATCAGGAAGACGAGCCTTATGATAAGTATTATAAAGGAGACTATTTGATTTCCCATATCTGTCAAGTTTATACGCCTTCCAATGTGACAGTGAATATGGAACTCATCAAGAAGAGACTGGAAGAAAAAATGCAATGAAATCGATAAATTATGTTTAAAGGAGCCGGAAGTGGAAAATAAAAACATCATAGATTTACAAGAAATCGACAGAAAGCTAAACCCACCTGAGACACGCGAAGAGGTCGAGTACAAGAGAGAGATTATGAAAGCCGTTATCGACAGAGCCGGCATACGAGGCTTCTTTCACGGTCAAGTCACTCCCGAACCCACCGGTATCGTTTTAGACTACGATGTCGAAGAGGTTAAGAGAGAATTAGGAGGTGTGTCTTGAGTGTCATCAATCATCCTCTTCAGACTGGTGGCTTTTCATTAGGTCAGTTCGTTTACTTTCTGGGTGTCATAGAAGATAGACACGATCCCGAGAAACTGGGTCGATTGAAGGTCAGAGTTTACGGTTATCATACCGATGAGAAAGATAAAATCAAGACGGATGATCTCTTCTGGGCCGCCGTCGTATCTCCCATTCAGTCCTCCTCCTTCGGTGGAGTGGGGTTCAGTCCGACAGGTATTTTAGAAGGTACTACCGTCTTAGGGTTCTTCCTCGACGGGCATAACGCACAAAACCCGATCATACTCGGCACCGTCTACGGTAAGCCCGAGAAGCCGAAACCGGATAAGGGCTTCTGGGATCCGAAGGGCGTCTACACGAGATATGAAGCCGGTGAACAGGACACCAGCCGATTAGCCCGAAACGAAAAGACGGACAAGACTCCCGTCAAGTGGAGACGAGATCGAGTCGATAAAGCGGATAAAGCCTTCGGTGGGCAATGGAAGGAGCCGCCGACTCCTTATGCAGCGCAATACCCTTACAATCACGTCAGAGAGACAGAGCCTAAACCGCATGTCGACGTCTCCGGCAGCAGTCCTCCGGATAACTGCGGTCATATCGAAGAGTTCGACGATACTCCGGGTGCAGAGCGCTATTACCTCCAGCACAAGAAAGGCACCTTTACCGAGATCCATCCCACCGGATTAGAGGTGCATCGCGTCCTGCACGAGCGCCATGTCATCATCGAGAAGGACGAGCATCTCCATGTCTGGGGCAATGGAATGTGCACCATAGACGGTGATAACCATCTTCTGATCAAGGGCAATTCGTTCATCGAGGTCTACGGTAACTGCAAAGAGTACATTCACGGTAACTACGAGCTTCACGTCGGTGGTAACTACGACATTCAGGTAGATGGCCACATGTATGCCAATTCCAACGTGCATATGAAGTTCACTGCTCCGAGAATCGATTTGAATCCATAATCTAGCATAGGGAAAACATGAAAAATTTTAAACAGTTTGTCAAAGAAGTTTGGGAAAAGGACATCAACATCACCTATTATTCCACACCAGGTTCTGTTTCGATCTTTAAAAACCCGGGATCGTCCGATTTGCTGGAACTGAAAAAATCTAACCTCGAGAATGGTGCCGTTAGATTCCTCGCTCTTGCTAAAGGATCGCGCTTGTATTGCTGGAATGCGATTAAGGCTACTCACTCCGATGTAATCGATGAGTTGTCTAAAGAAGGTATCATAGAAAAGGATTCGTACAGTCGAATTGATAAGTGCATTCCCGGAGTTGCACAGTTAGCCGGTAGTCGTTTAAGATACGCCGAGATGGCGGAAAGAGAGTATCACGCCGACCGTAATCCTGTAATGGATCCTTATGTCGTTGAAAAGATTCTAGCTAATGAGTCTATACCTAAACGCTTTCTTTACTCACCCTTCACAACCGTGCAAGAATTAAGAGACGCGGCGCCATCGATGTTGTCGATGTTTCAGTTTATAGACAAGTATGTCGATGGTTACATGGAGGCTTCTATCTGGTCAAAGATTGTCAACCAAACTAAATCATAAATAATCTGAAAAGGAGATTACGATGATTACATTCGAACAATTTATAAGTGAAGCCTCGGCACCCTCTATCGTGGCTGGAACGCCCGACCAAGCTGCCAAGACTCATAAAGCCGTTATCAGAACAGGAGACGGAGTCATTCATCATCACTCGGAGAAGGGTGGTGTTCACACCATCGTGCATTCCTCCAAGAGTGGAGCGATGAAAGTTTCAGAGGTTCATCCCTCTTCCGAAAAGAACAAGACCTCTAGCATACTGACTAGGAAAGCCACCGACAAAGAAAAGAGGATGTACGGTGGTAAATTTATCGTGGCGGATCAAAAATGAAGGTAATCGAGCCCGTAATTTTGGACACGAATAAATAGAAGTAAAAGGAGACGGAAAGCGCTATGATACTTCTATTTCACGACTACATCAAAGAAAAGTGGGTGGTCGACATAACCAAAAGGGACACCACCTTCCCCATCTATGAGAATCCGTCCTCTAAAGAATTGGTCGATCTCAGGAAAGCGGGATTGACGAATGATTTGGTTCGTTTCGCCGCTGTCTTATCCAAGAAGAAGATCTATGTTTGGTCAGGGATGGACATCATCCACGATGTGGCTCTGGCTAAACTCACCAAGGATAAGGTAATACCAAGAACCCAGCACGATAACCTCGATCAAGCGCTCTGCGGAGAGTGCAGGTTAATCGATGGGCGTCTATCATTTGCACAGAATGACGGCATGGACACCTATTTCGGTGCCGTGATTCACAGTATGAAAGGGAAAGCTCGAAGAAGTTTGGACTCATCCTTCCTGCCCCTACCTTATTTTGAGCTGAAAGAGTTGCTCGATGATTTACCCGATATCATCGATAGATACAAGTGGGTAGGTAAGTTTATAGATGAATACGATACTAAATCATCCCCGGCTTTGTTGTTGCAGTATTCTAAAAAATAACATGAAAAACGACAATTTAAGAGAAGACTATTGCTATGTTTATCAATATTATAAGAAGGATTCTAAAAATATTTGGTATCAATGACGAACCAATTCAGGAAATTAAAAAGATGAACATTTTAATTATCACCAAATCAAAGAACAATTATGGATTTGAAACGCCCAATACCCTTTCGACTGGACTCTTTAACTCGGCCCAGCATATAGTCTTTGCCTTAGAGAGTGTGCCGGGAATCACCATCAATCTGGTATCGGTAGTAGATAACAACTCGATAGATAGAGAAGTGACGCTCTACCGTCCCGACATCGTTATCATAGAAGCTCTTTGGGTAGTACCCGAGAAATTCGCGGTACTCAAGGCTCTGCATCCGACCGTGAAATGGGTCATCAGAATCCATTCAGAAGTACCATTCCTTTCCTTCGAAGGTATCGCTTTCAATTGGATTAGACGATATCTTTCCGAGCAGAACATCTATGTGGCTCTGAATTCTAAAGACACGTTCAGAGATTTTAAGATGCTATACCGCAATCAACCCAACTTAATCCTTTGTCTACCCAATTACTTTCGACTGCCCGATAACGATCCGCAGATAAAACCCGACTTCGACGATGAAGTGCATATCGGGTGCTTCGGTGCGATTAGAGGTTTGAAGAATCAGATGGCTCAGGCTTTAGCCGCGATCGAGTATGCAGATAGAAACGGCGCCAAACTTTACTACCATATCAATACCGGAAGAACCGAAGGCTTCGGTTCTGAGAATATTCTTAACAATATACGCGAAGTGTTCGCGGCTCGAACGGACCACAGTTTAGTCGAGCACAGCTGGCTATCGAATGATGACTTCCAACTCTTGCTGACCAATGAGATAGACATCAGTCTGCAGGTCTCTTTCTCGGAGACTTTTAATCTGGTGGCAGCCGATTCCGTTGCCTGCGGTGTTCCGATTATCGCATCCGGAGAGATAGATTGGGCACCCAGCTTATCGCAGGTTCGTAAGTCGTGCTCTGTCAAGGAAATCGCACAAAGAATAAATAAATGCTACATCTTCAGACGATCGGTTGTCGGAAGTTCTATTGACAATCTGATCGATTCTAATCGACTCGCCAAGAGAACTCTTATAGAGCAACTGAGTAGCATTTTATGATGAAATCCTTTGCCAATTTCGTTTTAGAAGACTTCAATAGCCACGGTGCCAAGCAGTTCCTCATCCCCGTATCGACAGTTTCGAAGAGGGGAGGCCCTAAAGGGGCATCGAGCGCCCAAACCATCATGATGTTTTATGAGCATGTTCCGGGGTCTTCTCTCAATCTAACGAGATATGCAAAGTCCTTTTTAGCCTCCGATGTATCGGCTATCATGAAAGCCCCTTCCAATGACTATAGAGTTTTGATTTACCATACACCCGAAGGGAGTCATGTTTTCGTTTGGTATGCGTCGATCCAGCATACGCAGATGACCAGATCTCTGGATGCTAACAAAGATATGAATAAGTACCCTTCCAACATCAAATACCAATACCTTTATAATGAGTCTCAAATGTTTATGGAAGGAGATTCGATCGGTCCTGCATGGTGCTTTCCCTTTATCATATGGCAGGGGTCTATCGTTTCTAATCTAATGCCCGAGGCATTAACTGTTCTTAATAAAGCCAAAGATGTTAAAGCCACATTTCAGCTTTCGGATGCTCAATGGGATTCCATTTCGAAGAAGCAGGAATTCCGTTTATGATGTCTTCTATAAATAGCCTATACCAGATGAGTTGGCGTGATGTCAGCTCTAGTTTCATATAATACAGGAGTTAAAAACCATGCCATCAGCCACAACATCAAATTATCTTCATGACTCTCAAATGAATTACCTTTTGAAGAATACTTCCTGGACGGCTCCTGCAAGCCTTTGGGTAGCTCTTTTCACAACCGTGCCCGCTCTTGATGGAACAGGTGGTACTGAGGTCTCTACCAGCGGTACGAACTACGGGCGCATTCAAATTCTTGCTACTAATGGTTGGCAAGGCCCGTCGGGCGCCAATAGAGAGTACAGCAACATCAGCGACTTGACATACAATGTACCGACAGCGAACTGGGGTACGATTGCTGGAGCAGGACTCTACGATGCCCAGACGTCGGGTAACATGTATTATGTCGCCTACCTGACTACGCCAAAGACCGTTAATAACGGCGACGGCGCGCCGAAGATTCTAGCCGGTCAGCTCAGAATCACTCGCGCAACGTGCTAATCGGACAATGACAATGAAACTTCAATCATTTGAAGAGTTTTTAGAAGAACAGACTCTCGACGAAGGTACCGTGTCGGTCAGTGATACATCTTATCAAGGCGCGCACGGTAAGAAACCCAGTGGAACAGGAAACTGGATGTTCTCCAAGCACCAGAGCCACGACTTCTCGAAACACCCGAAGGAAGATTTGTTCCAGCATAATGGAACTTATTCCGCTGCCAAGAAGGCTGCTGTAAAGCACTTCAAAGCGCAAGGTCATACCGGAACCATTCACACTCAATCATAGGACAAAGCCATGGATGCCGTAGAAATTCAAACATACTCTAAAGAAATAGACAGATTGGCCAGAGGTGGAGCCGGAGCCGGTGCTACTGCAACAGCCGCTCTTGAAGCCACCGGTGGAATCAGATCCGCCAAAGTTCGATCCAGAGGACTGGGATACTCGTTAGGTGATATCCTAACCGTAGCCGGCGGTACGGGTGGTACTCTCACCGTAACCGAAGTCACCACGTTAGGCGCGGTGAAGAACGTCGTTCAAACGTCTGCAGGTAGCGGTTACGCCAATGCCACGAACGTTGCCACGACTGTCGCCCCAGCAGGTGGAACCGGATGCACTGTCGACACCGTAGTCGAATTTGCCATCGATACCATTACCGTAGGTACCGGCGGATCCAATTACACCACAGCAGTCGCTAAGTTCGACGGCGGTGGTAATCCGAATTGGTCATACGGTGCAGCGACTATCGACACCGGTGCAGTAGATACCGTTACCGCTCCAGTCGGAGTCACTTTCACATCGGTGCCCACTATCGTTATCGAGGCGGGCGGACCTGCAGATGCGTCGAGTTTCATGACAGCACTCAGAGCCTTCGATGTCACTCAGCAAGATTCCCGCCTGGAAAGGATCATGTCGATCGTGCTGAATAGAGAAGTACTCACTGCCGAATCCGCTCCAGTGGTTAGAGCAGCGTTAGCCTCTCTCTGATAGTTGCACCCTCTGAAATCCTAAACCTCCTTAACCGGAGGTTTTTTTATGTCTGAAAGATAGATAAATAGACGAAGACATTTACAATAAGAGGACATTATAATGGCGGGATTCAAGCAAACTCAGATAGACGACGACGCCGTTTCTCTCTGGACATTCGATGGAGATGCTTTCGACTCTGGATCGAGAAAACTGATAGTACCTCCCGGCGAGCCTAACTACATCATCGACGAAATAGATAACCTCAATCCGGCGATACTGCACAACGATAACGAGACCTATCCGGGCTATCGCTTGGGGATGCCTTCTCTTGTTGACTTCGAGCAAACCGACCAGCAATCGATGAGTTTCGCTTTTGCCGGTAGACAACCGGCGCACCCTAACCAATGGGCTAAGACATATCTCGAAGTGCCGCATACGCTGTCATATGCGTTTCCCAGATACGGAGCATTTTCGGTCGAATTCCTCTTCTTCAAGGCATCCTCAGGGGATGAAGGCACCAGCGCCTACAGCAGTTATACCCGTCCTATCATATCTAAAAGCGGTGTGTTCGACATCTACTTTTCTTTCCCTTACAGCGATAGATCTCGTATTATTGCCTCTACTCCCGCTGGAAACGTCACAGCCTATCACGATATCACTACAGCGTATAATCTGATAGGTACGGTGAACCACTATGTTCTGGTTTGGGAAAATCTCTTGGTAGATAACGGGCAATATAGAGGAACCGCCAGCGTCTACGTCAACGGTTATTTGGTGGGAACTGCGAGCCAGACTTACTTCGACGTCTTCCCCAATACCAATCTCAATAACCCGATTTTGATTGCAGGAAGAACCGGAAGCAATAGGCAATCGGATTATCATACATCTGATTTCAGACTGGATCAAATAGCGATCTATGATAGAGCACTCTCTTCGGATGAGGTCTCGAACCACTTCTCTAAAATCTTCCCCTATGATAAGATGATCGCTCACGAGTTCGCATCTTCCTTCTGGACATTCGCCGATACCGATTCGACCATCGACTTTACAGTCTATCCAGCAGTCGGAGGATTACAAGGTACTTACCTGGGGGTCAGAAACTTCAATTTCCATAGAGGTGTCGATGGTCCCGATAATCTGATGGGATCGAAAGCGGCATCGTTCGGAGATGGAGGAATGGCAACGTTCATTTCCCAGAACACTTACAATACCTATATCCCAAGACAGATTAACTCGGCATACTCCTATGAGGCGTGGTTTGCGGTAAGCTCGCTAAGAAGAGCGGTATTACTGGCGTCGCAGGAATTAGCGTGGCCCTTCGATGGCCCGCTGATTCAGATAAACATGAGAGATAATCAGGAATTCATCGGGTGCCTGCAATTCACCGAAGGCGACAATGGGGCTGTCTTAAACTCGAGATATCTAAACGATAACAACAGCCGCTTTCTATTCAACGATGGTAACTGGCACCATATCGTCATTCTTCGAAGATCGAATGGAATGATGGAGCTTTGGTTAGATGGTATACTGCATGATTCGAGCATAGAGGCAACGAGATCTGTCGGGCAGCCCGGGCAGCTCGTCGTAATGAACTCGTTACCCGGGCAACTTAACTGCAACGGGTCTATTTGCAAACTCGCTTATTACGGTTATGCTTTACAAGCTCAACAGATAAAAAATCATTACACCTATACCGTCACCTATCGTATTAGAGGTATCGTGACTTTGTTAGGTGTTCCGTATCAAGCCACCTTAAGATTCTACAACTCTTATACCGGAGCATTTATCCAAGAGCTCATCAGCGATCCTAATACGGGAGAATACGAGGCTATCTTCTATAACAATGCGAACATAGACATCTTGGTATTCAGTGCATCCGATCTATCGGTTAGGTACAGAGCTTACGGTCCGGTCACTCCTTCCGAGTTTATAGACCTTCCGGTGAATCTATGATTTCTTACAGCGACTATGTCCTGGCTCATCGACCGTGGGGCTATTGGCCATTAAACGACGATTCCTTGACCGCCTATAATGAAAGCCATAGCATCATAGATTGCTCAGGAAACGAGAGACATCTGACGGCAGATAATGCTCGGCATATCTTACAAGGTCCCAATGTCGGCGAGTCTTCACGATCTGCTGCCGCTGACAGGCATGACGGTGGTTCCTTCCTCCGGATTCAATCCAGCAGGATTTCCATCCAATTATAGAATATCGGGGTATCACTCGCGCATAAACGGTGTCGAATTAGAGATAATCTACAATGTCACCCATAATATGTGGAGCAAGAGGAGAAGAATAGAAGCGCTGCATGTCGGGGGAACCATCGTGGTCGGCGACTGCATTTTCACTTCTACCACGGCGTATTCCAAGGTAAACAGATACACCAATTCGGGTAATTACTGGAATACCACGGTGATGTCTTATCCGATCGCCAATTACCCTGCCGGTAGTAGAATCATCGGCGATATCGAATGGATCGACGACCGTAATCTAATTGTGACGGTCGTAGTCGATGGTGCTATTGCCGTGAATAGAAATCTTGTGACTTTACCGGCATACACATCTCCTACTCTATACTATCGCTTTCAGGACGATAACTGGAATCGAGTGGCCGTCTTTGGTGGGACAGTCAGCAATCTATCGGTTAATTACGAAAAAGAACTCACGCAAGAGTATGTCGAAAAAACGTGGCAAGCACTCTCTACGCCATTCATTCCGTACACTTCTCCGATGCTGACAACGATTAGCGATAACGTGATGACAAGCAGAATCCTATCCAGTCCTCCTAATTCTGCAGCCCAGCAGTTGGACACTCTCTTGGTTAGAGGGCTGAGCCATAGAATGTTTACGGTAATCACAGCAGAACCGCTGGGTAACGGAAACTCGGAAATCGGTCTCTGGCTCAATACTACCGATATAGAATACGGAGGTGGCAGCGAAATAGTGCATGACTTCATCATCGGGGATATGATCTACATCGATGGCATCGTACAGGACGGGTTGAATGGCTGCTGGAGAGTAGAAAGATTGGGTCAGACATCGATTTACTTCACTGTCACTCGGAGAAGACTACGAAGATGAGGAGGGCTCGTTCTTGATAAAGAGATCTCCCGTCGGGGGTGGAGCGTGGAGCAGGAATGCTAACAGAGAATTCACTTCCCTATCATCGGCTTTAGATGAAAAGCTGGTTGTGAATGATGTCGGGAGAAACAGCTGCACTCTTTCGTTAAAGAATTATCCCGACCAGTCCGTTTTCTTGAGGCGCTATCATAAGAGAAGCAGCTCTCACTATCTGGGAGCAGATAAGGATGTCGATATAGTGCATTGGACTATCATCGGTGATGATTTGCGATTCGTCTTCGTCGTCGCCTACAAGCAAAACCCCAGAGCTCATAGCCGAG